GGAAAAAATTTTTCGTTTTTAGGAAAAATTCAAATTAAAAAATATATAATAATTTTAATAACTTTAATAAAAAAAAAATGAAATTAATATTAGTGATTGTTTTAATGTTCATAGCATTATCAGTTAATGCGGAAGATACATTAAAATTCAATGGCACAAAGATAAAATTAACAGAACAATCTAAATATCCAAATGCTAAATTTTATACTGATGAATCAGGAAATCAATATATAACTGCAACATTATTAGTAACTAAGGAAGGTGTATTGATAGGTGAATCAGGAAGTCCGTTTGAAAAATGGTTCATGTTTCCTACTGATAAGATTAATTTAAATGTACAAGACATTGAAGATATTTTTTTATTTATAAAAAGTAGAGATTTAAAAAATAGATTAAAATGAATATAATAGATAAAGTATATAATTTTTTAGAAGATGTATCAGATGATGTTGGTGAATCTGAATTATCAAAAAATTATATTTTAATGTATGAAGGATGGTCACATGGATGTTTTGAAGATATATATGATGATTCATTAGATGAAGAAGAAAATGATGCAAATTTTTATCAATATGCAGAAGAACAATCACCAATAATAATAAAAAATGATTGGATTCCTAAAAAAATAAAAGAAAATATGAGTTATGTAGATGGTGGATATTATGGTGGAGGTCTTTATGGTGTTACATGGGCGTTGTTTAAAAAAAATAAAAAAAAATAAAATAAAAAAACAGAATATGAAAAAACAAGCAGGATTTAGTATTGAAGACCATAATTTCAGTATAACAAAAAATGAATCAGGCGAATACGAATTATCATTGGGTAATTGGTCTGATACAGGATGGTATTGGGATGGAGATACATCTGATTTAGTTGGATGGTTAATAAGGATGGCTAATTCATCTTTAAAGTCTGAAGAAATAGCAGACCATTGGGATGAAATAAAACAAGATGCATTAAATCAAATTGATTCGGGTGATTGGTTTTATATGTTATCAGGAGATAATAGAAGATGGCATTTTGGATATGATGATACTGATTATATTTATAGTATGGTACAAGAAGATATAAAGCAAGATGATGTATGGGATTTGACAGAGGAACAACAAGAAAAAGTAATGGATGATATAGGAGATATAGGAAATATTAGTTATGATGAATTTAAAAATGAACATTATGATGAATTTAAAGATATGATGATTGAAGCATTACAAAATTCAGAATATGATTTAGTTGATTTGCAAAGAGAATTAGGTTCAGTTAGAGATGCGGTAGAAGAAGTTTATTATGAAGATTTAAATAATAAAATATATGAAGATATTGGTGAAGTTGTAACAAAAGTTAAAGAAGAATTTCCTGCTGAAATAGATGAAGATGATGAAAAATATAATCCTGATTATATAGGCAATCCACCAAGAAAAGAAAAATCTGATTATGTAGGTGATGCAAAACCTGATTCATTCGGTAGCGGTTCACAAGATGAAAATCAAATGAATATGTTTAGTATTAGAAAGATTAAATCAGAGTTATTGAAGATGGCATATGAAGGATTTGATGATGATAATTTTGATACTCCACCTGAAGAACCTGATTATTATAATGATGGATTCATAGAAGATAAACCCTGGGGTGGATATTCAGTTAGTTTAAGTGGTTCATTTTTAGGAGAAGTAGATGATATTGATGAAGCTATTAAATTAATAAAATACAAAGCAGGTAAAAATTATTTTCCTGCAATGTGGTTTGTTAATGAGAGAGGAACAATAGATGCAATTGATGAACAAGGAAATTTTATAAATTAAATATAAAGGAAAATAAAAATGTTTGATTCAATGATGTCATTAATAGTCGGATATATATTCGGTATATTAATTGATTTTTTTGTAGTTAATAGAGCAACAAAGAATTTAGATTTAAGTGAAACCATTTATTTATTTTGGTGTGAACGAAAATTATATCTAATGCTTTCTGTTGCATCATTTTTAGTTGTTTCATGGTTTTATTTTAAAGGACAGATTATGTTACCAACTGATTTTAAAATAGACATGAGTATATTTGTGATACAAGGAAAGTTAGTAAGTGAATTTATAGTAGGATTTCTTTCATCTTATTTCTTTTTAATACTTGGTAAATTAAAGAAACCTATTCAATTAGACGTATAAAAATGGTTCATACAAATTATGGGTATGCAATAAATTTAGAGAAATCGGATAGATTGAAGTTGGAGAATCTGTTATCTTTTTCTGAAAAAAACTTTATTGATTTTTATTTCAACAAAGCTAATTATTGTTATATTAAAAAAGAATTAAAAAATAATGGTTGGAAAAAGAATTACGAAAAGAAGTATGATACTGAAACTGAAATAATTTATGAAAAAGAAAACAAACGTATATTCATATACTTATGAATATAATAACAAAAAAATTTGTATATTTAAATAAAAATAATAATAATAAAGGATTATAAAATGAAATTTATAAAATTGTCAAAAAATGTTAAGGCAGATTCAGGTGATTGGTTTAAAGCAGGTTCTGTTGTACAAATAGTAACAAACGGAACTAAGGCAAATCCATCTGTTGATGTGATTCCTAAAAGAGCAATGGATGAAGAAAATCTTCCGTATGTAAATGATATGGAAATTTTTACTTTTTCTAACTTCAATGAAAAAGAACATTCTACTGTAAAACCATTTGAAACTAAACAAGCAGAATTTAATTATCCTGGAAATGTTTTGGAAGATGATGATAAGACTGATGGCATTACAATCGGTTTAAGGGATGCGTATGCAGATAAGGATTATGAACTTGATATAAATGGTAATGTAGCTAAGAAAGCAGAGATGCAAAAACAAGCTGAAGCATTCAATAATAATGTTGGAGATGTAACTACAACTGATTTTGATTCAAGTATTGAAGGACAAGATGACCCAGGATTTAACGATAACCATAAAGAAGATGTTTCTGAAAAACCTACTCCTGCACCAATGAGTGGAGCATTAAGTTCAAAGGTTAAAAGTCTTAGAACAAAAATGAAAGGTGGAGTTACAAAGAAATCAGAAGCATTGAATAACAATTTGTTATCTAACGATGATGATACTTCTATTGATTTTGATTTAAGTGTAGATGGTGAAGGAACTGTAACTGATAATTATAAAGAAGATACAAAAACAAAACCTACACCTAAACCTTTGTTAGGTCCTTTAGCAATATTGAAAAGAGATTTAGCAAGACTGAAAGCTAAAGTAAAGAAAGCTGAAGTTGGAGATAAATTTAAGATTGATAATGTGACTGATGGTGATTCTATGGGTGATGATTTATCAGATTACGAATGGGAACAGAATATAGAGGATAGTGGAACTCAAAATGAATTCAGTCCTAAAGAAGCAAAGAGATTTGTAAGTAAAAAAAAATAAAAAAGTAATTTCTAACAATTTAACACCACAGGAACAAAAAAGATTAGATGAATTAGAAGCAGATTATGAAAATTTAGATTTATTAGAAGTGGAAGAATTGAGAGAATTACATAAAAAGATATATCCTGATGAAGAATCATTACAAGATAATTAAAAAATTAAAATAAATGGATAAATATATTTTTGGCGACCAAGTTAAGATTTACTTTCAAGATGGTTCAACAGTGACCGCACAAGTTATATCTGAAGATGGTAATAATTTGGAATGTTCTGCATTGAGTAAGAATGAAGTATATAAGGAAGGTGATAGTATATTTGTTGATAAGAAGAATTCTAAGATTGAGAAATTGAATTTACGGAAGATGGTAGTTCGTTATGGAGATAAGGTTATAGATAGAGATACAGGTAATGAGTGGTATGTATTAAATGTTCAAAATGAAACATTGATGTTATGTCCATATGGGACTGAAGATAGTTCCAAAGAAGATGGTATAATATTTAAAAATATTAATGAAGTTCAAGTGATTCCAAAGGATGAATATTTAGTAGATGATGATTATGGAAGTGAAGATGAAGATTTTGAAAATCAAACATTCTCAAAGAAAGCAAGAACATTCAATTGGGAATTCGATAAACACAAACCACAATGGAAGATTAACAAGGAGAGCATGGAAATTGAACGTGATGATGATGCGGTTACTAAGATAGCTAAGTTGAGAAATAAATTGAATTATAATTATGTTGGTAAAGGCGGTGGGAATAATAGAAAAATAGATTTTTTTTATGTTGGTAAAAATGGAAAAAACTGTTATTTATTTTCTTCTAATTCATATAAAACAGTGAAAGAAGGAATTCAAAGAATAAAAGAACAAGCAGAACAATATCCAATGACTTGGAAACCAATTGTTAATAAAGTTAAAGAAGAATGTGGAGAAGATTTAGATATTAATAGAATAAAAGGAAGTTTTTCACAAGGTTATGGAATACGATAAACTAAATTTAAAAAATGGATATAAGAAAACAAAAATATTTATCTAACAAACAATACATAGCAAAAATTTCAGTTACACCATCCGACCAAGAAAAAATATTATTCAGTAAATATTATGAACCTGCAATTGAAGTAGGTGGAGAAATGACAGATGGAGATGAAACATTTACATTAACTGAAAATGAAAAATATATATTCACAGACAGTCCTATAAGTCAAACATTTGATACAGTTACTTTAGGAATTACTTATGAAATTGCGGGACAAAGAGCAGATATATTTATAGATACAGTTGTTGGAAGGATTGAAGATGAATTAACCACTTTAAGAGGATTGGATAGTACATCTAATACAGAATTTGATAAAATTATATCATTATAAAAATGAAAAATATAAAAAAAATTAAATCAGAATTGATGCAAGAAGGAATGAGAGAAAGAATGATTGGACATGAGGTTATTAAATTTTTAAATTTAAAAGTTGATAAAGATGGATTTGTTCAAACATCATGGGGAACTAAAACAGTTATGGGATTGGGTGGTTCTATTTTAAGAATAGTAGAAGAAAGTCAATAATAAAATAATTATGTTACTTCAAGAAGATTTTAGAAACATGACAGTAAGAGAATTAGAAACTCTTGCATTAGAATTACAACAGATACAATTATATAAAAGTTCAAGAATAGCTGAATTATTAAATGAAATGTATTATGTAATAAGTGATGAATCATTAAATATAGTAGTTAATAATAAAACTGAAAACAATCAGATAATATTTGAAAAATGAAAATACAGGAATTAGCAATACTAATTACAAGATTTCTTAGCAGACCTAAGAATTATTATGGTTCTATTACATTTAAGTATTATAATGGTGAAATAAGAAATATAGTAGCTGAAGATTCGTTTGATATTAAATATCTTTCGGAAAAAACTTTAAACACAGAGGAAAATAAAATGTTTACAAAATTTGGAACTGCAACAACTAAGGATGAGGATTCATCTAAAATAATTTCGGAATTGAAAGTAGATGAGGAAACTAAACTTGTAAAAGAATCTAAAATAAAAAAAGAGAATGCAGAAGATAAAAAAAATTAAATCTGATTTAATTAAAGAATCTGAATTTATTTATAAAACAGTTAAGACCGAAAAAGAAGCATTACAATTACAACAGAAAGGTTGGAAATTAATTGATTCAAATGGAAGGAATAGATTTCAATTTGAAAAAAAGAGAAAATCACCTAATATAGTTAAAGTTCCTGATGATGCAGTTGATATGACAGAAAGAAATAAAAAATATGCACCATCTTTTTTTACTAATTCAATTAAAAAGAAATCTGAATTAGATAAATGTCCTAAATGTAAAAGTGAAGCATCTTATGGTGGAGATGGAATGTATTTTTGTTCTAATGATAAATGCAATAATGAATGGAATAAGAATACTGAAAGTAAGGATAGTTATGATAGATTCATAAATAGTCCTACAATGAAAAATTTACAAAATGATTTAATAAATAATAATATTAAAAATAAAAAAACTATGTTAAAAATATCTAAATCGAATCAAGATATAATCCAAATGTTCTTAGAAGATTCTTATCCACATTCTAAAGAAGAAGCAATAGATATGGGAATAAAAAGATTTTCACCTTCATATGGAACAGAGAATTTAAAAATTGAACAAGTGAAGGGTAAATGGTCATTAGTAAATTATTCAACTCCTTTAGTTATAAATGATAATGGAACTTTTAAATTTAACAGTTCAAAATATTCAGTATCAACTTCTAAGATTCAAAATTATATAAGAAATACAGCACAACAATTAGGAATTCAGTTAGTTGAAATGCAAGGTGGAAATAGAGGATATGACGCAATGGATTCAGGAATGACAGCGATTAGAAAGATTAAATCTGAATTGATTAAAGAATCAACACTTATAGATGAATTGAAGGACGCATTTCCTGCATTAAATCCAACTTCAGATTTTGATTATCATGAAACAGATTTGTATGTTAGATATTATTCATCATCAATAATTAATTGGGTTAAAGAACATTATCCTATAATGGGGAAAAATATAACAGTATTTACAGGAACAGATGGAAATAGATGGATAGACATTCCATTTGCATTATTTGATGAAAAATATCCTGTTGGAAAAAGGATGAAAAAGATTAAATCTGAATTGATTAAAGAATCAGTATTTGATTATGTAGATGCACTTAATGCAGAAATAAATATAAATAACAATATTGATAATTTATTTAATAATTATAAAACAGTTGGGATAGATATTGTTATTAGAATTTTTAAAGGTATACAAGAAGATTTAGAAAGTTACATTGATACATTAAATGAAGATGATAATAATAATAATAATAATTATATGGGAGAAATGACAGCGATTAGAAAGATTAAAAAAGTTGATTCAAAACCTGAAAAATACAAAGGTACATATGACCATAATAATCCTGAACATTATAAAAAGAAAAAGAAGGAACAAGAAGAAGATAGAGAAAGAACACATAAAGAGTGGCAAACAAGAATGGACACAATAGATTAAAAAAAATAACTTTTAAAAAATATTAATTAAATAAACAAAAAAGGAAAAAATTAAAATGGCTAATATACAAGTAACAAATGCATCTTCAGAAAATACATTATTCATTGATGTTGATAAAGGAGATAGATTTAATAGACTTGCAAAATGGGTTTTCAATCCATCTGAAGTAAAATCAATTGGTGAAGATACCATAGATGATAGTGCAGATTTTGCATTGCCTGATGCACTTAGAAGTGGTCAAGCAACTGTAACTGAAGCAGATATGGATAGTTTAACAAGTTTAGATAAAAAGAATTTCTTAGCATCAGGACTTGATATAGCTTATCATGTAACAAGTCAAGCAGTTACAAATAAGAAATTAATGCAGTTTGATTCAACTAATAATAAAGTAGGATTTCCTACTGTTGCAGGTAACAAACCATTAGGTGTATCAAGACAAGACGGAACATCAGGTGCAACAATTAGAGTAAAGAAAGCAGGAACTGTTACAGTTGTTTGCGGTGGAACTGTTACATCGGGAGCAAAATTGATTGGCGATACCACAGGTAGAGTTACTGCATCAACAACAGCAGGGTTATGGCAAATAGGTAAAGCACCTTCTGATGGAACAACAGGACAGGAACTTTCAGTTTCAGTAGACATTAAACAAATTGTGTAAATTATTAATTTTGAACTACCTTAAATAAATAAGGTAGTTCATTTTATATTACAAAAAAATTATGAAAAATATAAGATATATAAAATCTAAGTTAATTAAAAAATCAGGAATGATTGATGGAGTTGATTTAATAGAAAGCAATTCAGATATGTTATTAACATTAGATTTAAATGATGATGATTCAGTATATGATGTACAATCAATCTTAGAAAAAAATGAAGAAAATGATTTATCTTCATTGTATGAATTATTAGATTATATTGGATATATTGGAAATGGATATGATGTAGTTTCAGCAGACGATATTGGTCAAATGTCAGATGCACCTTGTATATTACATAATGTATATACAGATGATAATGGAGAATATGAATTTGATGATGGTTATTCTGTATGGTATTATGCGGATTATCAAGTAACAAATTGTATTGAAGAATTATTAAACACAGGTGAAGTTTTATTTACCAAATTATGAAAACAACAATAGCTATAATAATACTTAGTTTACTTTTAATCGGAGTATCTATATTTGCATTTAAGCAATATAATAAAGTTAAAGATTTAAAGTATAGAATAACAACTCAAGACAGTTTATTTAAATTAGATTCAATTCGATATAGTCAGACAGCACAGGAATATCAGAGTTTAGAACAATCAAAATTAGATTTAGAGATTAGAAATAAAGAGTTATCGGATATTATAAATAACAATAAAGAAGAAATAAGATATTATTCAAACTTAGTTTTTAAGATAAGAGATAAAATAATAACAAGAGTTGATACAGTTAGATTTACAGTTATTGATTCAGTTCTTCAAGTTCCATTAGGTCAGGATACAATTCATTTTGAAGGTGAGAATAGTTTAGTTAGAGTTGATGGAGAAACTTATTTATATCCAACTAAAGGTTATTGGTTAAATCTTCAAGGTAAACCATTTGATATGGATGTAGTTGTTACGGAAAATGATAACGATATATTTACAGGATATGTAGATGCTAAAAATTCTGATTTAGAATTGATTAAAATGAATATAAAAGTTTTAAGAAAACCTGAAACTTTTTGGAATGATGTATTTGTAATAAGTGGAATGAATTTTACTACAAAAAATGTATTTGCTAATTTAGGATTTGGTAAAGGTAAGTTCGGATTAAATTTAGTTGGTGGATATGATTATCAAGATTATACAATTGATAAAAATAATTTGTTTTATGGCGGTGGGATAATTTTTAAAATAAAATAAGAAAATGAAGAATATAAAAGTAATTAAAAAAGCATTAGAAACAGATGAACAATTTGGAGAAGAAACAACTTGGAGTAATGATGATTTAGAAGATTCTAATGAAGAAACTTTTCCTGTTACAATGATAAGTGAAGATACAGCTAAATTAGCTGAAGCAGAAGTTGGTGCTAAAATAACAAATGAAACAGAAGGAAATTATGGATATGGTGGAATGTATGAATTTGATGATGGTACTGAATATTATATTTTTGATAATTATGAAGATGCAGAAAATTGTGCAATTGATACAGTAAGTGAAATGATTCAAGAACCTGATATGTTTAGAAAAGAATTTTTAATGCAACATATTAATACAGAAAGTTTAAATCGTGATTTGTGGATGGATGAAGAAAATAATTTTTATGATATGTATAATGAAATGAGTGATGAAGAATTACAAGAAGAAATAGAATACGATGGAATAAGCGAATTTGATAGAGAAGATGTAATACAAGGATTAGTAGATGAAAAATCTAATTCATTTGATGCTGAATCATATTTAGAAGAAATATATGGAGAGAATTGGATGTCAGAAGCAGGTTTTGTAATGAACTATATAGATTATGCAGAAGCAACAAAAGATGCAGTTGATACTGATGGTGTTGCATTTTTTCTTGCAGGTTATGATGGTGATGAAATAGAATTATCTAATGGTGGTTGTATGTTTAGATGTAATTAAATAAAAATAAAATAATGTTACCAAAAGATATAACAAAAATAAAAGAATGGAAAGAAAATATGTCTAACAAACTTAAAGAAGTTTGGAAGAATAAAGAATATAAAAATAAACAATCTGAATCGCATAAAGGTTATATTAAGTCAAAAGAATCTATTGAAAAACAAAGAGAAAAAACAATTGGTAAAAAAAGAAATAATTATAAAAAAGGATATAAGCAAACATCTGAACATATAGAAAAAGCTAAAATGTGGAGATTGGATGAAAATAAAGTTAAGGAATGGAATAGAAAAAGGGAAGAAACAAATTTAAAAAAATATGGAAGTAAAGTTAAACCACATTCACAAGAAGTAAAAGACAAGATAAGTAAGACCTTAAAAGAAGGTCAAATAAGTGGTAGAATAATAATTTCAGAAAATTTTAAAAGAGAAGATGTTGTAGAAAAAAGAAATAAAAGTAGAGCAGAAGGGTTTAAAAATGGTAAATATATAAAATTTACAAATACTAAACCTGAATTAAAATGTAAATCTATATTAGAAAAATATAAAATAAATTATGAACATCAATTTGAAATAAATTATAAATTATTCGATTTTTATTTACCTGATTATAATTTAATTATAGAAATAGATGGATTTTATTGGCATAGTAGAGGAAGAAAAGATGATGAAATTATAAATACAGATTTGTTAAACAGACGTAAAGGAGATAGATTAAAAAATAATTTAGCATTAAATTGTGGATTTAGAATAATTAGATTTTGGGAAGATGAATTATACAAATTAGAAGATTTAATAAAAAACGATTTTATAGGTTTACAGAATTTAGAGATAACAGAAAACAATTTTAATCATTATTTAAAGGTATCATAAAATTATGTTTATAAAGTTTGCAAGAAATAAAATATCAAATGTATTTAAAGATATAAATGATTTTAAATCATTTGTAAAGACCGCAGGAAAGAATGATAAACAATATCAAAATAGAATATTAACGAAAATTGCAGGTATCCCTGCTATTAAAAATAATCCTGAAAATTTCACTTATCTTAGAAATAGAAGTATTTCGTCTGGAGAATTTTGGGGAGCAAATCAAAATTATGATTATTTTCCTGATAACGAATTAAAAACAAAAGTATCAACCTTCTTGAATTGTCGCATTGATGTAGACCACATCTGTAATGGAGATGAAGATATTATCGGAATGGTTGTTGATTCAATGTATATAAATCCCCAAATATACGTTGTATCAAAAAACATTCTAAAACCTTATAATGAAAACGTATTAAAAGAATTAATGGCTAAAGGTGAACAATTAAAAGTCATCGGTGGATACATTGAAAATCTTTTAGCTATTGATAATGAAAGAGCAGAATTACATACACCTGGGTTAGTGACTGCAATTAAGAAAGGGGAAGTCACAGATACAAGCATGGGATGTAGTGTAAAATTATCTGAATGTTCAGTTTGCGGAAACAAAGCTGAATCTGAAGATAAGTTTTGTGACCATATTAAATATTCAAAAGGAAAAATGATTGAATCAAAATTATGTTATGAAATAAATCATGGCTTAGAATTTTTTGAAGATTCAATTATTCTTTCAGATGATTTTGCAAGAAAAGCAGGAAAAAATGCACAAGCAGGTGGTGAAGGTGCAGACCAAAGAGCAAAAATATTAGAAGTTCTTAATGAAGAAAATGATAATAAAAGTATTTTGGGTTCAATAAAAAAAGTAGATATAAGGCGTGATGTTAATGATTTAAAATTAGTAACAGGTGATGTTATAGAATTTGAATTTAAAGGTAAACAAAAAAAATCAATTATATCTCATATTGAACAAGATTCAGATGGTATAAAAACTTATGTTTTAAAAGATGGAACTAAATTAAAAGATAGTATGGACATAAAGAAAGTTTCAAATCTATACAATGGTTCGGCAGGTGAATATGTTGAGATGGGAGAAGAACCTTCAGAAATAACAGATGTTAAAGATGAGATATATGAAGAAAAAGAAGAAAAGTTTAAAGATTCTACATCAATGTTTTTAAATGATAAAAATGTTTTAACTGAAAGATTAAATAATTTTATTAAGAAATCAAAATCATATTCTGAATTTGAATCTAATGTTATTGGATTACTTGGTGAAGAACTAAGTCCTGTATCGGTAATTAAGTGTAGAAGTTTTTATGATAATCATTTGAAACAAGCTAATAAAAATGATTTATTAGCATTAGTAAAAGGTTTGCATGATAAAGGAAAAACAAGAGCAGAGATACAAACTAAGTTAAAGAAGATGAACTATAAAAATGATGAGATTATTGAAGCATTAGCTTATTTAACTTATAAGGATGGTTATCAAATGGGAAAGACTTCAGAATTCAATCCACAAGGTTTAAAAGTAGGTGATAGAGTAATTAATCCTAATGATAAGAGTAAAGATAAAGAAGGAATTATAATTGATTTAATTGAAAATCAAGATGAAAAGACAAGAGCAGTTGTTGAGTATGCATCATATACAGCTAAACCTATTGATGTAAAATATTTAACTAAAGTATCAGCAAATAAAGAAAAAGCATTAAGAAGAAAGACTTATGTTTTAAAAGGAAAATATAAAGATGGAGAATCTTTTGAACATAAATTTAAAACATTTAATGAAATGGATGAATTTTGGAATTCATTATTATGGGATGATGATGAAATAAGATGGGTTGATACAGATTCTGTAATTGGTGAAGAAATAAGTGGAGATGGTACAGTTACACAACTCATTGATACTAATTATGATGATGATAGAAGTGTAGGATTTATTCCTAATGGAACTATTCCTGATTATGGTTTAGATGTAATGTATGATAAAAATAAAATAAAAGTTAGAAAAGGGGATGGTTGGGTATCAGGATGGATTCCTATTTCTAATGGAGAATTTTATTTCGGAAATAAATATAATCCACATAATATTAAAGAAATAAAAAAAATATCAGCATTCGGAGATAAACCTAATTTAAATTTACAAGGTGATGAACTATTACAACCTGGAATTGACAGATATAAAGATTCATTAGATGATGATGGTTTTGGAATAAAAGATGAGTTAGGAGAAAAACCTTCTAAATCACAAACAGGTCAGAATGCAAAGATGGGAAATCCTTTGTTTGCAAAATTGAATTCATTAAAAAGAAAATTATCTTGGAGTTCTATTGAAACAGGGAATTATTCAATAGGTGAAATGAAAGATTTTGTTTGGAATTATGATGATGGGTGGTATAGTAAATTTATAATAGATTATCCTGATGGATTTTCAGGTGAGTTAGAAGATTTCATTGAATCTCATAAAACAGATATAAGTATTGATATGGATAATATGAATTATAGAGGATTAAAGAAGATGGAAAAAAAATCATCAACTGAATTACCTTGTAATGAATGCGATGATATGGGAGATGAAGATGCGGAAATAATTAAGGAAGGTGACGATGAAATACTTGCATCAATAAAAAATAAATTAAACAAAAATGTAAATAATATGAGTAATAAGTTGAATAGTTTGCGAAAGAAATTAGCTAATGAAGAATATGTTTCTGATAATGATTATGAAAATTTATATTCTGATTTAAATATTACAGAATTAAATTGGAATTCAAGTGGTAACAGTGGAAGTATTGAAATGTTTTTTGGTGGAACAGACCCATTACCTGATAATTATTCTGATGATGATTTACCAAGTTCAAAAGTAGATAATTTTATTATATATGATAATGGAAAAATAGGATTTGACCATTGGTATCCTGAAAATGTTCAGAAAGAATTGACAAAATTTATAATGAAAAATAGAGGTAAAAATTTGCAGTTTGAACAAAGACAAGGGGGTGATGATTGGAAAAGAGCAATCAAAAAGAAAAGTTGGGATGCATCGGATAAAATAAAAGGTGGAGATTCAATTGATAAGGATTACGGAGTAGCTAAGTATGATGGTATTCATAGAGAAAAAAATGATGTTGATTTAGAATCACATAAGAAAAAAAATGTAGGTGAATACGCAGACCATAAACAATTTAGAGATAAGAATTTTTCAACTGATGAAGATGGAATGGTTAAAAAAGTTAAATCATTGAAATTAAAGTTAAATGGTGGATTTAAAGATAAAGTAAAAGAATATACAAATAAAGGAAAAGATTTTATTCAGATGCATAATCCTATGAATAAAAAAACAGTTATGACTGATGATGAATGGGATGAAACAATAAACAGTGATAGATTTGTACCTAATAAAAAATCACACATCAGTCCTGAAGGAGATGAAAAGATGGAAGATGTGCAGAAGGATAAAGAAAATTTCGGATTTGAATTTGTAGAAGAATTCGGAAATACAGAAGAATCAAAAGGTAATATGGATAAGGAATTAGATAGAAAAGTTAAATCATTGAAGAATAAGTTGAGTGGAGAAATCGGAATGGAACAAGGTTTAGATATTAAAGAACCTAATTTAGTAGATGATAAGGATGCATTTACATGGGATGAACAAGATGGTAAAAAGAAAACATCAGCAACAACATCAACAGTTCCAACTGAATTACAACCTGGTTCTACTGTTAAGATTAAAGACCAAGATACAGCAACACCACAAACTCAAGGTCAGATTACTGAAGTAGGTCAGCAAGTAACACCTGATAATCAGACAGAAACTGTTGTAACTATGAACGATGGAAAAGAATATTCGACAGATGATTTCAGTATTGATAAACAGAATATGCTAAAGGAACTACAAGCAATAGATTTCAATGATGAATCGGCTAAATATGAAGATATAAATGAAATTAATAGTGTAGATATAAGTGATGATTTATCTTCTGATTTAAATCAATTAGAAGAAGATGATGAAACATATAATAGTAGGATGCAAATAGAAAATGATGTTCCTTATTCAGATGATTTTGATTCAAATGAATTAGATAATTTATTATTAGATGAAGATTTAGTAGGTGAATATAATGATTCAACAGATAGATTGGCTAAAAAGAAAAATATAAGAAGTGGATTTAAAGTAATAGAAAAAACACCAAAAGTTGTTGAATATAATTTAACAATAGATAATATTTTTGATTAATGGATAACATTAAATTTATAAAAAATAATTTAATATCTAAACAAGCTAAGTTGAAGAATATTAAAAAAGAGTTCTATGAGATAAGAAAAACTGAAAAGGTTATTAATCAGCATCTATTGAAATTGGAAAGACTTATTAATAAGGTTGAAATTGATAAGAAAAGTATTTTAAAAAGAAAAAAATTATTAGAAATTTAATTTATAAATAATGGATAATGAATCATATACAAATAAGAAATTATTTATTAAAATTTTCTGATAATGATGATAATCTTTTGGATGATATAAAAGAAGATTCAACTACATTTGATGAGCAAGATAAATATATAAATGATGAAAAATATTCAGATGATGCTAATAAATAGAATCCTGAAGAATTTGAAAACAAACAAATAGATGAACATGAAAAGAGATATGATGAGCAATATTACAATGAACCATATCAACATGATGCAGAACAAAATAAACAACAAGAAACAGATGTTCTTTCATTAAGAGAAAATAGAAGTGCGGAAGAAATTAAAGAATCAAGATTATCAGCTAAAGAAAAAATAAAAAATCCTGATGAGAATATTAGTTTAAAAGCAGAAGAAGAATATGCTAAATCTGTTGGACTTCCAATTCCTAAAGCACATGTACCTGTAAAATCTAATCAGGAAGTTCAGAGTAAAATATCTGATATTTATTTAGAGATGAATAGTATATCTGATGGTCATGAAGAAACTGATTTAGAAAGAAATATTTATAGTGAATACAAACAAAAGTTTTCGGATATTTTTGAAAAATATAAGATACAAAATTATAAAGATTTAGTTATTAAATCTTATAAAAAATTAATAGGAGAAATTCAAAAACAGTTTGATGCATTACCTGTAAAAGTTGAATTTCATAATGGTGATAAGAATTATGAAAATAGTGATGAGATGTTTGATGATATTCACAATTATAAACATATGTGGGTATACAATGGCGGTGATGATAATCCAATGTTAGGTATAGATACTTTAGATGATAATGGATATACAGCTAATGATAAGTTTAGAGCAGTTCATGATTTTTTTGGTCATTCAGTAAGAGGATTTCAATTTGGAAAGAATGGAGAAGAAAATGCTTGGTTAGAACATAGTAAATTATTTACTCCATTAGCACAGATGGCATTAACAACTGAAACAAGAGGTCAGAATTCATATGTAAATTATTCGGGGTGTTAATGATGATGCTATGAATAAAATGAAACAAGGAAATCAATATAAGAAACAAGGTACACAAGAAAACAATAAAGAGTTGATAGATAAAGGTGAACAGTTAGTTAAAGAAGGTGCAGATGGATTTAAATATGCGGAACAGAAGGCAATAATATTACCATTAAAATTTACAAGTTTTTCTAATTATATAAAACAATCAAGAATGGAAAAAATAAGATACATAAAAAACAAATTGAAAAAAAATCAAATGCAGGATATAGATTTTATTTAATGTCAATAGAAAAAACAATAACAGAAGATAATTGGGAAGATGGTGAGCAACCTGAAACAACTCAATTAGTAATGAATCAAAAAATACATGAAAAATGTAATTCAGTTGAAGAATTATTAAATGTGTGTTCATCTTATGGATTACCTGATGATATTTCAAAATGGGGTGTTATTGATAATAGATTAACTTGTAATTTATTAGAAGATGATGATTCAAATGAAATTACTAATGAAAACAGTTCACTATTTCAAGAATTTAAATCAGGTAAAATAAATTTATGGTCATGTGATTATGATGTATATATTGAATTGATAACACCTGATAATATGTTAATTGAAAATCCTACACAAGAACAATTATCTCAAGCAACAGGAATACAAGAATATTAATAAAAAAATTTGTATATTTAAATAAACAATTTAAACTAAAAGGATAATTAAAAATGGCTAAAGAAACAATTGCACAGAAGAAAGCAAGATTAAGTAAAAGTCCAAAATATAAGACTGTTATTTCTAATCTTAAAGAAATAAGAGAAGTTGAAGGTTTGTTAAATCAGAAACTTAATACTTTGTCAAAATATATAGATGAAGTAAATAAAGAAAAAAGAATTTGGTCTAAAAGGAAAACTGCTTTAGAAGTAGGTGACCAAGTAACAATGGAAGTAAAAGATTTAGATTCAGGTGGAGATGAAGGTGATTTAGATGAAGGTGCAGAAGAAAACTTTGATGCATTTGAAGGTGAAGAAGAAGCAGGTGAAGGTGAACCTGATGAAGTTGTTAATATGGAAAAAGAAATGAAGTTGTTAAGCAACAGGATTCAAAGGTTAAAACGTAATAGAAATAAAACAAGAAAATAAAAAATAAAATAAAAAAGGAGAATTAAAAAATGGGTTTAGCAAGAAGCAAATTTACTTTGCACAGGAATGGGGAATGGTCTACTAAAGCAAATGAAACATATTATGGTGGAAGTCCCGCAGGTGTAAATAAATCGGGTGAAATAGTTAAAACAAATTGTACAAATTTAAATTTAGCAAGGTCTAATGCAAGTGCAGAATCTTTTATTGGTGTTTTTCGTGACCCATCAGCATCTGTAAGTTCTGTATTAAATAATAAATCAACATTGTTAATTGGATGTTCTATTGTTACATTGCAAAAAAATTCTGCAAATACAAACAATACAAGTATTAACAATGACGGAAGCCCTGGACAATCAGGTGATGATTATCCATATGATACATCATTAGCATGGGATGAAGGTGATAGATTATTTATCAATGCATCAGGTGTATGGGTGAGAACAGCAACAAATGCAGGAGATTGTCACTATGGAACAGTTGTTAAAGTAGGTACAAATTACTTAACTGTTTTATTTTACGGATGTCCTTGTACAAATACTTAATAGTTAATTTTAATGTGCAGTTGAAATATACTGCACATCATGTTTTAAAATTATTCAAGGAGAAGATGAACATAAGGAGAAAATTATTAAAATAAAAAATTTGATAAAAATGGAAAATCAAACAAATGAATTAAAAGGAAAGAGTGCAGGTCCTATCAATAGACAAGCACAGTTGAACAAAGATATAAGGAAGGAAGCAATCTTAAAGAAAGCATTGGAAACTCCTTCAGGTTTAAAAAAGATTGCATCTGCTTTAACTAATCCTGTAAGACGAAAATTAGATTACGTTGGATTATGTAGAAAGTTTGTTGTAACGGAACTCTGGCCCGTTGGTATGCCTATCATATTCGACAGAGATGTTGAAGAATTTACCGCAGTAGTTGTAGGTAATGGTGGTGCATTAAGGTATCTTGAAATTGAAGTTGAGAGAGTTGAATTAACTCCGTTTGTAGTTGCAGTAAATCCAAGAATTCCTTGGACAGAACTTTATAACAGGTTGTATCAAGTTGTAAAGAGAACTAAGGAAAGAATTGAACAAGCAATGGCATTAAGAGAAGATTTAATTTATTTTTCCGCTTTAGATGATGCATCAACTGCTTATCATCCTGTTACATCGGTTGCAACATATTTAACCAAAGATGCGTTATCAAGAAGTATGACACCTTTAGAATTTGAAAGAATTCCTCCTACCAATATGTTAATGACTGCATATGGTACTCAAGGTGTTAGGAGATGGCAATATCAGGATATAGATGATACAGCAAGAACAGAAATTAGAAAGACAGGTTACATCGGTAATATGTGGGGTTCACAAATTTATATTTCAGACCAATTGAGTGCAGGTGTTTATTACATCATGGGTCCTGCTGAAATGCATGGATGGATGCCTTTTAGGAAAGAAGCAGAAGTTATTCCTGCTGATGTCCCTTGGGACTTGATGTTAGGATTTGTTGGATTTGAATATTATGCTTTACTGTTACACAATGTTCGTTCATGTGTAAAAGGTGTATTTGCAACAAATGTGTAATTGAAATAGATATGAATCGTTAAAAAATATAAAGGAAGTTAGAATATAATTTTTAACTTCCTTTTTTAAATTGAGGAAAAATAATGGAAGCGTTGGAAATAATAGCTTTAATATTAGGTTTAATATATTTAATATTATTTAAAGTATCAAAAAAGAAAAAAATAAGAGTTCGTCAAACTCTTAAATTTAATAATTCACAAACAATAAAAAATTTCGTAGGAGAAAATATAATGACACAGTTTCAGTTAGACCAACATGCAATATGGAGTTTAAATTTTTTGAATGATAATCAAATGCCTGTTGAAGTAGCATCATTTTCAGCAGTGAGTAATGTAGAAGGTATTGTGGTAGAAGTTCTTCCATATAATCCTGAAACATTTACATATTCGGTTAAGATTTCGGCAACAGCAGTAACAGCAGGTGCAGTTGAAGCTATGGGTGTTACAGCAAGTGGTGTTCAAATACCTATTCAATTAGCAGTAACAACTATTCCTGATGAAGCAGAAAGTGTAACATCTTCAGTTGTAATTAATGAAAATGACTAAAATTATTATAAACCTATGTATCAATTTTAGATACATAGGTTTGTATTTTAAAACAAATAAACCTTAATGAAAGGAAAAATAAAAAAATGGCAAAGGCAATAAAAGAACAAAAATCAACTAAGAAACAAAAACTTGATTCTATTTTAGAATTTCATAATAAAACAATTGCGGAAGCACAATCTATATTAATGAATGATGAATCAAAAGCATGTTTCACTTATATAGCAAATACATCGGGAAATATTTTAGTTCTTCCTGATTTTCATGCATTATCAATTAATCCATCTTCACAGGAAACATTTCAAATGGAACAAGGTGAAAGAATAAATTTATTAACACAATTCGATATAAAAGATATTAACAGAAACAGAAAATCTTTATTAGTTGCATCTAAAATGAAAGGTATTTATGGTTTACCTGCTATTACTTTTATTGAAAGTTTAGATGTTGAATTTCCGTTTGAATTGAAAAAGGAAACTATGTTTGAAAAAGGTGTATTACAAAAAGAAAATAATGGTGGAAATGATGTAAGAATTAATTTACCTGCAAATGAATTCGATAAAAAATTACAACAAGAAAAGGAAAAAGAAGAAAAATATAATAAATCATTGGAACAAAGATTAAGTATGACAGCAGGTGATTCAAGAAAAACAAGAGATGAAATAGAATTGGAAGAAATAGCAAAATTATAATATATAGAACATGGACATATTCATAGACATTATGTCCATGTTTATTTTAAACCTTAACGAAAGGAAAATAAAAAATGTTTTACAAAGAAAAAACCATTGCTGAAGTTGTTCTTAAAACTATAAATGAACTTAGTTATGACGATGAATTTGATAGAGCAAGAAAGTATATTGATGCACAAAATGAAAAATGTGGTATAGGAGATAATCCGCTTGGATTAAGACAAGGTGAACCAAGTGAAATAACTTATTTAGATAAAGATGGAAATGATATTTCACTTAGAAACAGAAGGGGTGAAATAATAGGATTTAAAAAAGGAGTTGATGGAAGATGTGCATTAAATAGTGCAACTGATGTAGCATTGAGAAATAATGAATTTAGATTAGCATTAGGAAAAAATGAATATGATTTAAAATTAGAAGATGTTATGAATGAAGAAAAATGTGAGAATGAAAGATTAAAAGAAACTCTTAGAAAAGATAAATATAATATATCATATGGATTTAAATGGAATGATTATAAAGAATTAGATAATGAAGCAGACGAAGAATTTTTTGAAGATTTAGAAAAATATTTAAACGAATAAAAATGGGAAAAGTTAGTTTTAAAAAAGTAGTAAACAATACAATATATTTATCAGATAATAGAAATAAGTATGAATTAGTTCATCCTTATTTTTCTTTTTCAGATAATGAAATGCCTTATGATTCAAATATATTTAGACAATGTTTAGAAGCAAAACAAATTGTAGTTGTAGAAATTGATGGAACATTTAAATTAGATTTTGAAAAATATTTAGAACATGATGAATATTTAGTTGAACAAAAAAAAGAAGATACTAAAATAAATGAAGAAGCAATAAAAGTACGGAATAAAGAAGAAGCGAAACAAACAAAGATATTAGAAAAAGAATTAACTAAGAAAAAGAAAATAGAAGAAAAGAAAAAGAAATTAGCTGATAAAGTTGAAGTTATTTCTGATGAAGATATATTAAAAAAATTATAATTTAATATGGAAAATATAAAAAAAATAAAATCGGAATTAATGAAAACTTCTGATAATATAGGAATTAGTATTGCTAATAGAGTATATGGAGATTTGGTTAAATATTCTAAAGTAACAGGAGTAGAATTTGAAGATGCAGTATATGAATGTTTAGGAAGTATAGTTAGAGAATCAGAAGTAGGTGATTGGGTAGAATTTCCAGGTGGTTCAACAGCAGTTTTTGAAAATATGTATTCATATTAAAAAAATTATAAAACATGGCTAATGTTCAGCAAGTAGATAAAATAGAATCTAAGTTTCAATTTGTAGGTGAGTTTTGTGAAATAAGATTATCATTTTTAGATAAAATTTCTAATGCACCTGTAATTGTACAAAATCCATCAATGAAAGTTGAAAAAAAGATTAATGATGTATTTGAATCTTTTCCATTAGAATTATTAGTTGGATTATCACCATCGGGAGCAAAATATGGAGAATACAGAACAACTTTTTTTTCGGATAATCTTGAACAAGGAACATATAGAATGATATTTTCAGGATTTTATCCTGATGTATCCAAACAAGAAAATTTAATAGAACTTAAATCTGAATTTGAAGTATTTCCTGTAAGTGATTTTCAATCATTATTATTTTCATTACGAATACAATTAGCAGATAATAAACCTGAATTATATTGGATAGACGACCCTGATAAATTTAGATGGGATGATGGAGAATTATTTAATGCATTTAAATGGTCTATGGATAATTGGAATGCAACACCACCTGTTTCAAGCGGAAATAATTTACTAAATAAAAATAATTTATTATCATTTCCATTAGTGAGTGTTATAATGATTGGTGCTGAATATTTTGCATTAAATCAAAAATATAATTTGGAAAATTTTAATAAGTTAGGTTATTCAGATGATTTGTCTTTTAATATAGATAGAGCAAGTGGTATAATGTCAAAGTTACAAATGTTACAGCAAGGATGGTTGGATAAATTATCAGTAATGAAAAAAGATTATACGTTAAGGCATACTAATGCATTAGGAATTAAATCAACAAGAATTCCTGCAAGAGCATTAAAGCAATTAAGTTTAGTTCCGTCTATGAGTTTTATTTCATCGGGTTCAGGATTTTAATTTGTATATTTAAATAAATAAAAAATGATACCAAAAGACCCAATTAAAGCAAAAGAATATAAAATTAAAATGAGTAAAATATTAAAAGAAAAACATAGATTAAATGAAATACAAATATGGAATAAAGGAAAATCTTGGTCAGATGAAATTAAGAAAAAAATGTCAAAATCTAAAAAAAATAAAAAAAGATTATTACCATTTACCAAAGAACATAAATTAAAAATAGGATTAGGTAATATTGGAAAAAAATATACAGAAGAAACTAAGAAAAAAATGTCTATATCACAAACAGGCAGTAAAAAATCAAATGAAATGAAAGAGAAGATGAAAATTATAGGATTAAATCAATCATTAGAAAAAAGAAAAAAAATAAGTGAAAAAATGACAAATAGAATTGTTTCAGAAAAAACAAAGAAAAAAATGTCAGATAATGCTATTAAAAGAATTCAAAATAATAAAGTTAAATTCAAAGATACTAAACCTGAATTAGAAGTTGAACGTATATTAAAAGATAATGATATAAATTATATAAAACAATTTAGATTAGGTAACAGATTATTCGATTTTCATCTTTCTGATTATAATACATTGATTGAAGTAGATGGTAATTATTGGCATAGTAAAAATATTAAAGATGAAGATATAATTTATAAAGTTCAAAAGAATATTAGAAAAATTGATAAGTTAAAAGATTCAATTGCATCGGATAATGAATATAATTTAATAAGAGTATGGGAAGATGAGTTAAATCAATTTGATGAATATTGTAAAATTATGTTTTGTTATAGAAAGGTGGCTTAATTTTATGAAAAAAATAAAAAAAATAAAATTAAATATTGATTATAATAGTTATAAAATTAATGAAATAATAATATTTTCAGATGAAAAAATTGAACAATATGAAGCATTTTGTATAGTTAATTCAGGTATAGGAGTTATTGTGGAATGACATCAGGGATGAAAAATATTAGATTGATAAAGAAATCATTATTGATGTCAAACGGATTTATGCAGTTATGGAGAAATCCTGAAAAATACAGAAAGTTCATTGAACAATATGCGGAAGATATTAGAAAGAATAAAGGTAATGTAGAACAGACGGATAGACAATATGCTAATACGAATTATTTAAATGATTACGATTTTAATGCTATTCACAGTGATTATAAGAAATATAGATATGGGACACCATTATCCAATGAAGAAGGATTTAAAGACAATACAAGCACACCACAGGAGCAAACAGAACAAACTGATGTAGATACTCAACAACCTGAAGAAAGTGTCGCAGAACCTTCTAATGAAGCTGAAACAGAAGTTCCGCAGGACAATACAGAAGAAATTGAACAACCACAAAAGACAGAAAGAGAGATAGATTTAGAAGATGCACCATATTATGATACTGAAGTAATTCCTGTTAGAAAATTAGATAAAGGAGATGTGTTATATATTGACGATGATTGGTGGGTAGTAATAAGAAAATCAAGAGTTAAAACATGGATTCAGAACATTTGGGATAAAAAGATTAAAACATTTAGGAAAGACCCAAATGATAAAGTTGAAATTTTAACTGATGAAAGTGTAGATAAAATAATTAATGAATTTAAAGACGAAAATTTAGAACATAAATTACCTAAAATATTAAAACAATAAAATATGATAGTTGGATATAATCCTAAAGTTTACATAAAAGAATTTTTACAAGATTTAAAGGAGTTTGCTGAAGAAAATGAAATAGATATAGAATATGTTTGTACGGATGAACAGCATGATTATTTTGATATTATTCATAAAAATATAGTTTTGTTCAAAATTGAATTGTGGGATATTACAAATTATGACAATAATATGTATCAGGAAATGAAAATTTCATGGTCAAATATATCACCATTATTAACATTAATTATGAATAGTAATAGAATTAAAATAATTAATATGGGAAGTGATTATATGACATTTATAGTTAATGATGATGTTATCGAATAATAAAAAAATTTGTATATTTAAATAAAACTAATGTTAGACGAAATTACACAAAAATTATTAGATGCATTAAAAGTTGAATTCCAAACAGATATTAGTAAAACATTAAGAAGTTTAACTACAAAGATAAAACAAGATGTGTATGAAAATATAGTTGAAATAATTGGTACTGATGATTTACAAAAAGTAGCGGAAGCAAAACAATTTTTAAGTAATTCAACAGAAGTTTTATGTAATGATTTAGAAAAAGAATTAACTGATTTTTTAGATAAATATTAAGAACTAAATAAAAAATGTCAATAAGAATAATAACAAAAAGAGGCAATGAATTAGGAAGTTTACCAAGTTTTTCCAAAGCAGTTAAAGTAGCTTATGTTGGAGAATCTTATGGGGAAATAATTTATGTAAAACCAAGAACAATAGAAGTTCAGAATACTAATTTTACTTATTATGATGCAACTACTTATCAAAGTACAGATTTTACACTTTGGGTTATTAATAATGATTATTCAGGATTTGATTTAGATGCTATTTATGAAGACCCATATGATACATTTAATACATATATAAAAGATACAGATTGGTATTATGAATATGATTCTGTATTAGGTCCTGTTATTAGATTTACAAATAATCCTATACCACCACCTGAATTAGAAGTAGAGGTGTTGGAATCGGGTGGAAGTGGATTAAACGGAAGGCAATATAATTATAAAATAGTTGCATATGGACATGATGGAACATCTGCAACAACATCATTATCAGCTAATGTTGTTGTACCAAGTTCTTCTAACACAGATATAAAACATAAATTTAGTTGGAATAAAGTTCCTCATGCTGAAGGATATATAATATATGATTCAACAGCAAATAGAAGATTAACTATTATTGCAAATCCTAATACTACATCTTTTATAAGGTCAAGTGGTACATCAGGAACAAGTGTAACATTGCCTACATCAGGTACTGCATTTAGAAAACCTTCTACTAATACTGAATTATATTTTGATTATCATTACACTGATTTTAATTATAGTGTTAAAAATTTTACATCATTAAATGCAGTTCAGAAAAAACATGGTATAGGTTCTCCATTGACCAATATGGCAAGAATAGCATTTCAATATTATAATGTACCTGAATTATATTTATGTGCAACTGATGGAACTACAAATCAGAAATTTATTGATGCTATTGATAAATTAAAAAATATTGAAGAAATACAATATGTAACTGCTTTAAAGAATACGGATACAGTTACAAATTATGTAGTTACACATGCAACTAATCAATCAACAGATGATGAACAAAAAGAAAGATTTGGTGTTATACATATTCCAAATACTATAACTGAAGTTGGTGATGAAACTACATCGGGAACTATAAGATATAGGTTAGCAAGTTTCTTAGACAATAAGAGAGCAATTATAGTAGTACCTAATGGAAATACTATATATATGAATTCATTTCAAGAAGCAGATGGTTCATTTACGGATAATAAATTAGTAGATAATTATTATGTAGCAGGTGCAATTTCGGCATTATGTGTAGTCGCAGATGATGTTGCAACATCCATTATGGGTAAAGAATTATTAGGATTTAATTATGGTGTAGACGGACCACCCTGGATTGATTCAGTTGAACAAGATAAAATAGAATCAAGTGGTGGATTATATATTAAATCAAAAACAGGTAGACCTGTTGTATATAATGATAATACAAATGACACATCAATGACAGAAAATTTTGAAAGGTCAGTATTATCCGCAGAAGATGAAATGAGAAGAAGATTAAGAACATCACATTCTCAATATTTAGGTAGAAAAATTACTGAAGGATTAATTGAAGCGATATATTCAACCACTTCAAGTGTATTGAAAGATATGGTATCGGCATTATTAATAAATAGTTTTAATGCATCAAGTTTAGAAGTTAAACAAGATGATGTTATTAAAACGAAAGTTAATGTAGTATTTACATATGCTCCAATATATCCATTAAAAGAATTAGTATTTACATATAGTTTTGATTTATAAAATTTAATTAAAAAAAAAGATGGCAGGTTTATTTAATAAAAATCAAGGATTAGTTAAACAGAATACTCCTGATGCAGGAGTTGCTAATTATAATGGTGAAGTTGCATTAATAACTAAGTATGATATTATAGACCAAAGTGGGTTGGCTATTGGATATTTACAGACATTTTCTCCGTCTGATTCAAGACCTGCAACTAAAATTCGTCATATAAGTTCTGCTGATGCAGGTAGAGTTTTAGAACATGCACCAGGTTTTTCAGATACAAAAATATCTGTTACAGGATTTGCTTTATATAATAGACAACAAGATGGTTCTATTGTTCAAAGGTTAGGTGCAGGAACAACTAAGAGAGCAATGAAAATGTTGGAAGAACAAAAAATTCCATTTAAAATATTGGAAAGACAAGTAGACCCTGAAACAAATGAAACATTGGATGCAACTGAACATATTGATTGTTGGCTTACAAATCATTCTGCTCCAAAGAATATGACAAGCGTTACAATTTCTGAAACAGCAGAGATTTCAACAGCAGGTGCAACATTACCATTGAACTTTACACAATTGTAAAAAGAATTTAAAAAATTAAAATGCAGAGAAAAGAATTATTTGATTTGATTCCTGAAATAGAGGAATTAATTAATTTTGGAAAGTTTGAAACTGATATAGAAGTTCCATTAGAAGAAGGTTTAACAACTATAAGGTTAGCGGTATTATGGGAAGGTGAGGATTATGAAATCATGAAGCGGTCAGGTGAACTTCATAATCCTTCTGATATGATGTCGAGAGGAAAGTACATGAAAATAGAAGTGTTAGTTAAAGCAATATCTAAAATAGGTTCACAGATGTATAATAGTGAAGATAAAGACAAACATGAAGTTTTAAAAAATAATTTAAGAATATATATAAAGTCAATGAATTCATTTGTGGTTGATGAGATTTATTGGTTCTATGAACAATTAGCAAAACAATCACAGTTATACATTGCTCAAAAATTTGAACCATTAAAAAAAAAATTTCAGGAAAGTCTGATGACCCTGAAACCATTATCAAAACCTACCTTAGAATAAAATGGTTATTAATGACCAAATTGAATCTCAAACCTGATTCAAAACAATTAGATAATATATTACGAAACAGATTTTTATTTGAATGGTATTCTTCAATGATATTTCAGGATTATGAAATAGAAATGAATAGATTTGAATTAATTGCTATGTTTACAAATCCTGAAGGTTTTAAAAAGTATAAAGAAATTCAAGGAAAAGTTAAACCAAGTGTTCCTGAATATAGAGATGGAATTGAAGCAACTAAAGAATTAGAAAAATTCGGTATAAAACAAAATTCGGAAGAAGGTATAGAATCAATTGAATAAAATATCAAGCATAAAATTAAAATTAGGAACTAAAGAGTTTAAACCTAAATTATCATCATTAATAAAAGTTAGTTCTACTATACAGGATTTGAAAGATACTTTAGTTAAATTGCCTGATGATGAACAAAGAAAAAGTTATTTATCTAAATTTAAAAGTAATGTATTTATGATAGATGAATTTTGGTATAATGATTTATCTGAAGAAGAAAAAATTCAATTTCATAATGTAGAGATAAAATATTAATGGAAATTTGGGAAGTTAATATAGAAACAAATTTACATGGATTACAAATAAATAATCCGCAGGAAAAATTTGCAAAACATATAACAGAACAATTTAGAAATAAATTAGGTGTAGCAGTAACGTATGAAATATTAGGAGATGCAATTACTATTTATTTAGAAAAAAAGAATGAAGAAAAAAGAAAAATTCCTTATAAAATAGTTAATGGTCAAATAGTAGTGCCTGAAGAATTTCAAAAATATTTAAGTAAGGATAGAAAAAGTTTGAACATAAATGAAGCATCGGATTATAATACAACAATTAATAATATTGATTTAAATATATTCAAATAATTATGAATGATTTTACACCATCGGAACAATTAGAATTTATAAAAAATTATGCATCAATAGATTTTATTTATTCTGCAATACCTAAAATAGAAGAACAAATTATTTTAGGATTAGGACAATGGTTTGATGTTTTAAAAGAAGAAGAATATTATGATGTTATTCCTGTAATAAGTGCGGTGTATCCAAAAGAAAAATCTGCATCACATCAAGTTATAGTTGAATGTTTTTCAGGTAATTTTCAAACAGATGGATTGGGTGGAAATAAAACTACATTTATATTTAATCCTGATTCAACAACTTATAATGAATATATAGTCAAAGGTGCAACAATAAAATATAATGTAGAAATAAAATGTAAATCTACATCAAGACAATCAGTATCAAAATTAGCAGATGCAATAGTATTAGGATTAGATACAGAAGTAAAAGATTTTTTATCAAGATTAGATATAAATATAATGCCTAATACCATATCATTTGCTAATAGAATAAATAGAATTGAAATTGTTAAAGATACATCATTTTGGGAAATTATAATATCATTATCGGATATTCAAACGCACTTTAAACAAATATTAACAACTGAAGGTGAAATTTTAAAAGGTATTAAATATTTAATAAGCCATGAGTAAATCAAAAGATTTTATAGTTACAATTAATGAAAGTAGATTCGGTGTTCCAAGAGGAAATTTAGTTTTAGATTTGTATGAATCAGGAGTTACTTTATATGATGGAACAATATTAGGAACTGCTGTAATAAATACAGATAATGATGTAGCTAAAGGAATTCCAACTGATGTTGTTGGTGATTATTTATTTGAAAAGATTCCATATAATAAAAAATATACAGTTGTAATATCAGGTACAGGTGTAACAACTCAAATACCAAGTAAATTAACTGATATAGATATTGGATTACCTTATAATGTAACAGGTGCAGATATACCTTATAAAAATAATACTAATATAAGTATACAAACTGCATTTGAAAGTTTAGATGCAACATCATCAATACCAAGAATTGTAGCATTAGAATCTGATGTTGATACAATACAATCAGATATAGTTTTGATTGAAAATGATATAGATGATTTATACACTTTAATCGGTGATACAACATCTTCAATAGTTCCAAGAGTTGAATCATTAGAAACAATAACAACAGAGCAACAAGATGATATAAATAATATAAATGTTGAAATAGAAGAAGCATTTAATATTATAAATATAGAATATTCAGGAACACAAATAACAGATAAAAGATATAGAACTATAAGTTCAGGTGCAACAGTTGCATCGGCTAAAGCAGTATCAAATGGTAGAGTTACTTTATTAATTAAAGGTGGTGGAGATGGCACAACATCTGCAAATTATAATTTATTTAAAACGACAGATTTACATAACTATGTTGATATAGCATGTTTTCCAACAAGACAAACAATACGATTTGATTCTACTACATATACGTTTCCAACTGATAATTTATTTAAAAATTCATTATTAGATACAACAGGAATTACAACTTTTGTAGGTGCTGTATTAGAAGATAATATAGTTAGAACCGATGGAACTATAAATCTAAATGGGTGTAAATTATTAGGAAAGAATATATTTATTACAGTTCCTCAAGCAGAAAATAGGGTTTATTTAAATGCATGTTCAGGATTAGAAATTTATGTAAATTCTACACCAATTTTTTCATCAGGAACATTACAATATCAAAAATCATTATCATATATAAATTTAATATAAAATGAATAAAATAAAATATTTAATAAGTTTATTACTTTTAATATTTATAATTAATTGTGCAAATTCTCAAGATGAAAAATCTGTTGGAAATGCATTGTTAAAAGATAGTTCGGGTACTCTTATTTTAAGAGGAACAGAAACATCAAAATATCCTGTAAATATACAAGGTTCTTTACATGTAAATAATAAAGTTCAGACAGATACATTATCAATGAATGGACAGAAATTAATACTTAATGATATATTATTAAAACCTGATAGTATAAAATATGTTAGTGCTAAATATGCTAATGATTCTAATAGATTTACATTTTCAACAATTCAATCAGCTATAAATAATTCAGGTGCAGGTACTTTAATTTATGTATATCCTGGTTTATATAATGAAGCAGATACAGGAAAAAATGGAGTAAATATTTATTTATCAGAAGGAGCAATATTATGTTATTCTTCAAATGAAATTCCTACATTGGTTTTATCAGGAGTGACTTGTACTATAAGTGGAGAAGGATTGATTAGTCAATGGTATACATCTCCAATAGTAAGCGGAAGTAAACATGCAATAAAAATTACAAATAATTCAAATGTAACTATAAATTGTAATGTTTCAAATTATGGTCTTGGCAATGAAAATTCAAATGGATGGAGATTTGGAAGTACAATTTATGTTAAACAAAGTAATTTGATATTTAAAGATAAATTTATTTACAGTAAAACAGGAACAACATTAGGATTTGATTCATTATCAACTGCAACAATTTCTAATGCAAAAATAGAATCAAGAGGTTCTAATACAATAGGTATTTTTAGTAGAAGAAAAATATATATTAAGGATTCTTATATAGGTTTAGATTCTAATAATATATTTTCTGTAATGGTTGCGATACAATCTGATAGTTCTAAATTATATTTGTCAAATTGCATATTTGACCAATTAGATGGACTTAATTCAGAACAAAATCCTTCATTCATATTTTTAACTAATACAGCAAACAGAGAATTGGAAAGATTATGGATTTCAAATTGTAAATTTTATACTTCTATTGCAAGTCCATTTGTTTCACCAATACAAACAACTCCAATTATTATACAAGAAGGATTCATGACAGCAACAGGAACTATTTCTAAATCAGCTAATAGTGATACTATAAAAGGGAAGGGTACATTATTTACATCAGAATTAATAACTCCACCTAATTTTATTAAACCATTTTGTTTAGAATCCGAATATTATGGAAAGATACAGACTGTATTAAATGATACAGTTGCATTATTAAAAGTTGCAACAGGAACTAATCCACCTAATAGCTTAAAAAGTGTGGAATTTTATAATTCTAAATTTTACTATACAGTTTATGATGAAGAAGGAACATATGATGAAGTAATAGATACTTCAAATTATTCTATTATTTCCTTTCAAGGAGAATCTTGGTTTCCAACACAAATAATAGCTAAAGTAAAAATAAGAGGCACATATAGTTACGGACCTTCTACAAAACAAAAATCAACTGAAATAGAAAGATTATATTCTCTTACATATAAAAATTTAAAAATAAAAAGAATTAATGACGGAATTTTAAATGTAGATAGTTCTAATATGTTTATGATGAAGTTAAATAGAAATACATCTATAACTATGCAAGGGGTATCTGCATATCCTACTCCTATAAATTTATTAATATATCGAACAGATACAACATCTTATTCTTTAGCTTGGAGCAGTAATGTAATATGGCAAGAGGGAATAGTTCCTCCACCACCAAGTGTTAATATGATAGATGTATATTCATTTTTAGCTATTAATTTTTCAGACCTTGATATTAATTTAAATAAAAATGTATATATAGGCACTTTAATTAAATCTTTTCCTATACCTTATTAATTTTAAAATGAAAAAAATAATATTTTATATATCATTACTTCTGTTTTTATTTATAGGAAAAATTTATTCTCAACAAATTCCTATTGGATTTTTTAGTAATACTTCATCTGTTGAACAAAGAAATACAAAGGTTTTTTATATTTCAAAAAATGGAAATGATGATAACATAGGAACTTCTAAAACAAAATCTTGGAAAACTATATCAAGATTATTTTATGAACATATAATTCCTGGAGATACTATAAGATTTAAAGGAGGAGATACTATTTATGGAAGAAACGTTTTTAATATTATTAATTTTATTTCTGATACAAGCAAAAGAGTAGTTATTAATTCTTATGATACAGGAAAAGCAGTATTAAGACCTGATAGTTCTCAAGTATCAGTTCTTGAATTCAATTATAAAGATAAAATAAAAATTGAAATTTCTAATCTGATATTTATGGGTAACTATAATCCATTAACTCAATTAGGTGGTTTGACTAATACTTATGGAATAGTTATTTATAATTCCAACTATGCAGATGTAAATAAAAGAAGTGATTCAATGCTTGTAAAAATAGATTCTTGTGAATTTACTAAGTTTGTATATGCATCTATATTATACCAACATACACCAATTTGGAGTAATACATCTTATCAAAAAAGAAAAGGAATTTTTAGATTAACAAATAATAAGTTCTATAATTTAGGTGATATTGGTATCATGGCATCAGGTATAAAGGGTTGGAGTTCGTATATTTATAATAATTCATTTGAAAAAATAAGAGGAAGAACAGGACAACCTTATACATTTGCAGTTTGTTTTTTTAACTGTTCTCAAATGTTGTTTTATAGAAATTATGTAGACAGCATCGGCAAATATGAATCTCATGGTTCGTGTGGGTTATATTGTGGAGAAAGTGATTCTATTATTTACAGAGGAAATGAAGTAAGAAATATGTACGGTAATTTAGCAACAGGAAGCATACAAGAATGTTGTGCTTTATATTTGGATGGATTTTGTCAATACAATATAATGGAATATAATTATGTTGGGAACTGTTATGGTACAGCAATAGGAATGACAAATGGAAATTATAATATATTTAGATACAATATAGTCATATTAGATTCTTGCACAGCATCAGGTATAGGATTGGGATACGGAGGGTTAGGTGCAGGTCTTGAGGATAGAGTAGGAATAAAAACTTTTATTTACAACAATACATTTTATATGAAAAAAAATGTATTAGTAGGTATAACGGCTTGGTCTTCTGTAATACTTAATATGTCAAGAAATAAAGTGAATTTGGATTCAGTATTTATTTTTAATAATATATTTTATGCTGATTCTTCAAGGGCATGGTTAATAGATTCTTCAAGATTAGCAAATAATTTTTTTATTCATAATAATATTTATTATGACCAAAGGGGGGATAGTAGTAAATTAGTAGGTAGGGTAAATTCGTCAGCAGGATATTTAAAAACTTTTCGTCAATGGATAAATGTTCATAACATGGCTGATTCAACAGGTTTTGAAAAAACAGGTGGAGTTTATACTTATTATAATTCTAATCCGTTAATCACTTACATAGGAAAACGGCACAGCAAAATAAATCCATTTTATTTAGACACTTTAAACTCTTATAAAGTTTATAGTTATTCTTCTAATGCTATAAATCATGGAACTAATTATAATTCTATAATAAAAACAATAGCTGATACTTGTACGGTAGATTTTTATGGAAATTCAATTTCATATACAAGTCCCGATATTGGTCATTATGAATTTCAAGGTACAAGTCCATCTGTAATAACATTAAGTTCACCTGCTAATGCAACTGAATTTAGTCAAGGAATATTTGCATCTTTTAATTGGGCAACTACATCAACTGCAACATCTTATTATTTAGTTATTTATAATAATTTAGGAGATACCGTTGATAGTTATACAACAACATTAGGAACTCAAAGTGTTGCAATAGGATATTCTTATACTGAATCGTATTTATGGAAAGTTTTATCAAGAAATCAGTTCGGTTCAACATGGAGTAACACCACAAGAACCTTTACAATATCAGAATTTTAAAAATTAAATAATATAAAAATGAATAAAGTAACTTTATATAAAAGACCAAATAGTCAATTAGAATTAACAGTAAATGGATTGGTTGTAAAAAATAATTTTGCAACTGAATTTTATGATTCAACAACAAAAAGTCAAATCAATGATGTATTAAGAACAACAGATGGAACTAATAGATTAAGTGGAACATATAGTGATTCAACAACAGGTACTATATTTTATACTTATGATAGCAACAGTGCATTCGATGGTACAAGACAAATTAATATAACCTTTATTGACCAATCATAATGATAAGGCGATATAATTTAAATATTAGTTATGATGATAATAATCCAATTATAAGTTGGCAACCTTATCCTGATTCTGTAATGTATAGAGTGTATAGAGGAATGGATAAAAATGTAATGGAATTAATCAAAGAAACTAATTTGAATCAATATAAAGATAATGTTAATATAACTACTAATTTTGATAGAATGAAATACATTTATGTTATAGGTTCTGTTGATTCAAATGATACAGAAACTATATTTACAGATTATGTACAATTAGATTATTTAACAGCAAGTCCATATTTAAATATTATAAAAGAAATAAAAAGAAGGCATAATTTAGTATTAAATAGAATATCGGGAGAACTTGTTGATTTTTATATTAAAAAACAATCAGGAAAAAGATGTCCAATATGTTTTAATCAAATAACAAGAGATATTGAATCAACTGAAGTAATTTGTGAAACATGTTTCAATACAAGTTTTGAAGGTGGATTTGAAAAAATATCAGGAAAGGTTAGAATTAAAAATGCTAATGATACAATAACAGAAAATCCATATGGGTTTACATTAGAATCATCTAAACAAGGATTCATTTCATCGTATCCATTTTTAAATACAGGAGATTTTATAAGAACTCAACAAGGAGAAATTTATATAATAGATTCGGTAAATCATAAAAGATTTCAAGGTGTATTAACAATACAAAATTTAATGCTTAAAATTTTACAAACAACTCATCCTTATTATACAATAGAAATTTGAATACAATTGATGTAACATATAATATAAATTCAGATGAAGTAATTCGTCAAGTAGATGATACTATGAGAAGAATTACGGAAATCACAAGAGTAAATAGTTCTGAACAAGTTAGACTTATGACAGAAGTATATTCTTCATTAACGTCTATATTGGAAAATTATATGTCAAATGTAAGAAATCAATTTTCTACTTATATTGATATTGCAAAAAATACTTGGCAATTAGCAAGTTCGGATGCTAAGGATTATTTTGATGAACTTTCAAGAAAAAATGAAGAAGTAAATAATAAATTTAAAGTATTAACGGATGAAGCATTACAAAAGCAAAAAGATGCAACAAAGGAAAAATTAGATAATGTAGATAAAGAAACATCTGCTAAATTAGAATCTCTTAAAAAACAAGATGAAGCTGAAAGAGAATCTATGGAAGCAAGAAAAAAATTAAGAGAATTTACAGGAGGAATGAATGAAGGAATCGGTGGTATAATAGAAGCAGGTCATTTAGGTTCTACTACAAGTTCTATTTTAAAGATGGGTGGAAATTTAGTTGGAGGTGGATTAAATATTGCATCAGGATTAAATGCAGGTCAAGGTGTTAAAGATATAATGGGAGTTATGACAGAAGGCATAGGTATGTTAATTGAATCTGTTAAAGAAACTGATAATTTAAAAAGACAGATTATTTCGGGTAAAGGTATGCAAGGTGAAGATGTTAATTCTATTTACGGAAATGAATTAAGTTATGGTAAAAGTAACTCATTGCTTAATAGATTAAAAATAACAGAAGAACATTATGCAGGAACACCTGAATTTGAAGATAAAGCACAATTGCAATTACAACAGCAATATCAGCAGAGTAGAGGATTCGGAGAAGATACAGATTATCATAAATTAGGAGTTGATACAACATTAATTGGTAAATCAAGAGGAATAGGTGGTTCGGAAGTTGCATCATTATTTATAGAGATGCAACATAAATTACATGAACCAATAGAAAATTTAACAGGTAGATTTTTTCAACTTGATAATATTGCAAAAGATTTAGGAATTAATATAAAAGAAGTTATAAGAGGTTATCAACAATTAATGACTGATAATGAAAGATATGGATATACTCAAGAACAATTGATGGGATTCTATTCAACTTTTGGAGATGAAATAAAAAAAGGAACTATATCAGTTAGTCAGTTATCAGAATTTATGCGTGGTGTAGCAGGTATGGGAACAGATAAAAGCGTTGGACTTGCATCAATGCTTACACAAGACCAAGAAGGGTTGATGAATAATTTTTCAGGTAATAAACAAAATGGAAATCAGATTTTATCTATATTAAATAAGGCAATGAGTAGCGGTGATGAATTAGGTGCAGGTCAATTATTAAGAATGATGAATAATCCTGAAGCAGATTATTCTCAAGATAAAAATTTATCAGGATTATTAAAACAATATGGATTATCTCAAACAGATTTAAAGAAATTAAATCCTGATGTAGAAAAATTAATAATGGCACAGTCACAATCTATGGCAGGTCAATCAGGTGAAGGTATGGGAGGTAGTAGAGTAATATATGAAAAGATGATGGATATGATGGGAATGCCTTTATCTTCTAATTTATTTGATTCTATGCAACAACAAAAAGGATATGGTAGTGTTGGAACAAAATCAGGAGTTATGGGTTTGGATGATGCAAAAACAGAAGGAAAAGGAGTTATAGATAATCAAGATAAATTATTATATTCATTAGTTTCTCTTGCAGATAAGTTAGAAGGCACATTAAAATTAGGAATAGAAAGAACAGGTGCTATTGGTGAAGAAACGTATAAAACAACTCATGACTTATCATTAACAACTAAAGCAATGTTTGAGAGCATAAAAAAAGAAGGTGATAATTTAGTATCATTATTCGGTGGAAAAGAATGGTCTAAAGAATATGATAAGTTTGGAAATTCTGTTGATAATTTTGCTAATGCAGTTGGTGGTTTTACAAAAACAGTTGATGTAATAGAAAAAATTTCTGAAATTATCAATTATGTAAATCCTGGTTCATGGATTGCAAAAGGATTGGATTTTGCAGGACAACATAGTAAAGATTGGGATTTGTTTGGAGCAAATGATGGAATGGCTGATGGAAAATTTGGAGCAGTATTGCAAGGTATAACTAAAGCACACAGATAAAATGTCATTAAATTTTTTAACAAATACAAGAAGTGAATATTTTTCTATAATTGACCCATTATCATTTAATAATTTTTCTGATTTACAAAATCAAATATTATTAAATTCAGTTAAGGATTCAATAGGTTCTACTATTGCAGAAACATTTACTAAAGTGATGGGTGGAATTGATACATTTGATACTGATAGCGGTAACATAGCATCTATGATAGGCAATATAGCATCTAATATTTTACAAGAAAACAATATTTCTGAAGATACATTTTCATTTTACAAATTTAGAATAAATCCACAAAGATTAAAAATATCAAGACGAAAAATAATTGATGAAAAACTTGTAGGTTCGGGGTGGGATTTAGATACTGTAAATGAAGAAATGATTTCTATTGGTTATGAAGGTACAACAGGTTCATTAGTTCCTTATAATTTTTTTAATAAAACTGTTGAACCTTTAATGAGAGATTTATTGTCAAGGTATGGAGGTGGAGTAATTGGTAATATAACAGATTCATTTGTAGATATTCCTGTTCTTAATAGAAATCCAAAATTGTCAGCATCATATATTAAATTTTTAAACTTTGAACAATTTTGGAAATATAATAATAATGATTTGTTATTTGTATGGGAAGATAATTGTTACATCGGCAAGTTTACTGATTTTTCATATAATTTATCAGAAAAAGAACCATATCAAATAATGTGGTCATTTAACATAAAAGTATATCCTGATTTTAAATATAATTTATATACAGGATGGATTGATGAAAAACAATATAAAAAAATTCAGCAAGTATTTAACAGACGATTTGAAGAAACAGAATTACTTGATAATCAAGACCCAAAAAATATAAAATCTTCAATATCAGTTATAAAAGGGTATGAAGATAAATTAACATTAGAAGAAACAGATGCTATAAGTTGGTTTGAATCATTAGGAAAAACATTGTATAATAAAAATGGAAAACTATTTCTTGAAAATTCTAATTTAAATAAAGGTGTAGATTTATCTAAAATAACACCAAGAGAATTAGCAGAATTGTATAAAGAAAATTCTAATATAGATTTATTTGAAGATTCTATCAAGTTTAATTTAAAAAATAATGTATCAGAAAAAAATAGTATAATAGAAAACACTGCATCTTCACAATCGGGTGAAGATTTAAATAAAATAGAAAAAGAAGTAAAAAGCAATTATTTACCAAATCCTTAAATTAAAAAAAAATGAACATTACATCTAAAAGCATTGATGGTGAAATTAAAGTTTTCATTGATAATGTAGAAATTGGAATTATAGTTGGTACACAAGGAAAATATGTACTGATTGAAGGTAATATGAAATGGAAAATGTCTTATAATTTATTTAATTAAACGTGTTCAAAAAAAAATGTTATGTTCATGAAATGTGAACATGATAAAATATTGAACAAAATTTTACAAAAAAATGGGAAATACAGTATCAGCGTTTGCACCTAATTGCAGAGTATTTATTTTAGTTGATGATGTTATGCAAGACGATTATACAACAAATCCGCAGAAATCATTCTACAAACTAAATTCAATACAAAGTATAACTTCAACTATTTCAGTAGATGGTGGAGGTTCGGCAAACATACGTCTAAATGATAAAGATATGAAATTTAGAAAGTATTTTCCATTTAAATATTTAAATACAAGAACATTTGGAGATGAAAAAATTGAAACAAAAGATGAAGCAGTTGCAGTTTCGGATTTAGAAAGAGAACCATTGCCTGTTGCATTAACTAATGGTCAAGAGTTAGAAGCATATAGAAGTTTATTATCAAAATATGGACAAGAGTATGATGCATTAAAGGCAATGTCTATATTAGCAAAAGGAAGAACTGTTTATGGTGATGAACCTGAAAAGCATGGTGGGTTATTAGTTCCATTATTCACTTCTCAAAATTTAATTTGGATTCATTATTTAGGTCGTGATGGATATTGGTATAAAAAATTTTCAGGAATAATTGTAAAAGTTGATGATTCTGATACATCGAAAAAAACTCCTGAAATAAATTTACAATGCAGAACATATGATAGAATGTTGGAATATTCACAAATCATAACAGGTTCTAATAATATTGGGGGATTAAAAAATACAGAAATACCATCTCTTAAAAATCAGAAACAAACAATTAGTTCTGTTAATAAATATGCAGGAAAAGCATTTAATGAAATTGTTGTTGATGTTTTTAGAACAACAAATCAATTTTTTATTCAAGATAGACAAGTTAAAGGGAGAGATTATAGATATTTTAAAGTTAAAAATATATTTGGATTCGGTGATGATATTGAAGAAGAAAAAATAGAAAAAGAAGTAAAAGAAAATCTTGAAATAAAAATATTTGGAACAAATGAAGTTCCTGATGATATTAAAAAAAAACTTATAGGAAATTGGACTTATTCAAGAATAACAGGAACATATTATTTAGAAGATGGTACATTTATTTATAATGATAATGGAAAAACAGAAGATGAAGTTTTAAAAACTAATAATTCAAAAACAACTAAGACAGTGTTACAAGATGGAGAAAAAGGTTATCATATATCAGACCCAAGATTTAAATTAAAAAAATATAAATATGATGAAGCATTAAGTATATCTGATGATTTTTACCCTGGTTCTGAAGTTATTAGAAATAATAAAAAACTTATTACTAAAGAAGAAAAGGCATGGATTCAAGTTTTGATGGCGGATGATTTTTTCGGAGAAAGAAAACCATTTCAAAATTTAGTAAAGACAAGTTTAACATTATTCAATACAGAAAAACAAACACCAAATGATATTTTAAAAGAATTAAAGAATATAGTATTAGCATATATTTATTTTGATGGAGATGGTACAGTTAAAATAGAAAGACCATATTTTGATATTGATATGAGTTTCATTATGAATGAAAAAGGTGTATCAGTTGAAGAAGTTCCTGCTGATTATGATAGAAGATATATAATATCAAAAAAAGATATAAGTTATAAATCATGTAATTTTTCAGAGGGAGAATCTCAAATTGTAACAAGAGTTGAATTACAAGCTAATCCAAATTTTGTATCGTTTGATGCTAATGTAGGTAAAAATTTAGAAGGATATTCTAATTCTTCTTTTAAAACAATTTCAAAATTTGGAGAAAGATTTGTTACACTAAAACCAATTGTTTCTCAAGGATTTCGTTCATCATCTCAATCAGAAGATATATTAAATTCTTATTGTTATGCTCAAAAATTATTATTAACATCTGATTCTAAATCAATGAGTTTTGTTTTAGACCAAAGACCTGATTTACAATTAAACAGACCATTACTTCATCTTGATAGAGGTATGGTAACTCTAATTACAGGATTGACTGAAAATTTTGATTTTTCAAAAAATACACATACAACAAATGTTAAAGGAAAATATACAAGATTTGTTGGTGACCAATTAATAAATCCCTGGAGAAAAAAAATAAAAAGAAGTGATGGTGAAGATGCAAGTAGTAGCGGTTGGGAAATTACAGATTGGGGAAATGGTGTAGACCCTGTTGATTTAAGTAAACCTGTAAATGTATTGGGTGTAGGGATGGATATATTAGACCAAGTAGGATATAATGATAATTCAGAAACTTATGAATCAATAAAACAATCTTTTAATACAGCTATAAATAGTTTAAATTCATCTTTTAATTTTGAAGAAGAAAAAATTACATGTTTAATATTAAGACAAAATAGAAGTAATGTAACAGATTATGATAGCGGTAAACAAGATGTGATATATTTTATATGGAAAGAAAATGGTATAGAAAAATATGAAAAATTTGTTGGATGTGGTGGCGACCCGCAAACAAATGAAAGTAGATGGAAACAAAGTTCTTATGGAGAATATTGTAAATTAGCAAGTGGTGTATATAGATATAATAATGCATCTAATATAAATTCTGATAATAAAACTTCTGTATTAAAAATGCAATGTGATGATTTCAATTTTGTAAAATTAAAAAAAGGGTCTGAAGGATTTAAAAATTCTAATGAAATTTTTAATTCAAAAAATATAAGTAAAGTATCGGATATAAATAATCAAAATCAAAAATTAATAAGTTTCTTATGTTCAAAATCTGTTATATTATATAATACAGCAGATGGAATAGAAGGCAATGATAAACAGATTTGTTATGATTCTTTACATGTAGAAATACAATCTGCAAATGAATTTATAAGTAAAATTATAAATACACAAACATATTTAGATGTTGTTGTATATAATTACAATGACGTTAAAAATGAAAATCCAAATACAATAACATCAGTTGGTACGGATTTAAATGAATCTGATATACGAAATGTGTTATTGTATATATATGCTATTAATCATAATAATGTAGACAATACTTCCAATGGAATTAAATTGAAAGAAAATGGCATAAAATATTCTGATATAAATCCTAATACTAATGATAGTGGTAGACGTGGAATGTATATGATAACTCAAAATTTTTCAGGAATATCAGATGATAAAAAATGGATTGACTTTATAAATTCTAAACAAGTTCAAGACAGTTGGTTTTCTGATTATTTAGAATATATATATAAGGTTATAAATAATGATGAGGTTAATGTAAATAATATGTCTGTAAAGAAAAGGATAAATTTATTAATAGGAAAAGATAATAGTGATTATTTATCAGTGTCAATATCTAAAAATGCAGGTACAAAAGTTTATAAAAATCCATCGGCTAATTTATCACAATCATTGCCTGATTTTCCAATTGATTCTGTTACAAATTCATTAGCAGGTATTATAGGATTGATTCATATAGGATTTACTGAAGCTATGTTAAACAGTCCTGAATCAGATTTTAAGAGTATATATAATAATAATTTCAATACTGTAATAAAATATTTATCACAATATTATTTATTTAATTCATGGGATGAATCAAGTTTTGATATTTCATCTTATATATCTACTTCAAAATCAACAACAATAGACAGTAAAACATTAAAAGGGAATATTGCAATATGGAAATTTATTAAATTTATGGGAATAATAAAATTATGAATATAAATGAAATATTTGCACAAGTAAATAAAAATACATCTGAATATGATTTAGGTACATCTGATTTTGCAGTAACAATAGATTCACCTAAAAATGGAACAGTTGCTATACAGTTAATGCAAAGAAATACTGTTTATAATGAGTGTATATTAGTAGGAAATCAAAATGTAAGTAGCGGAACAAGAGGTATAGTTTTATTTGTGTCTAAAGCTAAGTATCCATGCTTTATTCCAATATATTTTGTAAATGATTCATCAATTAAAATACCTGATGGCTCAATATCTATAAAAACACAAAAACCAATTAATGAAAAAGATTTTGCACAGACAGATTTTATAAATTTAAGACCATATATGATGCAGAATGGATTATCTGAAGGAGTACATTTTAATTTCAGAACTAAAGCACCTGAATCACAACAATGGGGAACTAAGGAAACTATACAAGCAATAACTAATATTATAAAAGAATATTGGTTATTTACAAAAGGGAGTATAAAATTAATTCCAGGTGATATAGGATTAAAACAAGGAGGAAAATTTGAAACTCATGAAGGTAGAGGTCATGCAACAGGTAGAGGAATTGATATGTATTTATCAAATGGTTTAGAAAATAATGCAACTGTAAATAAAAATAATAAACAAGACATAATAAATTTATTCGATATAATGTTCTCACAAGGTGTAGTTGCAATTTTATGGATACCACCTGATTTTTTAAAAGCGGAACTTGAATCAAGATATAAAGGAAAAATTGTATATGCAAGTTATCATGCAGACCATTTTCATATAAGTTTTATAGGAAGTCCATATTAATGAATAATTTTAAAAGACCATTAAATAGCGATATTGTTGGAGTTGATTTATTTAGTATATTAAAGAATTTATATACTTCTTTAGATATAAATAGGCAACCATTTGATTCACAAGAAAAATTTATTGCCTATTTTAATGATGGATTAGATTTACTTGTTCAAAATATGACTGAAATTATTTCTTATGATATTATTATGAATAGATATAATGAATCAAGATTGAATTTGACATATGGTTTAAAATTTGAAGATATTTTTTTAAATTCAAAATTTACAGCACATACACATCCAAAATCATTTGATGAATTTCATAAAAGACCAAGTGATGGAGATTATTTTATATTAAAAAATTATACAGGACTTCATTATGTTATTGATGAATCGTATATATATTGTATATCATTTTTAAAAGATTCAACTAATGGCTTTTATGGTAAATGGAATTGGACAAGCGGTTTACCAATATATGTATCTGATGAACATTATGATATAGAACAAATGAAATATCAATATGATTCTTATTCTTCAGATGAAAAATTATTAGTATCAAATAATTCAGAAAATATTGAATCAGGAATTTTTGAAATACATAAAGACGGAACAATAAGATTAGAATCTAATATATAATGGATAAAAAAACAGTCGGCATAATATTAGGGAAACCTAAACCAAGTGAATTTTCAAATGAACAAATCGTTTCTGAAAATAATAATCCTATAATATTAAAGGTATATGCTAAAGATGTAGACTTTGATTTTGATTTAGATAATAATGTGTATCTTAAAAATGTAAACAATTTAATAGAAAGAGGGAAAAATTTAATTCAAGAATTTGAAAATTCAGATGAAACATATTCAAAGGATAAAAATATAAAATGTTTAAGATATTTTTTAGATTCTTTAGAAACAATATCATTAACATCTAATGAATTTTTAATATCAAGTCAAATTTTGAAAATGACTGCATCAGAAACTATTAAATTATTAAGTAAAGATATTGAATTGGGTTCATTGGAAGATATTGATAATTTAGATGATGATGAAGATTTAAAATATGATTATGTATTAACTAATAAAAAATTTAATAGATGGTGGAAAAATGTTTTGAAACCATTTATGAATAAAATAAATGAATTTATGAATCATTATAATGTACACACACATAGTGGCACAGTTCCACCACCATTAGGTTCAGATGCAATAAGACAATATAAAGATATAAATGATAAGGCATCAACATCTGAAAAATTAATTTCATCTAAAACAACTAAGACTATATAATGGCAAGAAATGTTGAAATATTAAAAACTGATTTACAATCTACTTATGAAAATTATATTCTTAGAGATGTTCCTGATTTTGAAGATGATGTTTATTTAGTTCCTATTAAAATAAGAATTAAAGAAAATTTAAAGAGATTAACAAGCGGAATTTCTGTATCAGTAAATAGATTTGTTGGTGATGATACGGAAGAAATGAAAGCGGATATAATAAATATTTATGATATATTAGGATATGGTGGAGATTCAAGCGAAAGTTTAACAGATGATATACTTGCTTTACAAAAAGATTCAACATCATTACATTTAGATATTGATAATATATATGAAATACTTAATGATTCTACATCATCAGATTCAAGTGCGTTGTTACCAAGAGTTGTTGCATTGGAAAATGAATTAGAAGAATTTCATAATGATGCAACAACTCAATATGGGTTTTATATAAGAACAGGAAATACAGTAGAAACAAAATATAAAAATGGAACTAAAAGATTAAAACCTGATATTAATACTGCAATTGATGATGCATATACGGATGGAGGAAGTGTTATTGTTCATCCTAATGAAACATATTATGATGAACCAATTTTATTAAAAGATAATGTTGATGTTGAATTAGAAGATGGAGTTATAGTTCAAAAAAGTTCTGGAGCAGGTTGCATTAATAATTATTATTTGAATATAACATCATCGGTTTATGGAAAAGGAATATTAAGAAGTAGTTATGGTGATGTAATACGTCTTGAAAATAGTGGTAGTAATATATCAATAGAATGTAAAGAAATAATATCAACAGGATTCAATGCATTTGCAATATTTTCTATAATTCCTTATTTTAAAATTAAATGTGATTATATATATTCAGATTATTTGGGAATATATCATAAATTATATAATTCAACTTGTTTAATAGATGTATTTAAAATTGAAACAGGTATAGATGGCACAAATACAACAGGAGGAACTGCATTAGTAGTTAAAGGAAATGCACATATTAATATAGATGAAATAATATGTAATAATACAGGTCATACATTTAGATATGATGGAGGTGGAACATGTTATGCTAAAATAAGAAAGCAAACATTAACAAGAAATCATCCATCTGTATCAACAACTGCATTATCAATATTAAGAACACAATCAGCAGACCCATGCATTTTGAATTTAGAATTTGATGAAATTCTTGCTTTGAATGGAACAGAATCAGTTTCAGCAGGTGCTATATTTCAAAGAGGTGAAATTAATTTGAATGGTAGAAAAATATATACGGATAATGATAGTGCTGTATCATATCAAAAAAGTTCATCAGTATATGCAGGTGGATTAATAAATGTTAAAGAGATAAAATCAAATAATTGGTCAGCAGTAGATATTAATACAACAGGAAAAGTTATTATAAGAGATTCTAATCTTATAGGTAATGTTGATAATTGGGGAGCATTAAATGTTGGTTATACATACTCAAGTAATTTAGAACTTATAAATACACAAATAACAAATTTAAATACAGGTTCACATCCATATGGAATTCAAATTGGAGTTGATTCAACAAAATTTGTATTAGATTCAGTTTCAATAGATGTACCAACAGATTTAGTTGGCAAAAGTATAAAATCAGATGGAACACAAACAGTATATATTAAAAGACCATTGTGGGTAAATGCACCATATGATGATACGATAAATTTAATAGGAAATATAATAGGTTCATACTAAATAAAAATAAAAAAAAACATATGAAAAAAATATTAATATTAATTATATTACTTGTTAGTTGTAATATAGGATTTAGTCAAACTCCGCAAAAATGGAATTTAGGTAAAACAAGAATTACTGATAGTGTACTTGCTAATGGCAAATATGAAACTACAATAAAATCAGATAGTAGCATAAGAATGTCAGGTTATATGTTTATACCTAACAGAATAAATGGAGATATAGATATAACAGGATTATTTAAAGTTAATGGAACTGCAATTTCAACAGGTGGAGGTGACGTATTTAAAAGTCAGAAAAATAATTTTACATTTCCTAATGTATTTTCTGATAGTACAATTTTTGAAGATGAAGTTTTTATAGGAGATAATTTATTAATGAGATTTGGAAATTATTCTATATTTCCAAATGTGGGATTAAGGGGGTATGCTAACTCAATGGAGTATTTAGGAAATGCTCATTATTTTAAAACAGAATATGATAATCCGTTTCTTCAGATAGATTCAACAGAAGGAATTAAATTAATGGCAGGAAATTATAGAATTGGAACAAAAACACTTTTAGATAGTATATTAAATACAAGAAATACGTTTTTAGAAAAAACTACATTTTCAGATACTTTAAGAGCAACTAATTATGTATTGTTTGATTCTTTAAAAGTTTTTAATAAAATTAATTCAACTGATATTGATATAACAGGAACGTATAAAGTAAATGGAGTTCCAATTACAACAGGAGGTGGGGATGTCTTTAAAAATTCAAAAAATGAATTTACATTTCCTAATGTATTTACTGATAGTACAATATTTCAAGACGAAGTATTTATAGGTGATAATTTATTAATGAGATTTGGAAATTATTCTATATTTCCAAATGTAGGATTAAGAGGAAATACAAATTCAATGGAGTATTTAGGAAATACACATAATTTTAGAACAGAATATGATAATACAATAGCATTGATAGATACTAATGGTATCAATATTTTAACAGGTAGTAAATTTACTATTAATTCAGTTTCTATACTTGATACAAGTTTAACTGATGAAAATATATATAAAACAAACAATTTAGATACTTCTAATATTTCATTTTTAAATCAGAGAAATACTTTTGTAAAAAGAACTTTGTTTAGCGATTCATTAAGAGCAACAGCTATTGTTAATTTTGACAGTATGAAAGTGTCAGGACAAGTTAATTCAGGTTCATTGATTACAAACACAGTAAATGCATCAAGTAGTATTACAGCAACAGATTTCACAGGTTCAGGAACAAACATTACTGATTTAGATGCAAATAATTTAGTTATTGGTACTGTAAATAATTCTCTTTTAAATTCTAATGTAGCTATTCATGGAACTAATTTAGATACTACAATTACTCCTAAACTAAGTATGAACAATACTTTTACAGGAACAAATGTATTTACAGGATTTGGTGATTTTAGAAAAAAAATAGGAGTAGATACTATTACAGTTTCAGGTAATGGAGGTTCTCCAAGCGACTTAGAAATCACTGCTGGTGATTCGATAAGACTTAATTCAAATACAAAACTAAACGGTAAGTCTCTAAGTATTGACGGAAGCAATAAAAGCAATGTTACGGTGTTTGGAAATTCAAGTTTAAAATTTAAATCCGGAGGAAATGACACGATAAAAACTACGGATGATTATAATTTAATACTTGGAACGGCAGATACTTCAAGGATAACCATTTCAAATAGAGGTGATATTACGTTTCCAAACCAACAAAAGACTTATGGAGTTTGGTATAGGGATGGGAAAAGATTTATGCATACGACAAAACCGATTGGTTCGCCAGACACAGTTAATAGTATTGTAAGTTATAATTTATTCTTAGGGACTGAGGCAGGAAGTGTTAATCCGTCATTTTCATCTTACGGAGTAAGAGGTTACGAAGGAAATTACAATATTGGAATTGGAACTTGGGCTTTAAAAAGTTTAACAACAGGACATTATAATTTTATGATAGGGAGTTTTTCGGGTAGCTTAATTACATCAGGTAGCTCAAACTTTGGAATGGGCAACTATAATTTAACAAATCTCACAACAGGAGTAGGAAATCTCGCATTGGGTAACAATGCAATGCAGTATTCGGGAACTGCTGTATGGGGAAATACAATGATAGGGGCAAGTTCGGGGACAGGAGTTGCAGGAACTTCATCTTATTGGCAAAATACAGCTATTGGCATATCTACATTAGCAAGAATAACAACAGGAACAAAAAATATAGTTATTGGAAGTTTAGCAGGGGGCAGTATTACATCGGGGAGTTACAATATAATTATTTCTCCACAATCATACGACCAATACGGTCAATATTTTAACAGGGGAAAGACCACAACAGGAAATTACAATATACTAATAGGCGATTCAACAGTCAGAGTATACAATACAAATGGTAGCATAGGACTTAGTATTGATTCAACAGCAAGTAAACATTTAAATATTGGACAAACATTCTTTGCAAGAGATATATATACAGATACTGTAAAGACAGGTATTGGAATAAGAGAAGATAGTATAACTGCAAGATTACATATAAAAGCAGGGCAAACTCAAAGACATACAGCACCATTAAAATTCAATAGTGGTTCGTTACTTACAACTCCAGAAGTTGGAGCAGTAGAATTTCTTACTGATAATTTATATTATACACAGACAACAAACACTTCAAGAAATAGAATAGCTATCAACAGAAGTGATACTTTATCAACTTATGCAAGTTCCGTATCAGTAACTATGGATGGAAGTTTGAAAAGAGTTACACATTCACAAAATTGCACACTTAATGCAACAGGAGGAGTGATAGGCAGTAGTATTGTTTTTGCTTTTACTAACGCATCGGGTTCAGCTAAAACAATAACATTTGGAACTAATTTCAAGTCAATGGGAGTAGTTACAGTAAATGGAGCAACAGGTGCTGATGATGAAGCAACAGTGACTTTTATGTGTCTTGATGGAACAACTTGGATTGAAACCGCAAGGTCAGTGGGGATGTAATGAATAAAGAATTTTATCAAGAATATAAAAGATTTCAAAGAGGTTCTTTAATAAATGTATTAATAGCAATTATATTATTATTTTTATTTGTAGGAATATGTAAATGTCAACAGTCAATCAATGTTCAAAGCAGGTGGGAATGGGATTTTTGTATGTCAAACCAAAACCACTTTATAGACAGTAGTATATATGATTGTGAAACAACATATCCTATTCCATTATACAGAATAGAAACAAAAATAATAGGATACAGATATGAAAAAATAGAAGCGGGTAATGGATATTATATTTTAAAATATAATATATATGAATCTAAAATAATTTTTTTAGATAATAATCTTAAAGAAATAAAAAATGAATGACATATTATTTGAATTAAAAAAAAATGAGTTAGAATATGATTTAGATTTTGATTTTGGTATTGTTGATAATGTGAATAATGGTTTACTTGATATATTGAATATGCAAAGAAATTTTTTATATAAAGATTGCATTTTAGTTGGTAATTATAATCCAATAAAAAATGATAAAGGATTAATTATATTCGTTTCAAAAATAAAGTATCCATGTTTTATTCCATTTTTTTTTATGAATAATAGTGATAATAATTTATACGGAAACAATGATGTTATAATAAGTTCAAAGGGAGATTATGAAGCGGATACAACAAAATTAGAATCTGAATTTATAATTAAAGTAAATGAATTATGTAATAGATTAGGAATTAATTCAAATGATTTATTAATGGTTATAAATTTTGAATCAGGATTTAATGCACAAGCTATAAATCCAATTTCAAAAGCAGTTGGATTGATTCAATTTTTACCATCAACTGCAATATCATTAGGAACAACAGTTACATATTTATTTACTTTAAATAAAATTCAACAATTAGAATATGTTGAAAAATATTTTCAACCTTATAAAAATAAATTAAAAAATTTACAAGATGTATGTATGGCTATATTTTATCCTATTTATATAGGAAAATCATCAACAACAGTATTTCCTGATAATGTTCAAAAAGTTAATAAAGGCATTGTTACAATTCAAGATTATGTAAATTTAGTAATAAATAAGGCAAAAAGAAAATCGGGATTATTACAGATAAGTGGTGATGGAACAATTAAATTAGAACATTAATAAATTTGTATATTTAAATAAATCCAATATGATAGATAAAGATAAATTTTACAATTCTTACAAAGAACAATTTGGTTCTTTAACACAATCTCAAGTTGATGGAATAAATTCAATTTTAGACAATTTTGAAAAAGATGAACATATGACTTATTATAGTTGGTTAGCGTATTGTTTAGCGACTTGCAAACATGAAACCGCAAATACATTTCAACCTATAAAAGAATTTGGTAGAGGTAAAAATTATAAATATGGAAAGGTAATAAACGGACAAGTTTATTATGGTAGAGGATTTGTACAATTAACATGGGATTATAATTATAAAAAATTAGGAGAAAAATTAAATATAGATTTATATAATAATCCTGATTTGGCATTAGAGTTAGAACATGCAACAAAAATAATGTTCATAGGTATGAGAGAAGGGCTGTTTACAGGTAAAAAATTAAGTGATTATTTAAATGATTCAGTTACTGATTTTTATAAAGCAAGAAAAATTATTAATGGATTAGATAAAGCAAGTTTAATTCAAGGGTATGCAGAAAAATTTTTAAAATGTATAACTATAAAAGATGGCAATTAAATTACGTTCAAAAAAAGAAATAATTGAAAATATACAAACAAGCATCAGAACAGATTCAGGTGATGGAATAGCAACATATGAAAATTCTTCAGCATATGATATATTCATTAATCCATCCGCAGAATTAGTTATTGATTCTGATGTTGTTGCTGATTTCATATCAAGAAGCAGAAGCCTAAATGAATTAGAAAGAGTAATAAGAGATGCACAATATCAAGATAGATTACGATATGCATTGAACTATACATTTCAAGAAGTTCAACAATATATTTCATCAACCTTAGATAATTTAGTTTCTAATTGGAATGAAGAAAGAAGAACTGCACAAAAAGCAAAAGGATTTATCAAATTATATTTCAGAACAAATTCACCTGTTACTTTATCATCAGGATTAATTTTTAAAACTGATAATAATGTTTCATTTCAAACAACAAATTCCTTTACTGCATTTACACCATTTTATGATTCAATAGAAGGATTATATTATGTTGAATGTTCAATAGAAGCAGTATTATCAGGACAATCAGGTAATGTTGAAGCAGGTTCAATAATAAATATAGTATCTTCAACTTCAAATTTACAGAAAGTTGTAAATTTAGAAAGAACAAAATTTGGAAAAGAAATTGAAACTGATTTGCAACTTATAGATAGAGTTAGAAATAGTTGGAAAAGTAGAAACACAACTGTATTGAGTGGGTTTGTTAGAAAATTATTTAATTATCCTGGCGTTATTGATTTGTCAATAGTCATGGCAGGTGATAGTGAACAAAAACGAAACGAAAAAAATGCAGTTGATATATATATTATATCGGAAGAAAATCCACAATTAAAAGAAGATACATTTAATAGTGTATCAGCAAGATATGCATGGGAGAGAATAGATGATGAAATAAATTATGAAATATATCCTACAAATTACGATTCAACATCAACAAGTTCATTTAAATTGTTATCACAACCTGTTATGTCTATATCAGAAGTTTCGTATTCAACTTCACCTTCAGGTTCATACTCAATAATAACAAGTCCTAATTATGAATATGTTGCAGATACAACAAGTGGATTTGCTCAATCGGTAAAGGGACATGATTATATAAGGATAAATAATTCTGCATTGCCTAACAATACATGGGTTAAAGTAAGTTATAGTTATGATAGATTATTTAAAGATTTGCAATCTTTATTTTTAAGTTATAACAATGCTATAATAGGTGCAGATTTATTATTTAAAAAAGCAACTTCTATTGATGTTAATATATCAGCAGTAGTTAAATTATTTTCAGGATTTAATACAGGAGATGTTCAATCCGTTATATCATCGGATTTAAATATATTCTTTAGCGGTGGAATTGATTCAAATGGAATAGAAAGATTACCATTTAAATTAGGACAAAAAGTTGATAAGTCGGATATTCTAAATGTTATAATAGATGTTGAAGGAGTAGATTCTGTTGATATTGATTCATTCACAATAACTATTAATGATGAAGAAGTTTTACAAACATATACACCAAAAATCAATGAGTATTTATCATTTGGTACAATTACATTTTTATCTCTATCAGGGGGTTCGGTAACACCAATTAAATCATTTATAAATATAATTACAGAATAATGAATATATCTCTTATAAAATCACCATTTAATTCACATGATAATATTCTGTATAAATTTATTAAAAAATCTTTAGTTGATGGTAAAATTTATGATGATACTGATATTGCGTTTCCATATACAAAATTAAAGACAAAATATAAGATAAGAATAACTGATATAGTAGAACCAATATATATATACCTTAACAATACTCTATATATAGAGTATGATGGTTCGGAATCTACTTTTGATTTTTTTGTAATGCCTTTGTATTCAAATAAAATACAAGTTTTAGATTCTGATAATAATTTAAAATTAGAGTATAGATTCAATTGTTATAACATACATATTTTTTTAGCGGAGTTTTCAAAACAATATAAAGTTATATGGAATAAATTATATCAAGCATTAGCGAATACATATTATGATACAAATGTAGTTGAAGATTTAGATGGCACTTCATTAATACCTGAAGATAGATATACAAGAGCAGTTGCGAAATTACTTGGTACAGAACGATATAGTAATTTAACTAATTCGGAATATTATAATTTTCTGCATAATGTATTCAATATGCATTTACATGCAGGAACATATCAAGGATATTATCAACTTCAACAAGCGTTATATGAATATATAGATAGAATAGATTTAATACCAATTGAACAATATATACCATTTAAAAATGAGTTATACAGTAAATTATTTTATGATTCAACTAATCATAAAAAAATAAAAGTATATCCAACATATACTAATATAAATAGTGAATGGGGTATAATTAATTATACTAATTATGAACCATCATCATCAAATCTAAATGGTTATGTTTATGTAGATGGTGAATTGAATACAGATGGAACAGATTTAGGTGCATTAAAAGTAAAATATACAGAAGAAAAAGAATTTTTTAAAAGAGAAAATATAGTAGTTGATTATTTTGAAACAGAAGATATTTATAATGATGAGTTTGGTATCTATACAGGTTTTGAAGATGGTAAATATATAGTATTAAGAAATCCAATAATTGATGGTACAGTTACTATATCTAATACAGGTTCGGTAAATATTTCTGATTCAGCATATTTAACAGATGATGAATATAATATAGTATCAATCGGCTCAAGATATTCAGATGAAATACTTAGTATTGATGCAACTTATAAAACATATGATAGACCAAATATATTAGGACAAATTGAATTAGATACTACAAGTTTAAGAAAAATAGAAAAAATATATTTATCGGGACATTCTGATACAGATGCAAGTTATCTAAGTTATAAAGAACATAATTTTGGTTCTGTTGTTATTGTAATAAGAGCAATACAAAAAATAGATGATGAATTAAAAAATATAATAAATAGATTATTAAGAGATGTGTTGCCGATACACATACAATATTATTTAGTATTTTCTACTGCTGATATTTGGTATGAATGGGGACAAACAGATTTTACATTTCTTTCACGTTTTGGTGATGGTACAACATTAGGAACATATCCAACAATAATATTTGGAGATTTAAAATAAACTTATAAAATAAAATGTCAATACAAATAATAAATACAACAGATACACCTAATGCAGGAAGGATTAAAATAAATTCAAATTTTGAATCTGTTGCAAATGAATTAGATAATAAATTAAATATTGATGGTTCAAATTCAGTACAATCATCAATAGACATGGGTGGAAATAGAATAGTAAATGCAGGTGCAGGTATTGATGATGATGATTATATAACAAAGTCACAAATGATAACAGAAACAAACCATCTTGTTGTAAGACGATATATATATTGCAATCCTGATTATAATCAAAATCAAAAAGTATTATATTTAGACGGAACAAGTCCTTATTTTGGAATTAAGGTTGATACAATTTCAACTGCATTAGCTTATACTGAAGGAGCAAGTGATGGTACAAAATATGAATGGTCAATTAAAGTTCCTTATAAATATGATTTTTGGAAAAATGAAAGTTTTGTACATTTTAGTAGTGGATTAAATATATTCGGAGAAGGTAGACCTGTTGTTGAAATTTCGGATGGAACAGTTGCAGGTGTTGCTGATATAATGGGAAATTCAAGGATAGAAGGAATGACTTTAATTTATAGAGATGGGAAAGAATTGAATCTTGGGGATGGAGTGAAGATTGATAATTGTGATATATTTTTAAGTAATACATCAGGATTTCTTCCAAGAAAAATAAATATAAATACTGCAATAATAACAAGAAGTAGACTTATAGCAGATTCAATTGTATTAGATAGTACAACAGGAAATTATATTGATGATTGTGTTATTAATGTTGAAAATTTTACAAATCCAACTAACAATGATGCAAATACAACAAATAAAACAAATACAAATTTAGCGAATTATTTTAAAACATATGAAGATATATAAATGAAAAAATTATTTTTAATAATATTACTATTAGTAATATCAAACATATCATATTCACAATTTCGCATTGGTCAATCTATAACATTAAAAGATTCATCGGGATATTTAGTTATAAATGCTCCAATTAAAACGAATACAAGTATTGATTGGCTTAGTCCTAAAAATTTAGATTCATCTATTGCAGGTTCAGGATTATCATTATCAACATCATCAGGATTGATTGTAAATGTAGGTAAAGGATTACAAATAACTAATGACACAATAATAACGGATAATAGTTTATTATTTTCTTTAGATACAACAAAATTAGGTTATCTTGCAAAAGGACAAGTGTGGACAGGCAATAATACATTTACAAGTTCAAATGTTTTTTATGGTAATACATATTTTGGAAACATAGAAACAGATAGAATATCTGCAACTAATGATATTAGCGTAAATGGTAGTGTGGATATTACAGGAACATATAAAGTAAATGGTGTTGCACTATCTATTGTTACTGTTGATACTTCATTATTGATGCATAAAACAGGAACTCAATCAATTACTGCTCACACTACATTTACTAATGATTTAACATTATCAGGTGGTACTATTTTAAATGCATCTCAAATAAATGCAGATTTATTGGAAATGGGAACAGGAATAATAAATTCAGGTGATGTATATATAACAGGAGAATTGCATGTTACTAATACATCGGATAGTGTTATGATTCACATAGATAATGTATCAGCATATGGATTAAAATCTTCGGATGGTACAGATAACATTCCAAGTTCAGCAGGTTATTATGGTCTTGGATTTACTAATTTTTTAACAGAACCTAATGTATGGATTAGAGTTGAATACAATAATGCAGATTATATAATTCCATTATATACATATACACCTTAATTAATAAAATAAAATAAAAAATAAAATATATGAGTTATCCAAATTCAGATTCAACAAGTTCTGATGTTCAGAAAGTTATTTTTAATCCTGGAATTGTAAGTTTCAATGAAGATTTCCAAGCGATAGAAGATAACAGAGAACTTGAAGATATTACAAGATTTAACAGTATAGTTAAAAAAAATGGTATAGTATCAGATAAAAGAACCAATGATACAACTGTATTATTTCCATCTGTTGTATCGGGAAATCAAATATCAATATCTAAAGGTACAGGATTTACAAGAAACGGAGCAAGAATATATATACCTTTAGCATTATCTATATTAGATGTTACAGCATTACCTAATTATGTAACTCCAAGTTCAACTAAAGATGTTTATATAGTTTTAAGAAAAATATCTCAAGATTATCAAAGTAGGTCACATCCAATAACAGGAGTTTCTACATATACAAGAAAAAGATTAAAATCTGATAATACTATTGTAGAATGTTTTGTTGATGATACAACTGTTAGAGATGATGAATTGAATACTGATAGAGATATTGTTGTAATATGTAGATTAGCATCTGTATCACCTGTAACATTTGATACAACAGAAACAACAGGTGGAAGAACAATATTAAGAACAACTGAATCTAAAGCGGTTGAAGTTGTAGGTGCAACAATGGAAGGTGATTTAAACATGAACAATTTATATAATGTTATGAATACACCACAGTGGAGTAAGACTAAATATAATATAGATGGCAACACACACAATAGAGATTTTATAAGATTATTTTCAAGAATAAATTATACTCTTAGTGTATTGAGAGGAATAAAGTTTACACAATCAACAGGTAATTGGGGAATACAATTTGAAGCAGGAAATTCTGTTAAGATGTCATTGATACCAAATCAAAGACCGCCAAAACAAATTAATGTTACATCAGCAGGAACTTTTGTCACCATACCTGAAAACAATGTATTATATTTGCAATTGTCAGATACAGATATATTATTAGCATCAACAGGAGTTGTTGGAAATGTTGAATTGGATAGTGGCATATCTTCTAATTTTTTTGTTATAAAGAATTTTTTAACTTCAACTAATATAGGAAATTCATCTGATTCAAGTTTGTTAAGATTTCCTTTATGTTATCATTTTGTAGATTCGGTTACAGGAATAAGAAAATTAGTATTTGCAAATGGATTAACTATAAATGCAGAAGAATTAATAGATTCAGATGGTAAGTATAGTGGATATGTTAGACGTGATGGTGGAAACATAATGATAGGAGATTTAAATATTGAAAAAAATAATGCAAGATTATATTTAAGGCGTGGAATTAATCCATCTCAAAACACAAAGTCAGGAATATTTTGGACAAATGAAAATGGACAAATTGCAACAGGGAATTTAAGTAGAGTTGATTATGTTGTAGAATCAGATTCTCAATCAGATGATGTAGTTGGAGATGTCAATTTAGAAGTATTTAATAATGCAGGAAATGTAAGTAATAAATTTAAATTTAAAGCAGATGGAAAACTTGTAATTCCTACTGCACCTGTAACGAATAATGAAGGAGTTAGATTAAAGGAATTAAATGATGCTATTACAATTGTAAATACAGAGTTAGATACTAAATATGATAAAACAGGTGGAGAAATATCAGGAAATGTTGAAGTAACAGGAACATTAGGAGTAGACGGAATAAGTAGATTTTCAAATGATGTAGAATTTAAAGAAGATACAAATCCTTCTGTTGAGGCATTCTATTCAAAGTTAATAGTAAATAGAACAACTGCAATTGAACCTAATTTAAATTCCTTAGTTTATTTAAGACAATACGACCCATCAGGATTGCCTAATGATTTATCATTAACTAACAATTCTCATAGTGCATATTTGTCTGCAACAACAGGTAACATTGCACCAATATCTTCAACACCATATGTTATATTGACATTAAATGTTCCAAGTTCGATATTATCAAGAATGAGTACAATTATGATAAATTGTGTTATTAATTTAGATTGGGCGGAAACAGGAGGTTCACAATTATTAGTTGGTGGATTACGTTCACCAAATGGAAATATTATTCAATATTTTTATTTAGATATTCCAACAGGACAATCAGATGCAATAACAACAACAATATCATTTTCAAAAATTATAAGAAAGCGTGAATTAGGATTAAATACTATTGCAGGGAATTATACATTAGAAATACTTGATGCTCAAGGTTCAAGTCCTGTATTAACAATTAGAGGTGGAAATTTAGTTGAAGGTGGTGGAACACAAACACATATGGAGTATGTAGTATTAACATAATTTTTTGCATTGATTTTTAATTTTTAAATTTGTACTTTGTTGAAAGTTATAGAATTATTTTTTAATAAAATTTAAATTATGAATGAAATCATTTTGTCTGCATTAAAAGATAATGTTAATGCTAAAGACACAGAAATTGCAGATATATTAATAAAAAATTACAAAGAAATAAAAGATGTATATGAATTTAAAAGAGAAAATTTAAGAAAAAGAATAAATGTTCTAAGAAAGGAACATAAGTTAAAATCTGCTCCAATAAAAATAAAAGAAAAACCAATCAACATTGAAGAAATCATTCATAAAGATAAAGAAGAACTTTATGAAAAGAAAGACAAAACTGCATTAAAACAAAAATATGATGTTGCAGTTAAACATATCAAAAAATTAGAACACCAATTAGATTTTAAAAAAACAATTGATACTGAAAAAGTAAAAACAATAAAATTCGATAAATCAAAATCTGCAACAGGACAGGGTGTTGCAATAACTATGTTTTCGGATGTGCATTTTGAGGAAAGGGTTGATAAGAAACAAGTCAATGGTCTAAACGAATATAATCCTGATATAGCAGAATTCAGATGTGTTAATTATTTCAAAAATCTAAGAAAAAGAATTGATAAAGAAAGGCGTGATTTATATATAGATACTTTAATATTTGCATCAGTTGGAGATATGATTCATGGATTTATACATGAAGAATATTTATCTTCAAATTATCTTACTCCAATTCAGGCATCATTTAGAATGTATGAAATAGTTTTAAATGGATTGAATTATTTATTGGAAGATGAAAAGTTGAAGAAGATTAAATTCGTTGGGAAAGTTGGCAATCACAGTCGGACTACATTAAAACCTTATACTGCAAATGAAGCATTGATGTCAAATGAATGGTCAATATATAAACATCTTGAAAAACATTTTGAAAATGATGATAGAATTGATTTCATTTTGGATGAATCATATTTTACATATTTGACTGTATATGATAAAGTATTAAGATTTCATCATGGTCATAATATTAAATATGGTGGTGGTGTAGGTGGACTTACAATACCTTTAATTAAGTATATAATGCGTTCTAATCAACAAATAAAAGCGGATAGAGATTTTATAGGTCATTTTCATCAATACATAAATTTTCCTATTTGTGTAGTGAATGGTTCAATCGTTGGATTTAATTCTTATGGTACAAAGATAGGTGCATCTCCTGAAGAACCTATTCAACAATTTCAAATCCTTGATGCAAAACGAGGATTTACAACAAACACACCAATATTAACAACAGAGTAATTTTATAAATAAAAAAGAAAATTTATGAAAACATTATTAATTATTTTATTAATTATGATTGCAAATCTTAGCTATTCACATCAACAAGATACAATATATATAAATGGATTGGGTTCAGATTCTATATGTAAAATAAGGGGACATATTCCAAGTGATGTTATGCAAGGAACATTAATGTATTGTCCTGATAGAATTGTTGAATATCCTGATAGTACAGTAAAAATTATACATGATTGCAATAAATATAAAACTAAATGTATGAGATGTGGACAGACATTTGATTTTGAATATCCTGACCAAAGAATTATATTGTGGAGGAAATAGTGATAGAAGAAACATATATTAAAGTATCGGATTTAATTCCATTCTTACAAGATTGGGGAGAATTAAAACTTCATTATGGTTTAAATAAAATTAAACATGAAATTCCATATCATGGAAATTGTTGTTGTTGTCAAAAATGTGGTCAAAGTTATGATGATTGTGTTTGTTCTCACAATGAATGGGTTGAAATATTAACTACAAAAATTCAAAATTATATAAAAGGTAGAGTAATGTATCCTGTAAATATATCTGAAGCGAAAGAGGTTGAATTTGGCAAATGCTAATTGGAAATTATCAAATATAAATTTAGATTTATATTTATCAAAAGAAGATTTAACACTTCTTAGAGATAAAAGAGGAAGAAAAGATAAGAACAAAAAAAATAATATAGTAACAAGAAGTTTAGAATTAGTTTTAAAGGCAAAGAAGGGAGATGTTGAAGCAAGAAATACTTTATTTTTATTACATACTCCATTGATGAGAAACATTTTAAACAAAAAATTTTTTGTACATCCGTCTGAATTCGATGATTATATATCAGAATGTTTCTTTTGGTTTTTGACTGCGGTTGAAGATTTCGATAAAAAGAAATCAAACAATTTTGTATCGTTGTTACAAACAAGAATTCAACAGAGATTTATAAATAAATATAAGTATGATGATTTGCATGATTTAGATTGTATTGAATATATTGAATCGGATAAAGATTATGAATTAGAAAAAAGTTTAATTTATGAGGATGAAAATTTATTTAATATAGAAAATAAATGAATGAAGAAAAATTAAATGAAGTTTCGGAAAAGTTAATTGATAAAAGAAAAATAATTAATGATGAATTAGAGAATGTTTATTATCAACTTTCTAATATTACAAATTTTGATTATAAGATAACAGACCATGCAGTAGTAAGATATTTGCAGAGAGTAGAATTAATTCCAATTTCAGAAGCAAGATATAAAATCCTTTCATCAATACAGAAATTCATGGATACAGTTAAACCTAAATTAAATTTATTAAAGAACAATACCTTTGAATTGAGATTGAATAGTATAATATATGTTATTCGGAATAAAACTGTAATTACAGTTAAGGTATCTGAATAGTATTGACATTTGATTTTATTCTATTTATCTTTGTATAACTTAATTAAGGAGAAAATTAAAATGAAAAAGTTAAATAAATCGGAAGAAGTTGTTTTAGTTGCAATAACAAAGTCTGAATATCAAAACCATAATAATGATGAAACTATGATTAATTTCCCTGTATGGTCATTTTCAGTTGGAAATTATAATACAAGTCAGGCAGGAATAACAGGTAAACAGATTTCAGGATATGTATCCTCTTTAAAGAAAAAGGGATATGTTGGATGTGATAGAGATACTACAAATGCATGTGGTTCAGATGATAATTGTGTTTGGATAACAAAAAAAGGATTTGAATATTTAAAAAATAATAATTTATTAAATTAAAGAGAAAAAAAAAATGAAAATGAAATATATAGGAAGTAAAACAATGTTAATATGCATTGTTGTAATATCAACTATAATATTCGGGTGTTCTGATACTACTATTATAGAACCATCATCTAAAAAATCAGTTGAACAAAAAGATGTATCTTCAAATTTTTTCAATGTGTATATTAATCTTAAACCACAAGAACGTTTTATATTAACAGGTCAAGAAGTTGGTTTTAATGGGTGGAGTACCATTAATATTAATTCTGATGGTATAATTGAATTCAAAATTAACAATCAAGAAACAATATTAGAGATGCAATATTTATCTCTTAGTGGAACAAGAATCGAAAACATAGAAATAATAAATCATGGTTCAATAGAGGAAGTTAATGTATCAATTGAAATATTAAATTAAAGAGAAAGGAGTTCAAAATGTTTTTAAAAAATTCAGTTGTAAAAAAATATATCAAAGACAAGTATCAAAAAAGAGTTGGAAAAGATTTTCTACTTCAACTTGAAATACATATTCAACACAAGTTAGACCAAGCAGGAGAAATTCACAATGGAAGTAAGAAAACCTTAGATTCAGCAGTTGCAATATATGTCGGAATTAATAAAACTAAAAAATAAAATCATGACAGTTCAGGAAGAAATTTAAAAAGACATATAAACAGACAGCATAAAGTAAACATATAGATTTACAAAAAGATAAAAAAAGTAAACATATAGGTTTACTTTTTATAAAAATAAGTATAAAAAAATGGGAGAAGAATCAATTGTCTTATTAATTATAATATGTTATTTTTTATTATTAATATTGTTAATACTAATAAGTGTTAGAAGAATTAAAAGAATATTAAAATGAGTTGTACATATTTATTCGGGGATATAAATTTCATATCAATTTGGGATGGTGTTGTTACACTTATTTATAATGATAAGATGTATCAATATCGGTTTGAATCAAACAATCAATGGTATGACTTATTATATAGAAATAGTTATCCTAAATTTCAAATAATAAGAATAGTTAAATTAAGTATTTTAAACGAATTAAAACAATATCAAATTAAACAAGGAGAAAACTAAAATGAAACAAAAGAGAAATCCAAATCTAAAAGAATTTTGGTATCATACAGATTTAATACCAATTTCATCTACTTATCCAAAACCAAAAGTCAATGAATACATTCTTACATTTTGCGGATTATATAATCCACAAACAGAAATGATGAAAATAGGTGTATCATTTTGTAATGTAACAACAGAAAAAAATTATAATAGAAAAATAGGTAATGCTATTGCATATGGTCGTGCAGAAAAAAGACATGTTACATTTTTGAATATAATTCCTACATATAAAGATGATAAATCGCTTGATTGTAAATCAATATATCAAACTTTTGCTTCTGAATGTAATAAAATGATTGAAGTTTCAGAAACATTACTGTATAATGTATCAAATAAAATCAGAATGGAGTTATGTTAAAAATATTACACACAGCAGATTGGCATTCAAATTGTAATTATGATTCGTTTGTTCAATCTGCTGATTTCATTAAAGACTATATTAAATATAATGATGTAGATTTAATGGTTCATAGCGGAGATGTATTCGATTCAAAAATTATAGCATCAGATTTATATAATAAAATCATCAATAAAGTTATTGAGTTTGCAGATATAGTTCCTATATTTATGGTATATGGAACACCATCTCATGATTATAAAAATAGTCTTGATGTTTTAAAAACAGTTAAAACAAAATTTTCTATATACATAGTTGATTCGATGAAAGATTCTATTGCTATATATTCAAAGAAATTAAAACAATTTTATACGAATGATATACAAAATAAAGATGATTCGGTATTACTTATCGGATGTCCTTGGCAAACTAAATCAAGATTTTTAACAGATAAAGAACAATATGATTTAAGTAATAGTGACCAACAGACAATATTTAAAAAACGATTTAAAGCATGGAGAAATTTAGTTTTAAAAAAACAAAAAGAATGTGATTTAACTTCAATATTAGTTGCACATCTTCAATTAATAGGTTCGTTTCCTTCTTCAGGACAAGATATAAGTTCTGATAATCATGACCCAAAAGATTACTATGATTTATGTGATTATGGTGCATTGGGGCATATTCATAAAACACAAAATTTTAAAAATTTAACTTATGCAGGTTCAATTTATAATAAGACATGGGGAGAACTTGATGATAAATTTTTCTATGTTATTGAAATTGAAAATAATGAAATATCTTTAATAAAACCAATTAAGATACCTACACCTGTAATGTTGAAAATAGTTTGTGATATAGATGAATATAAAGTTATAAAAAAAGATGCGGAAAGATTTGAAATAAAAAATGGTATAAATATTTTTGACTTGAAAGAAAAAACTAATTTATGGATTATTGTAAATGTTGAAAATACTAAAATCTTAAATCTTGAAAAGGAACAAGAATTTTGGAAGGATAAAGTGAATGTTATTCGATTAGAATTTTCTAAAATAAAAACTGATACTATTCAAAGACTTGAAGAATATTCAAAAGATATATCATTAGTAGAAAAATTTAAATTGTGGTGTAAACAAAAAAATGAAACACCATCTGAATTTCAAATAAATAAAATAAAAAACCTTGAACATGAATAATTTTATAATAGCAATAGGAAATAAAGCAAGACAAGGCAAGGATGAATTAGCAAAAGTGTTACATAAACAAATACCTAATTCAGTAATATTACATTTTGCGGATGCATTATATGAAGAATGTTACAATAGGAATGAACGACAGTCATTGATATACAAAGTAGCAGATGGATATATGTGTTTGCAAAAAGAAAATAAATATTATTACATTACAGGAACTACAAAAAACAAAAAAGTTAAAGATGCATATAATAAATTAGTTGAATATGAAATAGTGAATGCATCGGAATGTTATTTTAAAATGGAGAAAAAAGATTCAAAATTATTACAATGGTGGGGAACTGATTTCAGGAGAAATTTATTCGGAGATGATTATTGGATTAAACAAATAGAAACTTCTATAAAAAAATATGATAAAGATACATTAATAATTATTCCTGATACAAGATTTTTAAATGAATATAATTTTACAAAAGATAATGATGGTATATATATAAATGTTCAAAGATATAATAAAGATGGTTCAAGATATATTGATTCAAAAAGAGATGCACAGCATGTTTCAGAAACAGAATTAGATAGTGTAAATCCTGATTATATTTTGATTAATGATTCTACTAAAGAGAATTTTAAAACAAGGTGCATTGAGGTTGCAAATAGAATTAAAACTATATATAAATTATGATGAGAACAATAAATACAATAGCTGAATATGAGAATTTTATAAAGGAAAAAAATATAAATGTTTCTGATATAATTTCTAAATATGAAATAATCAGTAATAATGATATTTATATTGATACATTGTATCATATAGAAAGTGAATATAATGATGATATAATATTTAATACACCTAAAGAAGATACATTATTACTTTTACAAACTTTAGATAATAACAAATGAAATTAAAAAGAATAATTTTAGAGAACTGTATAGGATTAGTTAAAGGTTCGGATATTGATAAATTAGAAATTAACTTTGAAGATGTAGAATCATCTATAATAGGAATATTTGGAAAAGTTGGTTCGGGTAAATCAACTTTACTTAATAATATTAATCCATACAGAGCAAATTTTACAAATGATTTTTATGAAGATGGATATAAGGAAATAGAATTTGAATTTAAAGGTAATAATTATTTATCTAAAATTTATCAAGATAAAGCATCCTTATTTAAAAATGAAATTCTTTTAAATCAAAATGGAAAAGTTTCTACATATGATGAAGAATTAGAAGCTGAAATTGGTGATGAAAAAGTATTTATGAAATTATTGTATGCAGGGAAGCGGTTCAAGAATATTTTAAATTTAACTAAGGGAGAAAGAAAAGAACTGATAGTTGATTATTTATTAGAATATTTGAAACATTATGATTCATATCAAATAAAATTGAAAAATGATATGGAAGAATTAGTTGATAAAATTAGAGTGTGTGAAATAAAGAGTGAAGAATATGATTTTTATCTTAAAACACATTCTGAAAATATACAATTATTAGATAATGAAAAAAATAATTACGATAATATTGAAAATGAAATATTAGATTTACAAAAAGAACAAGAATTATTTTTACTTCAGCAAGAACAAAACAAAGATATAAAATTAAAATTAGAAACAATTGATATTGATATTAGAAAAAAAGAAAAAGAAAAAAGTGAAAGTGAATCAGAATATAAAATTAAGGAGAAAAAAATATCAGATTTGCGATTGAAATATAATGACTTAAAAGAAAAAATTGAAAAGGCAAATGATGAATTATATTTTAATGAAGATATAGTAGATATAAAAATTGAAATTGAGAATTTGAAAGAATCATGTGAAGAAGATGATGAAGAAAAAATAACAAATGGAAAAGAAATTGTAGAGTACAAATCTGATATTAAAAATAAAAAAGAAAAGATAGAAGAATTAAAAATAAAAATACAAAATTTAAAGTTACCATGTACTTCAGATTTACAACAGCAGTGTCCATTAGCAGATTATAAAGATGTTAAAAAAATAAATGAAGCGTCTAAAAAAGAAATTGAAAATTTAGAATCTTCTATTAATAAGTTAAATGATTTAATTGATAATAAATTAAGTCGGCAAGAATACTTATCAGATAATATTAAAAAACTTAAAAAAATAATATCTGATAAAGAACTTATAATTGAAAAGAACCAAGAACATAAAGTAATATTATCACAAAAAACACTACTTGATGAATACAAAATTCAAGGTAAAGAATTAAAAACAGACTTAGATTCTTTGCATAAAAAAATATTACAAATGGAAAATGATATAGATGTAATGAAAACTCAAATGAATGAATACATTGATATATATAATGCTAATAATAAATATGAAAATAAAGAAAATACAATTATAGAATATCAAAATAAATTAAATGAATCAAATGCTGAAAAAACATATTTATCAAAAATAATATATGATGCAACAAAAAAAATTCTTGAACTTGAAGAATATAAAGAAAATCATGAAACATATCAAAATGAATTAGCAGAATATGATTTATTGATTGAGTTTTTCGGGAAAACAGGCGGTCAAATATTTGACATAGAACAAGCAGGAAATGAAATAAGTAAAATCACAAATCAATTATTAGAACATTATACAGATAAAAAACTTATAGTTAAATTTGATACATTGAAACAGAATAAAAAAGGAGAATTTAAAGAAGTATTTGATATTTCAGTATCAATCAATGATGGTGATTGGCAAACGTATTTAAGCGATGGAGAGAGTGTTTTGGTTTCTAATGCTATAAGAGAAGCTATGTGTTATTTAAGGCAGTCTAAGGACTTTAAAACAGTGTTTATAGATGAATTAGATGGTTCTATTGATACAGATAATATAATCGGCTTTATAAAGCTATTAGAAGAAGGTAATAAATTAAATGAAAGACAATTTACATTTCTTATATCTCATAATGAAGAAGTAAAATCATATTTAGAAAAATCAATAACATTTAAACCTGAAAATTTAATATTAAATTTATGAAAAATATAACATGTAATACTAAAGGAAGAAATGTAGTTATAACAATTCCTAAAGATTTATTAATATATGCATTAGAAGATGAACGGAGAGAGGGATATGGATATTCACCTATAAAAATATGGAATAAGAAATTATTCTTTAAAGAGTTTTGTAAAAATTTATTAGAAACAGGAGAACATGAAGATGGTAGCACAGCATTAACAAGATTATTTGATGATTGTGCAGATGAATTGTATTGTAATGGTTCAGGAGCAATAAGAACAAATTATGAATTTGTAGAGGAATATTTAGATGATGATGATTTATAAATTAAAATAAAAAAAAGATATGGAACTATACCTTAAATGTAAAAAAGTTAAAGATATACAAATCGGAGAAGAAATATATCACAATATGTTAATCTATACATGTATAGATTATAAAGAAAAAGAAGGATTTAAAACTTTTGAATCTGAATATGGTTCGGGGTATACAAGAGTTATATTCTTATCATTAGAACATATTGTTATAATAGATGATTATATATTAAATCAAATAGAACTACAAAAGAAATTGGATTTATCTATGGAACAAAGAGTTAAAGCTATTAATTCACAATTAAGAGATGTAATTGATAAACAAGAAGGCGAAACATTTTTAAACATTTTAAATTCATCAAATGAAGATAACAATAAACAATAAATTATGTTATATTGATTGTAACGATTCTGATTTATTAAAACGAATTAAATTGTTATTATCATATGATGTCAAAGGAGCATTTTTCAGTCCTGCATATAGAGCAGGAAGATGGGATGGTAAAAATTATTTATTCAGTACAACAAGTAAAACTATTAATATAGGTTTATTAAATAGATTACTAATTTGGCTTGATTTAGAAAAAATTGAATATACAATAGAAGATAAAAGAGATATAAAAGAAAATTTTAAATTTGAATATTTAAATGATAATCGTATAATGTATGTTAATGAAGATGGTGTAGAAATTAAATTAAGATATTTTCAAAAAGATGCAATACGGAAATACATAGAACCTAAATTTGGATTGAAATCTACAAGAGGAATTTTTGAAATGCCTCCAAGAAGCGGTAAAACACTTACAGTGGGAACTTTGGGTTTGGTTTTAAATGAATATCCTATAATGTTTATTGTTCATACAATTGATTTAGCTTATCAAACAAAAAAAGTTTTTGAAAAATTATATAATCAAAAAATAGGAATTGTCGGAGATGGTAATTTTGATATTGATGCTAATATAGTAATAACTACTATTCAATCATTATGTCAAATCTATGATATTAAATTAAAAAAAACTGAAGATACATTTTTAGTTGATGAAGAAAAAATGATATTAGATGAAAATAAAGTGGAATTTAAAAATTGGGTTGCAACTGTTAAAACAGTAATGGGTGATGAATGTCATGTCAGTGCATCTGATATGTGGGTAGAAATACCAAAATATTTAAAGTCTGTTATATATTATATAGGATGTTCGGGAACTCCATATCGGGAAGATAATGCAGAATTATTAATTGAACAATTATGGGGAAACATAGTGTATTCATATTCAAGAGAACAAGGTGTATCTGATGGATTTTTATTACCAATTAAAGTGTATATGATTATACTTCCACAGATTGATGTATCATCTTCTGATTATATGACACAAAAATCTGAAGGATTGAATAAAAATCCATACATAGTATCAGCAACAGAAAAATTATTGAAACGACATCATAAAAAAAATATGAGTTCGGTTATAATTATAAAAGAAAAATCACAAGGAAATTTAATTCATAAAAGAATTAAATGCGATTACCTTCATGGAAAAATTAAAGGCAATGAAAGAGCAAGAGTTTATAATGAACTTCATAACAAAAATATTATGAATATAATATCAACTGTTACAGATATTGGTGTTGATATTCCATCTCTTGATTCAGTTATAATTGCATCACCATCCAAATCCAAAACATCAGCGTTTCAAAGAATTCGTTCAGGTACACCTTATGCAGATAAAAAATATGGATATGTGTTTATATTATGTCCGCAGATAAAAACAAAAGATAAAAATTATTTAGAAGAACATTGGAAAAAATTAAAAAATATTTTAAAGAAAGAAAAATCATTCACAGTTGAAGAAGTTATGTATGAAGATTTATAGAATATGTATAGGGTATCAATAGTGTATTGACATTTAATATTATTATTTTTATATTTGTATAAATTAAAATTAAGGAGATTAGAAATGAAAAAGAAAACATCAAGAGCATTCGGAAAAGAAATATTTCTTTTGGGGGAAGATTCAGATGGTACTTATTATTGGTTGGAAGAACCTAAATGGGAGTGTGATTGGTATTGGGGGTTTGGATACATTGAAACTTATACCAATAATAAACATCCTGAAAAAGCAAGAGATATAAATTCACATTCTCATGCTAACAATTTTATGTCGGAATATTTTACAGAATGGAATGGTTCAAAACCAATTCTTAAAAATAAAACATTTTCTGATAGTGAAGGATGGGAATTGTCTGAATTATTTAAACAATTTTATTTTCTTAGAGAATCAGCAGAAAATTTTGGTAGGGGTAAATGTCATGTAGCAAATACTTTAATTGATACATGGGAAAAACCTGAACTTGTAAAGGAAATAAATGAAATATTAATTCCAAAAATAACAAAAAGAATTTTAGAAATTTTAACTCCATCAGAGGAATCGAAATGACAAAAGAATTTTTTATATTTTTAAACAGAATATATAATAAAGAAAATGAAAGAATAAACAAATATGCATTATTTATGATTTATACAATAGAAAATCCTAATTGTGCAGATTGGTATATTAAAAATTTTTTATTTAAATATTAATTAAAAGAAAGGAAAAATAATGAGTAAAAAAAATAAAAAACATTATGATTGTTTTCATAATGTTGTAAAAGAAGGGGATAGAATTTGTCAGGCAAGTGAATTATATGGTCGGGTAATATCAATAGATGAAGATGGGTTAGTGATGTGGGAAGATACAAATACTAATGAAATACATTTTACATATTCCAATCATATTAAACGATTGGAGGAAGCATGAAAATAGGAATTGATATTGATGGAGTAATTGCAAACTTCAGTAAAGCATTTTCTTTATTATTAAGAGATATGTATGGAAATCATCTTCCTATTATAGAAAATGAAAATGAAATTCTTTATTGGGATTGGGAAAAATGGTATCCTTTAGAAGAACCTGAATTATATGAAAAAGCATTTGAAGAAATAAATAAATCTGATAATTTTTGGATGCAGGTCGAATTAATAAATGAAGAACATTGGAATAGATTTGTTAAATGTTTTAATGTTCCTGAACATGAAGTATATTTTATTACAAGTCGTACTAATGGAATTAATCTACATCATCAGACAGTTGAATGGTTATCATATCATGGATGGAAAAATCCTCAAGTTATATTATCAAAACAAAAACATGTTATAGTTGATGAATTGAAATTAGATTATTTTATAGATGATAATTTATCTACACTTTCATCTGTATCTTGGTATACAGATGCTAAATGTTATTTATATAATTATCCTCATAATGCAGGTTATTATTTTTCAGATTCAAGAGTAAATAATTTATATGATTTTACAACTATTATTTTGTCTAATGAAGGATTATTTTAAAATTAAAATGAAAAAATATAATGTCATACAGATATATATATACAGAATTTTGGAAAGATTTATATATACGAAATTTACCAAATGATTATAAATTAGTATATACTTATTTACTAACAAATCCTGATACACATCAATGCGGTATTTATACATTGGATATGGATATGCTCACAGTAAATTTAAAATTTGATAGTAACGATGTATTAAATATATTAAATAAATTTCAAAATGATGATAAAATAAAATTTAATAAAAAAACTTATGAAATTGCAATAAAGAATTGGGATGTATGGAATCATTCAGATTCACCTAAAGTAATATCTCACATAGCAAAAGGATTTGAATTTATAAAAGACAAATCATTAATTAATTATTGCTATTCAGATGTCCATTTATACAACATGGATTTAATACTTATTGATTCATATGAAAAACTAATGGAATCGTATGAAAAAAATAAAAAAACTAAAAAAAAACCAAAACCTTTTATCTGCATATTCTATGAATATTTTTTAAGTCAGGATTTTTTCTTAGACGTATTAAGAGATAATTTTGAATATAAAAATTATATACCAAGAGAAGTGTTAGATACTCTATCAATAGAGTATTGATATGCAATCTACAAAAGAAATAAAAAAGAAATAAAAAGAAAAAGAAAAAAGAAACAAAAAAAGAGATATATTTTTTTATAGATATATTTCTACAAGAAATCTTCATTAAAACTATTGATTATTTGCTTGTATAACGATAAAGGATGATTATAGTAAGGTTTAAAATGAATAAATGAGTAAATACATGAGTTTTTTATTAACGTGTCTTAAATCGGCTTAAAAATGAAAAAACAAGTAAAAATAAAATGTAATTTAGTTGTATATCAGTATGTATTGACTTTTAATTAAATTATGTGTAGTTTTGTATAACTAAAAAAAAGAGATGAAAAAATTAATAGAACCAATCAAAAACATTTTAGATACACTATCAATACAGTATCAACCTATTTTAGTAGGTGGATGTGTTAGGGATTTTCTGTTAGGGGAAAATCCTAAAGACATTGATATTGAGGTTCATGGATGTTCTATTGATGAACTGCAATCAATATTATCAAGTTTTGGTAAAGTTGATGCGGTAGGAAAATCTTTTGGAATATTGAAGTTTAACAATGAATATGATTTTTCTGTTCCAAGAAAAGAAACAAAAACAGGTACAGGTCATAAAGGATTTGATGTTTCTTTTGAAAATGTATCTCTTATAGATGCATTCAGAAGAAGGGATTTTACAATAAATGCAATTGGGTGGGATTATAAAACAGAAAAGTATATTGATTTTTTTCATGGAATTTCTGATTTGAATAATAAGATAATAAGACATATTGATGATAATACATTTATTGAAGATGCATTAAGAATTTACAGAGCAATGCAATTTCAATGTAGATTCGGATTTAATATTGCAAATGAAACTTTAAAATTAATTCATGATATGGTTGTATATGATGGATGTCTTGATGAACTTCCAATTGAAAGAATTGCTGATGAATGGAAAAAATGGGCAGTTAAAGGAAAATATCATTCAATGATTTTTGGGTTTTTAAAAATAACAGGAATTGGTATTAGATATTTTACAGATTTACTTAGATTAAGAAATACTTTACAAGATTCAATATTTCATCCTGAAGGTGATGTAGAATATCACACACAATTAGTTTTACAAGAAGCATTACAAATAGCAATGAGAGAAAATTTGAATGATGATGAAAAAGAAGTATTAATTTATTCGGCTTTACTTCATGATATTGGAAAACCTGATACTACACAAAAAAGATATGAAAATGAAATACTAAGAATTTCTTCACATAATCATGAAGCAGAAGGAGTTCCATTAGCAAACAAATTTTTAAAAACAATCGGAGTAAGACAAGATTTAATTAAAAGAATTTTGAAGTGTGTTGAATTACATATGTATCCTATTGGGTGGAAAAATTTACTACTTCATAAAAATATTAAGAATATAAATTCAACAAAACATAAATTTGTCTTAAAACTTAAAAGAATTGTAGAACCATCCACAATTGATGAACTTGTTAGATTGATAGAAGCAGATTCATCGGGTAGACATCCTTTACCTAAAGGACTTCCTGATTTTGTTAAAGATATGTATGATTTCAGTAAGGAAGTAAAATTGAATACAGTTGAAAAATTCAAGAACATAATAAACGGACATCATCTTATTAAATTAGGATTAAAACCATCTTCATTGTTTAAAGTTATTCTTGAAGATTGTGTTCAAGCACAAATAGATGGAATAATAACGGATGAAGAATCAGGTGTAGAATACGTTAAACTTAATTTATTTAGATTTTAAATTTTAATTAAAAAAAAATGATAGAAAAAAAGATAGCAACTTATAGTTTTACATTACAAGAAGTTAGAGATATTGTTAGAAAATACGCACAAGAAAAATTAGGAATAACTAATGCATATTTTCAAAATCAATATAATGGAGAGTGTGAAATAGATTCTGATTGTCCGTTTATGCATCTTGATGAAGAATTGACTAAAAGTACAGAAATAAATTTAAATGAATATAAATGAATTTAGGTATTGACAATTAAAATAAAAGTTCGTATATTTGTATAAGTTAATCAATTAAGGTTAGCTTAAAATTAAGGAGAAAATTAAAATGAGAATCCAATTTAAAGAACAAGCTGTAACATCAGCACAAGCATTAGAACTTGGCGGATTAAATTTTGGTGTTTCAAAAGTTCCACTTCAATCCACAGCAGGTGGAATAGTTCTTCCTGATGCATATGCAACATGGAGAACTGATAAGATTGGTTCTGCGGATGGTTATTTGGGAGTTGTTGGAAACAGTTACAAAGTGATTCAAAACAATGATTCACTTTCGTTTTTTGATTCTATACTTAGCAGAGAAGAAATGAGTTTCACAGAAGCAGGATATAAGGGTAATGGTGAAAGAGTTTGGCTGAAAGCAAAAATGCCTGATACAATGAATATAAACGGAAATGATGTGATTGAGGAATATATTGTACTTTCTAACAGTCATGATGGCAGTTCAACACTTTCAATTAAGTTTGTTGCATTGAGATTAGTTTGCACTAACGGAATGACAGCATTTGTTGATTCGGGTAGACAAGGATTGAATATAAGACATTGTTCAAATGCTAAAGATAAGATTCAGGAAGCATATAAGATTCTTGGACTTGCAAAGAGTACATTCAAGAAGTGGGAAGAAAACATTTCAAGACTTTCAAACATTCAAATAAAACCACAAGATTTGGATGTTTATTATAATCGTGTTCTTGGTGTTAAGGTTCTTGAAGATGCATCAACAAGAGTTCTTAATACAAAAGATGTTCTGAATGATTTATTTCAGAACGGAATGGGTGCAGAATTATCAGGCGGTTCTGTTTGGAATGCAATAAATTCAGTTACAGAATATGTAGACCATCATAAGACTTATAAAAATGGTCATGATGATTATGCAAAGTTATTTGGTTCAGGTGATATTCTTAAAACCAAATCATATACAGTAGCTGAAGAAATGTTTCTTCAACCTGCATAAGAATAAAAAATATAAATTAAATATGTAGAGATAGATATAATGTCTATCTCTACTTTTCCATTAAATAAAAAAATATAATAATGAAACCTGAAAAAAAAAAAAATTTAAAAACACTTTCGGATTTAGTTGATGCATTAAATAATATGCTTAAAGAATATGATGATATAAATTTATATTTATCAGATGAATATGTTAAGATAATGGATGAAGTTGATGATAAAGGAAAATCTAAATTTAGTAATTCGGAAAAGCGTGAGCATGAATTAAAATTAAGATTTAATGATTTATTTTTAAAAAGACTTGAGTTGAGAAGGCATATTGAGATAACAAGATTATTAATTCAAATCAGATTAAAACAATGTGATGTAGTATGATAAACATAATTAGGGAAAAATTAATAGAAGCAGGAATATCGGATGTGGATAAAATAATTGAAATTGTATCTGATTTTCTTCCTGATAAAAAGAAAAAAAACGTAAGTAGTTTATTGCGTTTTATTGAAAAACTATATCAAAAAAAATATGGAGAAGATGAGATATTTGTATCTTTTCCTATTTCGGCTAAATTTAAAATAAAGATTTCTGAATTTAAAAAAAGAAATTTGATTAGTTATGATGAATATTGTAAATTTGGAGAATGGTTAATAGAATGTTCAAATGAAGATGTAACTATATGGAAGCTAATTGACCAAAGATTATATAATAAATTTAAGGTTAATTATACATCAGACAAAAATATAATAGAAGAAAAGAAAAAAATAAATAATCATAATTTACTAAGGATATGAATATTGAAGAAAAGGTGCTATCGGAATGTGACACAAAAGAATGTAATGGAACGTTTTATGTGATTGATGATTGTATAAAAGAATGTAAATGTTTTAAAAAACTTATACGATACAGTAGATATGATAAGGCAAGAATTCCTAATAGTTTTTGGAATTTTACTAAAGAAGATATTGTAAAAGATTTTAAAAAATCCATATTAAATGATTATGATTTTTTTAAAAATAACATACATGAATGTATGGAAAATAAAGTTGATTTTTTATTTTATGGTACTGTTGGCACAGGTAAAACTACAATAGCGATAATGATGTTGAAAGATATTCTTGATGCAGGATATAAAGGAATGTTATTGACAGGATTTGAAGTTATTGATTATGTATATACTGATAGAAAAAATGAATTAGATGAATGTGATTTTTTAGTTATTGATGAATCGGATAAAGTTATGAAAAAAACTGTTGATGATTTTTGTAATATTATAAGTTCTTATTTAGGAAAGAAATCTATAATATTACTTACAAATTTAAGTATTGAAAAATTACAACTTAAAGGTTATCCTGAATTCTTTTTAGATAGATTGAGAGAATTAGAAATTGTAGAGTTTTCATCAAAAAGTATAAGAGGTCAATTACCAAGTAAATTTAAAAAAACAAAATCAAAATGATATTACAGAATGCAATTCAAATTAACGGAGAAATTTTACAGTCATTTTCAAGACATGATTATAAAGAAAAAATTGTAAAAGGAAAAAATAAAAAGAAATATTTGTTTATGGTTGATGGTGGATATGATTATTTTCATGGAGCATGTCCTAATATTAAAGAATCAACTATGAAAAGATATGGATTAGATTATAAAAATTTGAGATTGATGTTATCGGATGACATTGATAAAATAATGGATAGATTTATAGCTTATGATAATGTCTTTTTAAAAGATAGTACAATTATTGGATTGGAAAACAAAATAGATGATTTGAAAAAATTTGATAATGATAGACTTAATTTCATTATAAAATTATTTGAATATAAATTATTGTTATTAAAAACTGATGATAAATTAACTCAATTAATGTTTCTTAAACATATATTATGAATTTAGAATTAAGTTTATTAAAAATAATATTAAGAGATGAAGATACTTCATTTCCTGATTATCTGTTTTCAGGAATAAGACTTGAGTTGTATGATGCATTAAAAAAGTATTATTCAAAATATGATAAGTTTCCTAATAAAGATACATTAAAAAAATATGTATCTGAACTTGAACAGTCTGATGAAATAATTGAATGTTATGTTAAGATAGATATAGCAAAAGATTATGATAAGGATTATCTTAAAGATGAATTGTTTAATGCTTACTTATTACGAAAAATTGAATCTGAAAATAAAAATTTTACTGTTAAGATTAATAGCGGTAAAGATGTTAAAAAATCAGTTGAGGAATATATAAATAATTTAAATATAGTTGAAGATGGTCAGGATATAGAAAGAGGATTTGTTTGGGAATCAACTAAGGATAGATGGAAAGAATACGAAAAACGTGAAAACGGAGAAGCAGAAAAATATGCATCTTATCATATTGAGTGTCTTGATAAGAATATTTTAGGTGCAGTACCTGCAACAACAGTATGCTATGTTGCATCACCAGGTGTTGGTAAAACCACAATATGTCTTAACATTGCTTATAACCTTGCAAGATTTGAAAATAGAGATGTAATGTATGTGTCGGGAGAATTAAAAAAACAACAATTAGAAACTATATTAGATGCAAGAGATTCTATTATAGATTCTATGTTGATAAGAGCAGGTTCGTTATCATCTAAATTAAAGGATAAATATTTAAGTAGTTTAAGAGAACAATGGAAACGAAAAGATAAATTTTATATAATTGAAGCACCATTAGATTTTACTATTACAAATATTATAACATGGATACATCAATACAAAAGAGATAATGGTAAATATCCTGATGATTTGTTTATTGATTATTTGTGGCTTATGGGAGATGAGGAAGGCGGAAAAACATTACCTGAAAAATTAGGAAACAATGCTAAAGGTATAAGGCATAAAATAGCAAAAAAATATGGAATGAATGTACATTATTCAACACAGGAATCAAGAGGTGGTCAATTAAAAAAAGCAGATGGAAAGAAACGGAGCATGGAATCTATTGGAGATTCAAATAAAATTGCACCACATTGTTATGTCATTATAATGTTGGATGATTTTAAATCATCGGATAATATAGAGTTAAAAAATAAATTAAGATTGAGTTGTGTTAAGAATACACTTGGTCCTACTTTTGAAGAAGATTTATGGTATTTAAGAGAGTACAGTTACATCGGGGATTCTCATCTTGGAATGATGAAATCAATTCCACATGTTGAAAAAAAGAAAAAAGAAGAAAAAGAAGAATCTAAATTTAAATTTGAGGACATATGAGTTTAGATTTTATAGCAATTATAATTTATACATTAATAATTTTTTTACTAATATTTAAAATAATAAAAAATGAAAGAGATAAAAATTTACAATGAAATAGGAGAACTATTAATTCATTTTTATAAATCAAATGAAGATAATATGTGGGGATTATTTTGTTATGATGGTCAATATAAAAATGGAGTATATAATACTGAAGCAGTTATGGAAATAAGAGAAATTTATAAAAAAATATATTCAGATATTGAAGAAAAATGAAAATATCAAAAAAAGAATATTTAAAAGCTAAAGATATTGTTAATAAATTTAAACAACAATATGAACATTTGTCTTTAAAAGAATATATTAAAAAGGTTTATAATAATAAGTATGAAGATTATTTATATGATGAATTGAAACACCTTTTTGATAATAGAAATGAGTTTGATGAACTATTAGATATTTGTTTGCATAATATTAAAAAACAATTTGATATTGAACAATTTCATAAAATTAATTGCGACATCATGTCGTGATAAATGTCGTGATAATGTCGTGAAAGAATGAAGAAAACAGTATCGGAAATATTATCTAATTATGGAATTCAAATTAAGGATGAAAAGAAAAATGATTATATAACTCTTTGTCCATTTCATAATGATAAAACTCCAAGTTTTTCAATTGATAAAAATAAAGGTATATATCAATGTTGGTCATGTCATGAAAAAGGAAATCTTATAACATTAGTTAGAAAGATTGAGAATATCAGTTATGACGATGCTAAACAGAAAGTGTATGGTGATGAAAAATTATCGGAGATATTTTCATTTCAAAATAGTTTTATAAAGAAAGAAAAAAAGAAAACTAATGTATTTGATTTAAAATATTTTGAATATAAATATTTATTAGAATTGTTATTTTTTCGGGATGAAAGAAATTTAAGATTAAGACAGAAATTATCTAAGATTAAAAATGAAATTGAATTTCAACCAATATTAAAGGCACAAAAACATTTAAAGGATGATGTTGCAGGTTATAATTTTTTAATGAAGCGGTTTATATTATCTTATATATTTGAAATTGTAGAAACTGAATCTAATGATAATTATAATGTTGATGATTATGAAGAATGTAAATATGAAATGTTATTTGATTATTTAAAATTTTATAATTTTCAAAAGGAAGTAGAAATTATCAATGATTTAATTGATAATATTTATTATAAACAAATTAAAGAAGATGAAAGAATTGAGAGTGATATGAGATATAATATTTATAAAACTATACTTAAAAGTTTTAAATAAATATTTGTATATTTAAATAAAAAAAATTAAACTTAGAAAAGGATTACTGATGAATTCGGAGAACACACAACAATTGACAGAAAATTTAGATGATTTTTATTTAGATAGTAAATATTTAGATGCAAAAAAAACACATCGGGAATATGATAAAGAATATGAAATTATAGAAAATGTAGAACAGTTTGAAAAAATGATTTCTCATAAATATAAAGTAGCATGGCTCAATGCTAAAGGAAAATTATGTTTAAGAAGTTATATATTGTTAGGTCATGATAGGGATGATAAAGAAAAATATGTTTCAATACCTGTAATTAACGGAATAGCACAACCTAAATCAGAATGGAGCAGTGACAATATTAAACACTATTCTGAAATATTTAATGACCTGAATTTAATATTTGCAGGTTATTTGGACAATCCAACAATCATTTCTCACTTAAATTTAAAAATACAAAAATTTAATGTTTAAAGTATTTAATTTCGATGGTTTTAGAATTGGAGATAAATTAGCAGGATGTTATCAGTTGCAATATTATGCATCTACAAAGGGATGGAAATATTTATTATTTGATACATCAGCAGAATCTTTATTTTCGGTTAAAGATTATTTTCCAAGTATTTCTCAATATACAATTGAATGTAAAAATCCTCAAGAGTTGTATACTGAAATAAAAGAAAAAGGATTTGAAGAAATAAGTTTTGGTAATTTATGGATTTCAACTCCTTCAATAAAAAAGGATACAGGGTTTTATCCTAATATGATTTTACCACCTTATTTAAGAAATATACAGCACAATTTTTTAGATGAAAGTAATAAAAGAGTTCTTGATTATAAGATAAAAATAGTCAATCATTGTCTAACAAATGCAGGATATAATACAGGTAGAAATCATAATAGAGAACAATTTGAAAAATTGATTAATAGAGTTCGGTTATATATAAAAGAAAATTTAATAGATGCTATTTTAATTGATGTTCCTATTGATTACAGTTGGAACATTAATCAGATTATGGCTTTAATAGAGTTAGGTGACGTTTATATAGGTGGAGATACAGGTTTTACTCATGCATTCTCAATGTTTAATCCTGATAGACCTATTGTGGCTATATATGGTTCTAATGAACATGATGTAAATGCATTTGAACATGAGAGAATATCTATGAATTGTTCAAGCAGTTGGAATTCAGACCCATTGGCATCAAATAATTATACTAAATTTGTAATGGAAAATAATTTGTTTGATGAAGATGCGGTGTATACTAAAGTTATAGAACATATTAATAATTTAAATAAATAAGTGTATTGACATTTAAATTTAATTTGATTATATTTGTATAAATTAATTAAGGAGAAAATGAAACTTTTTTTGAATGGTAAAATAAAAGTTCCTGTAATAAAATGTCAAAGACCTAAATTTTCAAATAGAAAATGTTGGGACAGTAGAGTTATTAATATATGTGGTGAAGATAATGAGGCATGGCAAGAAATGAATTATGGAAAGTATATTTATTTTATAAATAAAGAACATACTTCATATTATAAAATTCCTACATTTTCATCTTATGATGATGATTTAAAACATCCTGAATTTAAATATGATATAGAGATATTTGAAAATCCTAAACCATTTTTTACAAATAAATTAATAGGAAATTGATAACAATAATTAATGAGAACAAATTGCCTAAATGGCAAGTAAAATTGATGCATAGTGCAATTCATGAATCGGTTAAATTTATAAAGGAAAAATATAATCTTAAGTTTGAAGATTTTGATTTAAGGTTGAAAATATCAAACACATGCAGATTTGCAAAATATTATCATAACATAAGACTTATAAGAATTGATGGAAATGAAAAAGGTTGGAATACATATGAAAGAAAAAGAGTTGGTGTATCGGCTGATAATATATATATTGGAATAGAATTAAGTTATATACTTCAATTAATTCATGAACTAACTCATTATGTTCAAGAATTACAAAGGCGAAAATTTGGAGAAGTAGAAACAACAAATAATGAAATTGAATATGTTAAACAATTTCATTCATACCTTTTAAAACAATTAAAAACACTTTAATGAAACCAATTTTAATAATAGTTCCCTTATATAAAAGCTATCATCTATTGGAACATTTTATTGCTTGTATACAACTTGAAAAAATATTGAATTATGAAGTTGTGTTTGTTGATAATACTGATGGGATAGACTTTGATGAAAGAAATAATATAATGTATAAAATATTTAATAAATATGATTTTGATAGAAGATATATATGTACAAGTTTTTTAGAAAACGGAGAACCAAAACGATGTATGTATTCTGAATCTGTAAATAAAACGATTGAAGATAATTTTGATAGGGATGATTATGATAGAAGATTTTTAATTTTTAATCCTGACCATACACCGCATGAAGAAAATTGGTTAAGTAGAATGATTGATATATGGAATAAGATAGAATCAGAGGATGCAGGTATATGTACATTAGGAACACTACAATATTTTACAGAAGATATGAATGCAATATGGCATTTTGGATGTGACTTTAAACCTATTGACCATAGATGTCATGATTTAGATTGGTATCATAATCAGCAATATCTTGGAGAAGAATATATAATGTGTGATGGTAATACAGGTTCGGGAATAATGATTGATGTGGATAAATTTAAAAAATTGAGAATGTTTGATGTTATTAAATATCCACATTATTCATCTGATGCAGATTTTTGTTTGAGAGCATCGGAGTATGGATATTCACATTATTGCTCAAATATAATTACAATACATACACCAGGAAAATCAAGTTTATCATGAATTATAAAACATTATATTCAGTATGTGAGAGAGTTAAAGAACAAGTATGTTCAGGATTGTCAAAAAGACAAGAAGATATAAAAATAGAGAGAGATGAAATTGATGCTAAAATTATGAAACTTATTGATAATCCTAAACGAAATAAAGATGAAATATTAAAACTTGTAAATAAATCAATTATTCTTACTAAAGAATATGAACAACCTTTTAAAAATTTATTTTATTAAAAAATAAGGAGAAAAAATTGGATTATACACATTACGATGAAGATAAATCTTTATCGGAGAGTTTAGAAGAAAAACAAAAATATGTTTGTGGTTTTTTATTTGATAAATATAGAAACAGTGTTGTTGTAATTCAAAAGAATAGACCTGAATGGCAAAAAGGTTTGTTTAATGGAGTTGGCGGAAAGATAGAATATGGAGAAACACCACTTCAAGCTATGTATAGAGAATTTAAAGAAGAAGCAGGATTGAAAATAGATGATTGGATTGAATTTTGTGTGTATGAAAATTTGAATGGAGAAACTATTCATTTTTTTTATTCGGTAGTAATAGATGAAGTGCATGTATATTCAGTTACAGATGAAATAATTTCTTTAATGTCTATTGAAATGTTATTTAATAAATATTATCCTGTTATATCATCATTGAGATGGTTAATTCCAATGGCATTGGAACTATCATTTTTCGGAAAATATTCTGTATATAAAGTTAAGGAGGATAATAAATAGATGGGTGGGAATGTATTAAAGAATACAGTTACAAGGAGATATAAAAGAGATGAGTATTTTACATTGTTTAATAATGTGAAAGATGTACTTTATGAAGCAACTTTAAATTATGATGCATGGCTTGATGGATTTGTATTAATTCCATCATATAAAAGTAAAGAATCATTTGGTGATATGGATATTCTTATAAATGAAAAATGGTTTAAACAAGATATGCGTATAATTAATATATATCATCCAACTGAAGTTTTTTGTGAAAAAAATAGTAATGTTATTTCATTTGATTATCATGAATTTCAAATTGATTTTATTTTTATTCCTGATGAATATTTTAAAACAGCTTTAACATATTTTAGTTATAATGATTTAGGAAATCTTATGGGTAGAATAGCTAATAATATGGGAGTTCGATATGGTCATGATGGATTAAAAATGTTGTATTATTCGGATAATAAAAATAAAGTATTAGTTGAAATTCATTTATCATATGACATTCCAAAGATATTTAAGTTTTTAGGATTTAATTATGATAGATTTTTAGAAGGATTTAATGATATAACAGATATATTTAATTACGTTATTGATTCGGAATTTTTTAGTAAAGAAATTTTTGCATATGAAAATCTTAATCATGAGAACAGGACAAGAAATAAAAAAAGAAAAACATATGGTAAATTTCTTGAATATATTCAAGAGTTGAAATCGGATGATTATGTATATCCAAATGATAAAACAGAATGGTTAAGTAGAATTGATGAATTTTTTCCTAATGTTAAAGTATATGAAAAAATTGAAGAAGCTAAAAAAAGAGAAGAAGTAAATAAAAAAATTAAAGAAAAATTTAATGGTGATATTGTTCGTCTGATTACAGGATTAGAAGGAGAAGAATTAGGAAAATTCATTAAAAAATTTAAAGAGTTTTGTAATGATTTTGAACAATATATTTTAGATACTGATGTGAAAATTATTAATGAGAATATATATGATTATTGGGAGTGTAATTATGATTAAACAATATCCGCATAATGAAAATTATTATGTAACAGATACAGGAGAAATTTATTCTGTAAAAAAATTAAAACCTTCTAAGCAGTCGAAGGGATATATGAGAGTTACTATTAATATTGATGGAAAGAAAAAAGATAAGTATGTACATAGAATGGTAATGGAAACATTTGAAAAATCTAATCTTCATACATCGGAGCAAATAAATCATAAATCAAAAGATAAAGAAGATAATAGTAAAAACAATCTTGAAATAGTATCATTATTAGAAAATATTAAACATAGGGATGAAGTTCCCTTTTAAATTAAAATTTAAAAAATGAAAATTAAAGAATATCAAGAGAAAGCATTAGAAACAGCTATATATCCAAACAAAGGGAATAATCATATATATCCATTTTTAGGGTTGTGCGGAGAGTTTGGAGAATTTTATAAAACATCATCTATAAATAATTATAAATCATTAAATGAAATTAATCTTTCAAAATATGAATTAGGAGATTGCTATTGGTATTTTGTCGTATTGTGTTGGGAATTGAATATTGATTTAGATATGTTGGCATTTGTTGAAATTGATATGGATAATAAAGAAATTAATTTAGAAGCAGTATTTTTACATTTATCAGAATTAGCTGAACTGTTTAAAAAAGTAATTAGAGATAACACAGAAATAAATAAAGAAATTGTTTTAGAAAAATTAAGTCTTATATTTATATGTATTTTTAAATATATGGTATGGAGAGATTGGGATGAATATCAAATATGGCAAATGAATATTGATAAATTACAATCAAGAAAAGAAAGAAATGTAATTCATGGTTCGGGGGATGAGAGGTGAAATTTTCATTTAAAGAAAAAAAGAATAGACTACTTGTAATAGATTTTGGAAATCTGTTCTATTTTTCCAAACCAACTCATTTAAATGAAGAACTACTTCAAGGTAGATATTCTGTTGTAGAACAGTTTATAATCAATTTAAACAGCTATATATGGCAGTTTAAACCATCATCGGTGGTTATAGCGGATGATTGTAAGGCAAATTGGAGATATGCCTTATATCCGTTATATAAGCAAAATAGAAAAGAAAAAGAATTTGAAGAAATTGATATTGCTTATAGAAAAAATAGGGAAAAATTGACAGAAATATTAAAAGAATTTCCATTATATTATTTGAAAATTGAAAACTTAGAAGCAGATGATATATGTTATTTAATTTGTAATAAATTTAGAGATGTAGAAACAATAGTTATGTCGGGAGATTCAGATTTACTTCAATTAACTCAAAAATTTTATAATGTAAAGGTATATAATCCAAATAAAAAAAATATATTAGATAAACCTGAACTTGATATTGTACGATATAAAATTTTAAAAGGTGATAGTTCTGATAATATAAAGGGATTTCCTAAAATAGGCGAAGTTAAAGCTAAAGTAATTTTAAAGGATAAGAAAACATTCAATGCATGGTATAATAATTTATCGAAAGAGGAATTGGAATTATATTCTAATTTGAAGAATATAATTTGTCTTGATAAAATTCCTAAAGAATACAAAGATAATTTCAATACAGTATTTAATGAGTACAAATTCAAAGAATTTGATTTAGAAAAAATAATGAACATAGTTTATGAATATGAATTAGATAGAATAAATTTGAAATACATAAATGAAAATTTTAATAATCTTAAACCAATATATGAATAATGACAAATAAAGAAGTTGATTTTAGTAAAGAGATGGCAAATTTTTTATTCAAGAGTAAATACTCAAGATATGATGATGAATTAAAGAGAAGGGAAAATTGGTCTGAATCGGTTAAGAGAGATATGAATATGCATTTGAAAAAATATAATTTTTTATCTAAGGAAGATAAAGATGAAATACGATATGCATTTAAATTAGTTACAGAGAAGAAAATAATGGCATCCATGCGGAGCATTCAGTATGGTGGCAAAGCAATAGAACAAAGTAATGGAAGGATTTATAATTGCAATTCAAGATTTATAGATTCATTAAGAGCAGTTGCAGAAATATTTTTAACATTACTTTGGGGAAATGGTTCAGGATTAGGATTAATAGAAAAATATTTATCAAGATTACCTGATTTAGTTACAGCAGAAGATAAAAATGGAATAGTAGTTACTTATGTTGTTGAAGATACGATAGAAGGATGGGCGAATTCATGTGAAGCATTATTACAATGTTATTTTAGAAATACACCATATACAGGTCGGAAGATAGTATTTGATTATTCTAAGATAAGAAAAAAAGGAGAGAAATTAAAAATAGGAGGTGGAAAAGCACCTGGTTATAAAGGTTTGAAAAATTCTCATATTAAAATTAAAAATTTATTAGATTCTATTATTGAGGATTTAAATCAAATTAGAATGAATACAGTTAATATGTATGATATAAATATGCATAATGCTAATGCAGTTTTATCAGGAGGAAGTAGACGTTCTGCAACAAGTGTTATGTTTTTAAAAGATGATATTGGTATGATGAATGCTAAGATAGATTTTGATGTTATTAAAAAGGGAAGGTTTGAATTAAATGAAAAGACTAATAAGTATGAAGGATATGTAATTGTAAATGACCCAATTTATCCGTCTAAAAATAAAATTGAAGTTTCATTATCTGAATATGATTATAATAAAGTAAAAGAGCAAAATAAAATAAGTTGGATTCATATTCATCCACAAAGAGCAAGAAGTAATAATTCAGTATTGTTGTTAAGAGATGAATTAACATTAGAAGAATTTACAGATATTGTAGAAAGAACAAAACAATATGGAGAACCTGGGTTTGTGTTTGCAGATTCAGAAGATACTTTATTTAATCCATGTTTTGAGATTTCGTTTATACCTGTAACAGAAGATGGTCAATGTGGTGTTCAATTTTGTGTTTCGGGAGATACTAAATTATTAACAAGAGATGGAATTGAAATTATTAAAGAATGTGACGGAACTAAAATAGAAATTTGGAATGGAAAATCTTGGTCTAAATCTTTAGTTTTTAAAACACAAGAAAATGTTAAATTATATAGAGTTTATTTTTCGGATGGTTCATATTTAGATGTTACAGAAAATCATAGATTTATAGTTAAAAAATCAGGCACAAAAAAATTCAGAGAAAACACAACTAAGGAATTAATGACTATATATAATAAGACTGATTTTTCAAGACGAAGTGAATTCAAATCAATTAAATATAATATTGATTATAATGATGGTATAAATGAAGAATTTGCATATGAATATGGATTTTTTAAAGGAGATGGAAATATGAGTTCTAATAAAAAATATATGAGTGCTAATTTATATAGAAAAGATAAGGATTTGAATTTAAGAGGTAGTAAAAAAAATGATAAAATATATTATAATTATAACGGAACAGAATTTAAAACAATAAGTTTAAATAATTTAAATGTTGATATTTGTAGAGAATTAAAAGTTCAAACAATTCCAAAGATAATTTTTAGTTGGAATAAACAATCAATATTAAATTTTATTGCAGGGTGGATTGATGCGGATGGAAGCAAAGCATCTAATGGAGTTAGAATTTATGGAGATGAAAACTCAATACGTTTAGGACAATTATTATTAACAAAAATAGGTATTAGTTCATCTGTTAATTTAATGTCAAAAAAGGGAGAATTTACTAATTTATGTGAGAGAAAAAATGATGTATGGTATTTACAAATAACAAAAACTAATGAAATACCAAGTAGAAGAATTGAATGTAATAATAAAATAGATTGTAAATTTAAAGGTAGATTTCAATATATAAAAGAAATAAAAGAATTAGATGGATTGCATGATTCATATTGTTTATATGAACAAGAATTGAATCAGTGTGTATTTAATAATGTATTAACAAAACAATGCAATCTTACATCTATTAATGGTTCTAAGGTAAATACAGAAGAAGAATTTTATGAATATTGTAAATATGAAACTATAATAGGAACATTACAGGCAGGTTATACTGATTTTCCATTTTTAAATAATGCATCTAAGAAATTAACTGAAGATGAAGCATTGTTAGGATGTTCGATAACAGGATTTATGAATAATCCTGATTTATTATTTAATCCTGAAGTGTTAGAAAAAGGTGCAAAGATTTGTGTTGACGTTAATAAAATTTGGGCGGAAAAGATTGGAATAAATCAAGCATCAAGAATAACTTGTGTTAAACCTGAAGGAACAGGCAGTCTTACATTAGCTGATGGTGAACATGTGCCTGCATCAGGCATTCATCCACATCATGCAAAAAGATATTTCAGGAGAGTTCAATGTAATAAGATAGACCCTGTTTATAAATTTTTCAAAAAGCATAATCCACATATGTGCGAAGAATCTGTTTGGTCGGAAAATAAGACAGATGATGTTATAACATTTCCAATTGAATTAAAAGATGAACATGTAATTGTTAAAGATGATTTGACAGCAATACAACATTTGAAATATGCAAAGTTAGTTCAGAAGCATTGGGTTATTAACGGAACAACAGAAAAAAATAAAAAACCTATTCATCATAATGTTTCATTGACAGTTGAAGTTGCAGATAATGAATGGGAAGAAGTAATAAAATATATTTATGATAATAGAAAATATTTTTCGGCAATATCATTACTTCCAAAATCAGGTGATAAGATTTATCAACAAGCACCATTAGAAAGAATTATAACAGAAGAAGATGAAGAAAAATTAAAAATGTATAAAGAAAAATATAAAGTTATTGATTGGAATGAATTAGTTGAAGAAGAAGATAATACATCATTACAATCTGAAATGAGTTGTGCAGGGGGACAGTGTGATATTTTATAGCATTGACTTTTAATATTATTCTTTTTATATTGTATTAAAATTAAAGAGATAAAAAATGGATAAAGAAATAATTGAAATATTTGAAGCAATAAAATTCGCATCGGAAAAACATAAACTACAAAAAAGAAAAGATGATGCAGGTACACCTTATATTAATCATCCATTAGGTGTAGCAAGGAACATTTCATTTTTAAACTCATTACAAGGTAAAGAAAAAACTGATACTGTTATTGGTGCATTGTTACATGATACAGTTGAAGATACTGATACTACCTTTGATGAGATAGAAATTAGATTTTCAAAAGAAGTTGCAGATATAGTTATGGAAGTGACGAATAGAAGTGATTTAGATGGTGATGATTCTAAAGCATGGGAATTAGAAAGAGCAAAGACATTATCTTTACAAGCATCATTAATTCGTATTAGTGATAAAATAGAAAATATAAAAGACATATCTTATAATCAACCAAATACTTGGACATTAGAAAGAAAGTTGAAGTATTGTAATTGGGCTAAACAATTAGTAACAAACATATCAATTCAACACACTGCAATAGGAGAACTAAAATATTTATTCTTACAAAGATATTATGAAACCTTAGATAAATTAAAATGAGTTTAGGAAATAAGCATGAAGCTAATATTTTGTATGAAAAGATGTTTAGAACATATATAAATAAGAATGCTAAAATATTTATTGATAATGATTGGAAGGCATATAATAGTAGTATGTGTAGGAGAGAAAATATAAAAATGAGAGATAAAATACTTCAATTATTAGATGAGGGTAAGGAAGTTAGAGTTGGTTATAAAACAACAACAATACGAAATTTTCATGAATACTTAATTTTTTATAAATGAATTATTTAACAGTAGACATAGAAACAACAGCATTATCTTTTAAAGAATTATCTGATGAAGATAAAGAGGTATATAATAAGTTAAAAACGGAAGAAGAAAAAGATGAATGGATGAAAGGATTAGCTTTAAATCCGTTCACATCAAAGTTAGTTTGTATATCCATTAAGAAATGTATTGATTTTAAACATGATAAGGGATGGGTATTAGTTGTATCACCATATGAAATAACATCAACTAATAATTATAAATATGTTTGCTTTGAGGATGAAAAAACTTTGTTTGAAAAATTTTGGAATTTTCTTGAAAAACAAGTTTCATTTAAATTCATCACATTCATGGGTAGAGAATTTGATTTTCCTTATCTTATGTTACGCAGTGCATATTTAGGAGTTCAGAATTCTGCTAATCTTATGCATGGTTCTGATTGGACTATGAATACTTATCATATTGATTTAGCTAAAGAATTATGTTTCTTTAAATACAGTTCTAAAGGAGCAATAAAATTAAGAAGTCTTGATTATTTTTGTAAAAGGTTTTTAGGAAAGACTTCTAAGAAAGTTGAGGTTCAGGGAAATTTAATCACTACATTATATAATGAAGGAAAGATAAAGGAGATATGTGATTATGCATCGGGTGGGAATGGTATAGATAAAGATGGTATAGGAGATACAGACATTACATTTGAACTTTTTGTGAAATTAAAAAAATTAAAATTTATATAAAATTAAGGAGAAAATAAAAATGGAATTATTAGAAGAAGAAGTAATAACTAATGGAGAAAAAATAAAATATTTTGAATCAAAGATTTCAAGAGATTTAGAAGAAAAGTACAGACCAAAATTTGAAAAATATGCATGTTATATTTCAAAATATGATGGTTATGAATGGAGAGGATTGATAGGTACGGATACAAGAGAATTGTTTTTGAGAGGAATAATACTGTTTGAAAAAATAAAAGTTCCTGATAAATATTTAATTTAAAAATTTGTACACTTCAATATATTATAATAAAGACAGGAAAAAAGCAATCATATTCGATGATGAAAAAGGAAAAATAGAATATGATTACAAACCATATAGTTGGAAATTAACAGATAAGGAATCTGAATGGAAAACTATATATGGAAATCCTGTTGTAAAAACCTTCAAGTATTCTGGTACAAATTTTGAAATTGATGTCAGTCCTATTCAAAGAATATTAGTTGATAACTATTATGAATCAGATGAACCTGCAAAAAATAATATTGCATTTTTTGATATTGAAGTATCTTCAGTTGGCGGTTATGCTAAAGTAGAAGATGCAGATAAAGAAATATATTCAGCAGTAGTATATTTTAATGGTAAATATTATGTATTCATTTCTACAAAACAAGTTATCACATTCACTAAAGAAAATGTTGTAATGCTGAATTATAAATCTGAAGAAAAAATGTTAAAAGAGTTTTGCAGATTTTTAAATGAAAAAAATATTACAATACTATCAAGTTGGAATGGTGATAGATATGATATTCCATATTTAGTGAATAGAATGTATAATATTGGAGTTGATTTTTGTGAGTTATCACCAATCAAAGTAGTAGAAACAGGGTTTAATGGATTTAAACAAATAGGTTGTAGAAATCATTTGGATTATATGTTGTTGTATAAGAAATTTTGTTTGAATGATAGAGAATCATTTAAGTTGGATGCGATAGGGGAATTAGAATTAGGATTAAAGAAAGTAGAACATTCGGGTATTGATGATTTATATGAGAATGATATAAACAAATTTATTGAATATAACTTGAGAGATGTTGAGATATTAGTTGAGTTAGAGAAAAAGTTAGATTATATAAATTTAACTATTTCACTTTGTCATGAATCACATATACCTTATGAATGGATATATCAGCAGAGCAGATTAATTGAAGGTGCATTTTTTACATACTTCAAAAGAAATAAAATAGTTGCTATTAATAGGCATGAGAAAAAAGAAGAAGAAAAAATTGAAGGTGCATATGTTAAAGACCCAATAAAAGGAAGATATAAAAAAATAATTGATTTGGATTTTACATCATTATATCCTAATGTAGTTCGTACATTAAATTTATCAAATGAAACAAAGATTGGTCGGGTATCAAATTGGAAAAAATACATTCAAGATTTTTATTATGAGAAGAATTTAGATAGGATGATTGAATTTACATACATTGATAGATTAACAAGAAAAATAGAAATATTAAATATAACATTAGAAAGATTTATAAATAAAGTTAAGAAAGAAAAATGGTCAGTAAGTGCATTGGGAGTTGTATGTAGAACTGATGAAGTTGGCTTTCTTTCAAAGATAATTACAGATTGGTTTGATAAAAGAGTAGAATTTCAAAAATTAAAGAAAGAATCTAAAAATGATGATGATAAGAAAAAATATCATATAAAACAATATGCTAAAAAGATTGAAATGAATAGTTTGTATGGTGCGATAGCTATGAGTTCATTTAGATTTTATGATAGGGATTTAGCAGAATCTGTTACAGTATCATCTCAATATCTAATTAAATTTTCTGAAAAAGTTGTTAATAAATATTTTAAAAAAGAAGTAGTAGTTGCAGGAGATACAGATTCATTATTTATTGTACTTGATGACATTGCAGATACAGTAGAAGAAATAAGAGAACAAACAAATTTTATTCAAAAATATGCAAATGATAAATTAAAATATATATGTTTAAAATTATTTAATGTATCGGATAATAAATATTTATCGTTGAAGCAGGAACTTATAGGTTCAATTGGATTTTGGGCGGGAAAGAAGATGTATGCAATAAGATTAATTGAGAAGGAAGGAAAACCATGCAATGAAATAGAAACTAAAGGAATGGCATCAGTTAAATCATCATTTCCTAAATCAATGAAAATATTATTGAAGGAAATTATTGTTGATATTCTTGATGAAAGAGATAAAGATTATATAGATAAAAAAATATTTCAATTTAATAAAGATAAAAATAAAGTTGATATATTGGATTTGGGAGTTAATACAGGTGTAAAGGAACTTGAAAAATATTATGATGCTAAAATTAGATATAAAAAAGGTTCGCCTATGCATTGTAAGTCAGCATTGAATTATAATTATTTTTTAGAAAAAAATAATCTTGAATTCAAATATAGAATGATACAGAATGGAGATAAGATTAAATGTTTTTATCTTAAATCCAATCCGTATTATTTTTCGGAGATGGCATTGAACAATGAAGATATTTCAGAAGAAGTAAAAGCGTTTATTGAAAAACATATTGATAGAGATAAAATAGTTAAATCAGTATTACATGAAAAGATTAAAGTATTTTATGAAGATGTGTTAGGATGGAATTTTCCTGATTTTACTCAAAATTTAAATACAGAATATTTTTAATGAAAAAAATAAATTTTAAAGTATCAACTGATTTTTTCGGAGAAGAAAAAAATGATTGGAAAGATGAATGGAAAAATATGCCTGAATTTATATCAGAAGATAAAAGACCTATTCAACAAATTATAGTGTCTTTTAAAACTTATGAAGATGTAAAAGAGTTTGGTAGGAGATTAAATATAAATGTTACATCTAAAACAGGTAGTACATGGTTTCCTGCAAGAGCAATAGATAGAGGCACAGTTTATGTTAATGAATTTTGGGGTACTGATGAAGAATAAATATCCAATATTTATTCCTACAAAAGGAAGATATGAAAATCCAATGACAATAAAAATGTTTCAATTACATAATGTTGATTTTACAATTGTTGTTGAGAAACAAGATTATAAAAAATATTGTGAAGTAGTTGATAAAAAACAAATTTTAGTTGTTCCACATAAGAATGAAGGTTTAACAGTTACAAGAAATTGGATTTGGGATTATGCAGAACAAGAAGGATATGAAAAATTTTGGACATTCGATGATAATATAGGTGGAGTTTATAGATGGAATAGAAATAGAAGATTGCAGATGAAAGATGGTACATATTTAAAAGTGATTGAAGATTTTGCTGATAGATATTCTAACCTTTATATTATAGGAATGAATTATGCTGGATTTTGTAAAAGCACAGATAAAATTCCACCATACTATCAAAATACAAGAGTTTATAGTAATATGCTTTTGACAACTGATGCTAAATTATCAAATGGAGAAAAACTAAGAAACAAATTATTTTATAATGACGATACTGATTTATGTTTAAGAGTTTTGAAAGATGGGTTGCCAACAATAGAAATTAATGCGTTTTTAATTGCTAAGGCGGCAACAATGACAATTAAAGGGGGTATGACAGATTATTATTTATCGGATGAATGTAAAGGTAGATATACGTTTGCAGAAGAATTATATAATGCTCATCCTGATGTTGCAACTATAACTAAAAAATTTAATCGGTGGCATCATCATGTGAATTATAAACCATTTAAAGATAATAAATTAATTAAAAAACAAGGACTGATTATACCAAATGAAGTTAATGAATATGGTATGAAATTAGTTAATCTATAAAATTAAAAAAAACAAATGAATAAATTAAACAAGAAAAATCTATTAAGATTTTTGACAAAAATAAATCTTAATGGAATGGCAAATAAAATGTTAATACTTAATGATAGCAAAAAATCATCCGTTAATGGATTGGATGATAGTGCTAATTTAATGATAATTGGTTCTATCAAAGGAAATTTATTTGAGAAAGATGAAGAAGTTGGTATATATGATGTTAAATCATTTATGAGATATATAAATTTATTTGAAAAGGATGAACTGCAATATAAATTTGAAAAAAATTCAGCAGGTGTAAATGCTAAATTATTGATTTCTGATTCAAATAAAAATTTAAGTTATAATCTTGCGGATAAAGATAATATTCCTTCATCGGAATTGAAAAAATTGCCTGATTCAAATTATGTATTTGAATTTGATGAAATTCAAATAAAGGATATATTAAAATCAGTTGAAGTTAGTATTTCAAAATTCATTAGTTTTGTAAAAGTTAAATCTAATTTATATTTATATATCGGAGAAGAATCATCGGGAGAACATATTATAAAAATCAAACTGAAGGATGTTGAAATAAAAAAAGAAGCAGATGTTGATAGAATAACATTTAATAAAGATTATTTTGTAAATATTTTGAAGTTAAATAACAGTGTTAAGTTTGAACTTATGAATGGATTGTTGATTTATAATACAGAAGCAGATGATGTTAAAGTTAATTATTATCAAAGAAGTTTAGTATCGGAGGATTAAAATGGATATATTAAAAAAACTATGGGTTGAAAAATATAATCCAAAAGAAATAAAGCATGTATTAGGTAACGAACAACTTATATCTAAAATAAAAAAATTTTTAGAAGAAGGTGATATTCCAAATCTTATGTTTTATGGAGAATCAGGAACAGGAAAAACTTGTATATCTAAGATTTTGTATAATACTCTTGATTGTGAATATCTAAGGATAAATGGTTCGGATGAGAATGGTGTAGACATGGTTAGGATGAAGATAGGTACGTTTGTATCGTCTACATCGTTTAAAAAAATCAGATTAGTAGTAATTGATGAGTTTGACTATTTTAGTCCGTCAGCACAAGCTATATTGAGAAATATGATAGAAAGTTCATATAAGAATGCAAGATTTGTAGTTACTTTAAATTATCCTGAAAGAATTATTCCTGCATTACATTCAAGATTTCAAGTTGAGGAAGTTAAACCTATCAATATAGAAAAAATTGAAAAGAGAATGATTGGAATATTGAATGCTGAAAAAGTTGAATTTGAAGAACAAGATGTGAAGGATATTGTAAAGAACTGTTATCCTGATATGAGGAAAATGATTCAGACATTGCAACAATATTCAATAGATGGTGTACTGCAAATTAACAGTAGTTCGGTAATAAGTGATAGTTATAAATCATCACTTATTAATATGCTGAAGAAAAATGAAAAATTTGAAAAGATAAGAGAAATGGTAATTAATAGTTCTACTATTGATTATGTTATGGTGTATAAAATATTATTCAACAGTATTGATGAATATTGTAAAAATAAAGATAATAAATCTGATATGTTGTTAGATATAGCGGAACATTTATATAGGGATGCATCAATTGTGGATAAAGAAATAAACTTATCGGCATGTATTTTAAAACTTTTAAAAAATAACAAATGACACAAAAAGATAAAGTATTAAAATACTTAACAGAACAAGGTAGTTTAACTCAATGGGAAACAATTAAACTGTTTGAGATAACAAGATTAGCACCAATCATTGATAATTTAAAAGAAGAAGGATATGATATAGATACTGAATATTATCAAAAATACAATAGTGAAGGTGAAAAATATACAAGATGTGCAAGATACAGTTTACATAAAAATAATTCAATTCCAATTAAATCAAGAACATTATTTGAACATTTGAATAATATTTCATCTGGGAAAGATAAGAATTATTTTGATACATTAACAGAAAAAGAAAAGAAAGAATTTAATGTATACATGATTCAAAGGTACATAAGTATGGATAGTAGATTTACTAATTTCATTGCTTATATAGATAAATATGCATTTAATTGTTTAGATAAAGAAATGTACAACAGATTGCTGATTGAAACTTTACCTAAAGAAAAAAATTATTTTAAGTATATAAAGAAAACTAAATCAGTAAAAGAAGATGAATTATTGATTGAGTTATTGTCTAAAAAAATAGAAGTGTCGAAACAACAAGCAAGTGAATATATTCGATTTTTAAGTAAGGATGATAAAATTAAATTACTTCAAGGATATGCAGTTGAAGATAAAATAATTAAAAAATACAAATGAAATCAGATAAATATAAATCATATAGAGCATTAAGACATGAAGCTAAAAAGAAACAAAAAGATGAATATGTAGATGAGATTCATCATCCTGATGAAAAGATAAGACAAGTTCGGAAATGTTTAAAGGGAAAGAATTTAGAAATATTAGAATTGTTCGCAGGTGAAGATGGAAATCTCACAAAGATATATAAAGAATATGGTAATGTATATCCGTATGATAAGAAATTAAATACAGGTGATAGTTTTTTAGTTTATCATGATTTGATATTTAATAAGAAAACATATGATGTAGTTGATTTAGACCCATATGGATTTCCAAATAGATTTTTTCCTGATATATATTTGTTGATTGATGATGGATATTTATTTGTAACTATGCCTAAACCATATGTGAATATACTTAATAAAATGACATAATCTCATCTTATAAGCTATTACGGAGAATATAATCTTTCTAAGGAACTTATAATAGATAGAATGATATTATGGTGTATATGTCATTGGAGGAAGGTAGAATTACTTGATTGTGTAGATTGTGATAGCATATGGAGATTTTGTTTTAAGATTGAAAAAGTTAATGCTATGAAGTATACAGGTACAGTTAAAAAAATAGTAAATAAAAAATATAACACACAATATTTTTGAGAAAATATAATAAGGATGTATGTTGGCAATATAATATAAGATTAAATAATTTAGATAGTGATTTATTATTTATAAGTTTGACACCTGATGATATTTCTAAATTAAGATGTAGCGATTTTAAATTACAATATGAAGATAAGGATAAAGTTTATAATGAAATTAAATTATTTATAGAAAAACATGAATGGTTAGGTAAAATGTCTTTATATCCAACTCATATTTTTACTGCAAGATATAAAGGTTTATTAGCAGGTGTAGTTGTAATGGATATGCCTATTACATATAGTAATATATTGGGAATTGATACAAAAAAAATTGAAAGATTGATAAGTCGTGGAGCATGTATATCATGGTCACCAAAAAATTTAGCAAGTAAGTTAATTATGTTTGCAATTAAATGGATGGTTGATAATACACAGTACAGATTATTTTCTGCATACAGTGATACAGAAGCAAAAGAAATAGGAACTATATATCAAGCATGTAATTTTTATTATATCGGACAGACATTTGGAACAGGATATAAATATAAAATAAATTTAAATAAATATGTATCGGATAGATATTTTAGAAGTAGAAGTGTTTATAAAAAATTAGCTAAGAATAATGGTATAAATTGGAAAGCTGAATGGCAAACAAAAGATGTTATACATTTTGATAAAATGCCTGAAAAAATTTCAATTAAAATAAAACAATTATCTAAAGATTATCAAAATTCATGTGAAAAAATAAAAATAGAATCAAAGCATAAATATATTTATATATTAGGCAAAACAAAATCAGAAACAAAAAAATTACGAAAACAATTTAAAGAACAAAATAAGATATATTCATATCCTAAAAGAAATTTATAAACATAAAAAAAATAAAATGGAAGATGTATTATTTAAACCTGTTAAATCTCATAGTGAGATAGAAGAAATACAATCAATGTATAATGTAGAAGAAGTAATGTTGGAAGATTTGAAGATTAATGACAATCTTCAAGTATTGTTAAGAAATGAAACAGTTAGAAATACGGATGATTTTTTACATGGGTTTTATGGAATACTTAATATTCCATATCCATTTACAAGAAAAATACCAACTGATTTACTTGTTACAAATGTAGACAGATTATCACAGGAATTTAATATACCTGTTAAGATTGTAAGTAGGGATGGGGTTTTAATAAATGTAGTTAGTAATATTAATCGTAAAGGACAACCTGTATTTTTTCAACAAATTAATTCATCATTATTATTGGATAATTTTAGTAATGATAGCTTTGAATTAAAAAATAGTTACGCAGGAGATTATGGATTAGTGATGGATGTAATTCATAAAGATTTAGGACAATTAGAATTAGAAACTGAAGAAGGTGATATTGTAGATATTGGATATAGATTAAGAAATCCATTTACAATGTTCGGCAATAAATTAGATATGTCAATTTATTTAAATCAATTAGTATGTAAGAACGGAATGATTATAGGTAGAGATTTTGGTGGGGTTCATTTGAATCTTACAAAGGATTTAGGAGATGAAGAAACATTTTTACAAAGATTCAGAGCTAATATTGATATGAACATTTCAAGAAAATTTACATTAGATAAGATATTGGAAATATATAATGGTATGGTCAGAACTAATATCAAGAACAGATGGCTAAAACCTATTATGAATAATGTAAGAAAGATAGATGATGAATTATTTACAAGAGTATTTCATTGTAGTTGGGATGATGAAAAAGAAATTTTACAAGATTCATTTGAAAATAATGAAACAGATGATTCGGATTATAATTATTTTGAAACTATATTTAATATAACAAAAGAAGCACAAAAAGAATCAGTATCTAATAGATTATTTTTGGAAGAATATAATAACAGTATAATCAATTTATATAAGAAACAACTTTTAGTTACAACAAATTTAAATTAAAAAATAATGCCTAAAACAGCAGTTAAAGAAGAAAAGAAAAAAGGTATAATGTCTTTAATTCAGAAAGCATCTGAATACAAAGAGAAAGATGTTAAATTTCGGTCAACAGGTATTTTACCATTAGATTTAACATTAAAGTGTGGTGGGTATCGGGAAGGAAGATTGATTGAGATATTCGGTCCTGAACATTCGGGCAAAACTTTGATGGCATTGTTAGCGATTATACATGACCAAAAAATGTTTAAAAAAAAGAGTTTGTTTGTAGATGCAGAAGCATCATTTGATTTAAAGTGGTTTAAAACATTGGGTGGTAATTTAGATTTACTTGATATATACAACCCTTATGATGCACATGATGAAGTATATGGAGAATTGGTATATGATAATATAATAGATTTGATAGAAACAGGAAAATATTCATTTGTAGTATTGGATAGTTTGATGGGTGGTGCATTATTATCTAAAAAAATATTAGCAAAAAAATTAGATGATAAGAAAGGTTCAAGTCCAGGTGGAAATGCTATGTTAAATAAAGCATTTTATCAAAGAGCATTCGGCAAGACTGTAAAAACAAATACTACATTTATAACAACTAATCATGTTGTAAATAAGATTGGTATTGCATTTGGAAATCCTGAAACAACAGCAGGTGGTACAGCATTGAAATTTTATTGTGAACAAAGAATAAATATTTTATTACCAAAAGATAAAGAGCAAAATGTTGGACATTTATCAAGAGGAAAAATTATTAAAAATAAGAGAGGAAATTCAGCAGGTCAGAAATTTGAATATTATTTGAGTTATGAATATGGAATTGATAATTTTGCGGAGATGAAAAGATTATTAATTCAACATGATATAGTTGGTAAGAAAGATAAGATAGAAATTAATGAAAAAAATTATGAAGAATATAGGAAACAACTGTTGGATGTTTATAATAATTTGAAGTTAGTTGGAGAAACTGATAATCATGAGGTTGATGAACATTCTGAAGATGAAGAATCTGAAGATAATGGTTTGTAAAAAATATTTATTTAGGTATTGACTTTTAATTTTATTATTATTATATTTGTTTAAATAAATTTATGAAAATAAACAATTTCAAAAAGCAAGGAAATGTTGAAGAAATACAATCAACATTAACTGTTTCTGATGTACTTATAGATACACAAGATTTCCTTGAGTATTATGATAAGGGAGATTATAAAAAATTTGCACAAAAATTAAATCATATTGGACTTCCTGATTTTGATTATATATTTAAAGTAATTAGGAAGTATAAAAAATTTACTTCTATTCAATCGTTATCGGATGCAACAACTACACAGATAACACAAAAGAGATATGATATTCGTAATGCTATTAATACTGTAATAGGTGTTAAAGATAATTTTAATGATTATCGTAGAATATGGGAAGAAATAGAGCATCTAACGAATCAAATGTATGAACGAACAAAAGATAAAATTCTCATTTCTGAAGATGTAAAAAAACTGAAAAATAATGATTTGAGATTAAGTGAAGTTAATTATCAATTAGAGGAATTAGTTAAGGTTATGGATAGAATAGGATTGATAATGATTAGATTTAAACAAGTTCAAGATGAATTGAAAGAAACTTTGTTATATTTACAAGATGTAATGGATGAAGTCAGTCGAACACAGTCGGCAGTACAATTAGCATTAGATACAGGTGAAATGGAAAAAGTGTTTTGGAAAAAAGACAATTCAAATATATTTTAAAAAATAAAAAATAATAGACAATGGCAAAATTTAGCTTTAAAGCAGGAAAATCATTCCTTTTGAATTATAAGAAGGAATACTTTGGTATGCTTACCAATATAGAGGAATTTGTAAATCCAAAAAATAAAAGTCAAGGTGGATTTAAATTTCATTTTGATATTATTAATTCTCATCCACTTGAGGAAGGTGGTGATGATGGAGAAACAAGTAAAGGAAAATCATTAAGTATTTCATTTTGGGGTCAGCAAGGTTCAAAAGATTCAGATGGTGCATGGGGATTTCCTGAATCGGGAAGATACAGAAATTGTTGTGATGCGTTAGCTAATTATTTAGGAATTGATATGGATGATGTAGAAGATTCGGATGAATTGTTAGGCGGAGTTGTAAGATTTTATGTAGAAAATGAGCAAGGTAAAGATAGTGAAAGATTTTATTCCAACATTAAACCTGATACTATAAGAGAAGTAAAACCTGAATCTATGGATGATGTAAAAGCAGGAGTAAAAAAATACATTGCATGGAAAAAGGAAAATAAATCAGATGATGTTACTTCAAAAAAATCTTCAGGTACTACTTCTAAAAAAGAAGTTGAAAAGAAAGTAAAACAACATTTGGAGAAAAGAGAAGGAGAAGGAGAAGGAGAAGGAGAAGGAGAAGGAGAAGGAGAAGGAGAAGGAGAAGATAATTCATTTGCAGATGAAGAACCAAAACCAAAAGCAAAAGCAAAAAAAGAAGCAGTTAAAGATGATGAAGATGATGGATTTTTCAGTTAATTAGATTTGGGGTAATATCGAAAGACAAATGCCTTACAGGGATTAATTTCTTGTAAGGTATTTTTTACATTAAATAAAAATAAAAATAAAAATATGTATTTTGAATTATTAGAACGATTAAGAAAATTAATTAAAGAGGTAGAAGAAACTACTAATGCTGATGTAAAAATAATTCAAGAGATGGATGAGATTGTAGATAGATTGGAGGATTTTGAGTAATTTAGGATATGGGTTTGAAATAGAAACTTTAAAGGAATTTCAAGCATTAGAGGATGGTACTAATTATAAAAGTTATCGGGTATATGGTTCGGGTAGAAATAAGTTATCTAAACATAATGACCCTGATGCTAATCTTGATGGGGATATTGTAGTTAAGTTAGATTTTTTAGATAAAGATATTGGAGTAGAATGTAAACATTATAAACCAAGAAATAAAAAAGAAAGAAGTATATCAGTTAAGAAGGAATGGTTAGACCAAAATTTCGAGGAATCAGAAAAGAATAATGAATATTCATTAGTAGCTATTAAATTTAAGAATACAAGTTATAATAATGTTCATTATATTTTACCTAAAAAACATTTCATTTCATTATTAAAATATATAAAAGAATCAAAACCAAAAGTTGATTTAACTGATTATTCAAGTTTACAATTGATTAATGAATTAAAATATAGAATACAAAATGAATCAAAAGAAACCATTAGGAAGTAAGATTTCAGAAGATAAAAATTTAGAGAATCAATTAGTAATTTGGATTCAAACAGAACCTAATATAACTGATTACGAAATAAGTAAAAGGTTGTTAGATAGATTCAATGTTAAAATTTCTCAACCAACTATAAAAAAATGGAGAATTAATTTTTATAAAGAATCATCGAAAGAATTTGATAAAAAGAAAGAAGAAATAATTGCAACAGATACTGTGGAAATTGATATTAAGTATGACCAATTAAAAAATTTATTAGTGTTGTTGGATAATCTTCATGAAAGAAAAAATGTAATAAAAAAAGTTTTAGATGAAAAATCATTTATAGATGAGAATGGGAATAGAAAAGACAGAATAGATACTTTTATTGAAAGTATCTATAAGGATTATATAAACAGTATAATTAATCTTGAAGATAAAATATTAAAATATACAGCAGGAGCAAATCCATTTTTTATAGTTAGAGAAGTTATTGAAAAACTTACAAAATTTGTGTTGGTGTTGTTTATGCATTATAAAGTATCGGATGAAGATATACAAAAATATAAAGAATATATAAGAGAATTGGATGGAGAATATTTTGCAAAATATAACATTGATAGGAAAATTAAATGATTTAAATTTGTATATTTAAGTATACCATATTGGGTATAATTTAATTAAAATCAATTAATTTATATCACATCGGGTATAAAAATTAGAGAAATATTTATTAATAAAAGGAAGGATATTTGATTGAAGTATTTAGTTTTAGTGCTAAGTATTTTCTTTTGTTCTTTTATAACAAGTTCTGATAGTGCAAAAAAAGCATATGAACATATTATAGCTGAACCATCTATACCATCAGATGAGAATTGGGTAGAGTATCAAACAGGAATAGCAAGTTGGTACGGACCAGGTTTTCATGGTAGACGGACAGCAAATGGAGAAATCTATGATATGTATGCAATGACATCGGCACATAAGAAATTACCATTCGGAACTAAAGTAAGAGTAACAGATTTGAATACAGGAAACTTTGTTATTGTTAGAATAAATGACAGAGGTCCGTTTATAAAAGGTCGTGTAATTGACTTGTCAAAAAAAGCAATGCAAGATTTGGCAGGTAATTCAGGATTAGTAAAAGTTAAATTAGAAATAGTACATTAATGTTTTTTTATTTTTATGATATGGTGGAATTCAGACATAAGGGAGTGTACGACCCTTGCAGGTTTCATATCAAAAGCATGATAGGTCATGAATAACGATACTGCGTACAAGGTTAAGACTTGTTATCATAAAAATAAAATTTTAAAATACAGGAGTGGAGCAATGGTAGCTTGTTGGGTTCATAGCCCAAAGGTCGTGGGTTCAAGTCCCACCTCCTGAACAAAAATAAATCACATCTCACAAATGAATCAAGACATAAAATTACAACAGCAACAAAAATTAATTTTTCAACTTAATGATTTAGTATCGTTAATTATTGAGGAATTAGATGTTATGCATCCTAATTTTAAAGAAAAAATAACTAATAAATTTAAAATTAATGTAAAGAAAATTTATTCAATTGATGGAAAAATTCAGAAAACAAAATATAATTTAAATTGAGAATAACAAAATTAAATCAAGAAATAAAATTTACTTATGAAAAGGAATCATCTGTACCAACATTAATTTTACAGAAAGATATAGAGTATGTATTGCCTGATTATATAGTTATTACATTAATCAATCAGGGATTTAAAAATTCTATAATTTCGGATGTTAATTTTTACAATGATGAAAGAGTTAAGACAAAAATTTATAATGGTGAATCATTATTTGGAAAAAAACTTATAACATTTAGAAATGGCGGAGTTGGAGATTTAATTTTTCAACTACCTGCATTAAAAGAAATAAAAGATATGTTAAAAGAAAATGTAGAATTGACTATATGTTGTAATGAACAATATATAAGTATATTTAATAATTTATCATATATTGATAATGTCAATTCGTTACCATTAGAATTAAATATATTATTGCAGAATGATTATTTTGTAAATTTTGAAGGACTTATAGAATCAAGTGAAAGAGCAGAATTTATAAATACTTATGATTTACATGCAGAAAAATTCTTTGTTAAACCTAAAGATATAATTCCAAGATTAGAATCAAATCCTAATAACGATAGAATAGTTTTAAAAGAAATTGATAATAATAAAACTAATGTAGTATTAGCATTTCAGGCATCAGCTAATATTAGGTCGGTGAATCCTGATGTATATGCAAATGTAATTGCTGAAGTTGGAGTTAAGTATCCTAATGTAAAGTTTTATATTTGTGGAACACCTAATCAATTAAAACAAATTGATTTCTTAATTGATGCTGTAAAAAATCAAGCTAAAGTATTTAATTGTATTAATTGGTCAAAGAAATATAAAGATTTAGGAATGACAATATCTTTAATTAAACATAGTAATTTGGTGATTGCACCTGATTCGGGATTACTTCATGTGGCAGGTGGATTTGAAATTCCTGTAATTGGATTGTATGGAGCATTTCCATCTAAGTTAAGAATAGGACATTATAAAAATTCAATTGGATTAGATTCAATGTCGGATTGTATAATGGGAGAAAGAAATAGTTTCAAATCATGTTTTCAACATGGAGCAAACTCATGTAAAATAGCGGTGAAGAACGCACAAACATATTCACCTTGTATGGAAATATTTAAACCAATAGATATATTAGAAGCAATGAAAGATTTAAAAATTATAAATTAAAAAAAATAATATATGAAATCTAAAGAAAAGAAATCTGAATTAATTTATGATAATGGAAAACTATTATTAATGATAAATGGAAAGAATATAAATTTTAAAACATTATCATATCAGATTAATCAAGATGATAAAACAAAATGTAATGTAACAACAGATGTAGGAGAATTTGATAATGTAGATTATATAAATCTAAAAACTGAAAAATTTAGAATGTCACCACAGGATTTAGAACAACATGAAGAAAGAGATAAAGAAATATTTATAAATTCTATAAATGCTAAAGTAAAAGGCGGAAATGTATGACTAATTTATTTAAAGTATATATGAATGATAGTGATAAATTTAGAGATGAATTGATAGGAGTTTTAGATTCAGGATATATAGGTCAAGGTAAAAAGGTTGAAAAATTAGAATCAATTTTAAAAAATTGGTTTAAAAATGAAAATTTATTATTATTAAATTCGGGTACATCAGCGTTACATTTAGCTTTAGATGTAATAAGAGAAACTTATAATTTAATTCCATCTGAAACTGATGTTTTGTGTACACCACTTAGTTGTTTAGCAACATCATTACCTATTAAATCTATGGGATTTAATATTAAGTGGATTGATATAAATAAAGATAATTTAAATATTGATTTAGATGATTTAGAAAGAAAATTAACACCATATACAAGAATAGTAATGTTAGTTCATTGGGGTGGAACACCTGTTGATTTATATAGATTAGAACAAATAAAAAATAATTATCTAAATAGATATGATAAACCATTGTTAATCATTGAAGATTCAGCACATTGTTTTGATAGTAGAGTTGAAAATAATAATATTGGAATGAATAAATTTCAAAATTATTTATGTTATTCTCTACAAGCTATTAAATTTTTAACAACAGTAGATGGTGGAATTTTAATAACTCCAAATGCAAAATCATATAAACAAGCAAAATTAAAAAGATGGTTTGGATTGGATAGAGATTCAGGTTCTACTATGAGATGTATTCAAAAGTTAGACTATGTTGGATTTAAATTTCAACCTAATGATGTGTTATCAACAATAGGTATAGGAAACTTTGAAGGTGCAGTGAATAATGTTAAAATTAATAAATGTAATGCATTATTTTATAATAAAGAATTAAAAGGAATTGAAGATGTTACACTATTAAATGTTCCATATCTATTTGAATCTTCATATTGGATATATACTATATTAGTTAATAGAAAAGAAGATTTCAAACGAATGATGAAATCAAAAAAAATTGAAGTTTCTGAAGTTCATCAAAGAATGGATACTCAACCTATATTTCAAAAATTTAAATCAATATTACCAAATATGGATTATTTAGAAAAACGATATATATCTATTCCTGTTGGGTGGTGGCTCTCTAAAGATGAGTTGAATTATATAGTAGATTCTATAAAGGGGGGATGGTAAATGAAAAATTATGTTTTAGGAATTCCTATTTTAAATAAACCTTATTTATTATATAATTTATTGAATTCTATTTCTGTTGATGAGTTTCCAAAAAAATTAGTTATTGTTGATAACGGAAATCTTGAATTAGATAATATTTTTGAATTAAAACGATATAGAGATAATGATGTAGAAGTTGATATTATTAAACCTGAATACAATTGGGGGGTTTCTAAAAGTTGGAATGAAATAATTAGAGATAATATAAATGATTATCCTGTAATGATTTCTAACAGCGATATTGTATTTGCACATGGAACTATAAATTTATTTTTAGATTTTATAAATAATGAATACAAATTTGTTTGGTTACAAAGAGGATATAGTTTATTTATGATAACAAAAGAATGCATTGATGAAATTGGATATTTTGATGAAAATTTTTATCCTGCTTATGTTGAGGATTTAGATTATGCAAGAAGAATATTATTACATAATAATTTAAAAGTTGAAGCATTAGAATGTTCAGATGTGATACATGGCAATGGTTCTACTGTTGGCGATAATCATGAAAGTGCATTTGCTTATTTTATAAGAGAATGTAGAAGTTTAAATAATGAATATTATCATAAAAAATGGGGTATAAATAATGAATTTAAATTACCATTTACAAATAAACCATTTACATATTGGATATTAGATGAAGAATTGTTTCAGAAAAAAATGGATATATTTAATAAATATTTTAAAAAATAGATATGGCTTGGAATGAGGAAATAAAAAAAGAATTCGCATATTGCGGTAATGATGTATATATAGGAAATAATACTATATTTACAAATCCATCGGAAATAATTTTACATGATAGAGTAAGAATAGACCCATTTTGTTTAATTACAACAGGACTTAATGTAGGAAGTAATGTACAAATATGTAGTCATTCTGTTATTGGTGGAGGCAAAACTCATTTAGTAACTTTAGGAAGTTGGTGTTTTATAGGATATGGTTCAAAATTATTTTGTGCATCTGAAGATTATTCGGGTGTATATGGAGCAGTGAATGAGTTTTGGGGAAGTAATAAAATTTTTAGAGGAAATATTAATTTTAAAGATTATAGTGGAGTTGCAAGTGATGTTATAGTTATGCCTAATGTTACATTGCCTGTTGGATGTTTGATTGGTGCTAAATCATTTGTATATAAATCTGATTATTTAGATGAATGGTCGGTTTATTTAGGAAATCCATTATCTTTACATAAAAAAAGAAATAAAGAACATTGTTTAAACTTGTCTACAAATATTAATTTTTTAAAATAATGTTAAAATTTTTGATTATTCTTGTATATTTTCAAAGACCAAAAATTGTATTGAATGCATTAAATAGTATTAAACAATTGAAATACAGTAATTGGGAATTGGCTTTTATAGATGATGGTAGTAATAATGAATCTTTAGGAGAACCTATTGTTAGAGAAGTATTAAAAGAGAATTTAGATAAGATTAAGTTTTATTATAGTAATGATACGATAGAACAAAAAATAAAACAAGGGGGAAGTCGGCATGGAGAATATATGAATAAAGCAATTATTGAAAGTGATTCAGATGTTGTTATAGTTTTATGTGATGATGATGCATTAATTTCGGATTATTTAAATAATTTAAATGATTATTTTATAAATAATTTAGATAAAAATTATTGTTATAGTCATGTTATTGTTTTTAATCCTGATTATGAAAATCCATTTGAAAAAGAAAAGACAGACCATTGGGTTAATAAAGTTGGTGATATAAATCCTGTATGTAATGTTGATTCAACACAAGTTGCATATAGGAGCAAGTGTTTTAAAGAAGATGGATTGCGGTATCCATTTCCACAAACTAAAAATTTAGATGCTGAAATGTTTAAAAAATTATTTGAAAGATATGGTGTGTGTTCTTATACAGGATTCAATTCTCAATATAAAGCATATTTTGATGGACAATTAGGAAATACAAATATAAATTTTTAAAATAAAAAAAAATGAAAAATTATTTAACAGATAAATTTGCGTTATCAGTTCCTTTTTTAGAATCACCATTTGCAAATCAATTATTATTGAATGATACTTCTATGTCAATGTTGGAGAAAAGTTTATGTGCGGAATTTATGGTTAATGGATATGTAGAAGTTGATTTAAAAATGTCTGATGATGAGATAGAAGATATAAAGAATGATATGAATTCACAATTAAAATTAGATGCTAAATTACAAGAAGAAGGTTATCATTATACTGATAAACCAAGATTGTTTGAGGGATGGAAACATAGTGAACATATAAAAAATTTAGCTTTGAATGAAAAAATAATATATTTATTAAAATTATTTTATCAGAAGAATCCTATACCATTTCAAACTATTAATTTTACATATGGTTCTAATCAACCTTTGCATTCTGATTCTATACATTTTCATTCTATACCTGAACGATGGGTTGCAGGAGTTTGGGTTGCATTGGAAGATGTAAATAAATATAATGGTTCTTTAGTTATAATTCCTAAATCTCATAAATTACCATTTTATGATTTTCAATATTTAAATTTGGATGTTCCTGAATATGGAAAGCAATTTGAAGCATATTCAGAATATGAAAATTTTATAAATAATTTAGTTAGATATGGAAATTATAATAAAAAAATAATAGAAATAAAAAAAGGAACTGCTATTATATGGGCATCTAATTTATTACATGGTGGTAGTGAAATTATTGATGTAAATAAAACAAGATATAGTCAAGCAACACATTATTATTTTGAAGGATGTAAGATGCGTTATTATTGTCCAATGTTTTCAAATTTAAGTGAAGGTGTAATTTCTGAAAAAGATTTGACAGAAAAAAATATAAAATGAAAGAATGAAAAAGAATGTTAGACATAGATAAATTTTTTGATAATACTGTAAAGGAAATAAAAAATGATAAGAAAGGAATATATGATATACATTGGATTGAAAATCCACCTACATGGATAGATTATTTATCATCGGGAGATTATATAACACCTGTTGAATTATCACCTAAACAGATGGAAGCATCACTTGCAATTTTAGGCAATGACCCAAAGAAAATATTTTCACCTGAAAGAGTTGTTGCATTGGGAGTATTTGTAGTTGGTAAAGGCGGTGGTAAAGATTGGTTAGTATCATTGATAATGTGTTATGTTATTCTTGTTCTTTTACATCTCAAAAATCCACAACAATTTTTAGAGATTGATGGAACATTAGACTTATTGAATATTGGAATAAAAGGTGACCAAGGTCAGAGAGTATTTTTTAATTATTTTAAAAATAGAATTAAAGATTGCAGATGGTTTATTGATAATTTTAAAATAGTTGATGAGAACAGAATTATAAATAAACCAAGAAATAAATCTAAAGGAACAATAGAACTTACAGCAGGGGGTGCATTATTTCCAAATAACATAAGATGTTTTTCTGAAACATCAAAGAATGAATCGTGGGATGGTTATAATGTTATATTTTTTGTGTTGGATGAAATATCGGGATTTATATCGGAGAAACAAATATCAAATGGATGGAATATTTATAATACAGCTAAATCATCATGTATATCAAGAAGAACTAAAAATTTTAAGGGATTAGGATTTGTAATTAGTTATCCAAGACAAGAAAAAAATGATATAATTTTAGACTTATATGAAATGTCAAAACTTCCTGGTTATGAATTTATATATGGAATGAGATGTTTTGCATGGCATTTTAAATTAGCATCTAAGTATTCAGGTAAGAAATTTATATTTTATAATCCAAGAATAAACAGAGCATTAGGAATACCTGAAGATATTAAAAAAGGAATTGAAGTTCCTTATGAATATTATGAAGAATTTAAAGAAAATCCTGAACAGAGTTTAACTAAGTATTGTGCATTACCACCAAGAGCATCGGGTAATTGGATTGAGTATCCTGATAGAATATTTGCATCAATAGACCAAAATCAATTACCATTATTTTACACTGAAGATTACACAATATCTAAAGAAGTTGATGGAGAAGTTTATAATTTTCTTGCAAAGCGTATAATAAGTTGCAATGAAAAAAGTATTGATGTTAGGAGAAATTATAGATATGTAGCATGGTTAGATAATGCTGAAGTTTCATGTGATGCAGTTATTGGTATAGGAAGAAAAGAGGTTGTTACTTTGTTGAATGAAGATGGTATGGAATATCAGATGGAAATAGTTAGAGTTGTTGATATAATTAATTGGACACCTGAACCAAACCTACCTATTGATTTAGAAAATGTAGAAAATTTTCTAACTACAATAATTCCTAAATATATTAATTTAAAAGAAGTTGGAAAAGACAGGTGGGAATCGGCAACACTTCATAACAAATTAATCAAAAAAGGAATTAAATCTATTAGATATAATTTATTAGGTACACAATATGACATTGGTAAATATTTTTTCTATTTGGGAGCAGTTAGAATATTTGATGAAGAAAAATATATTAATAAAAACAAAAAAGAATTGACAAGTTTAGAGCAGATGTTGGCATTAGTATCATCCGCAAAAGGACCTGTTAAAAAAGATGGTTTTAAAAAAGATAAATCGGATGCAGTTATAGGAGTTATAAATTTATTAATGGGTCAGGAATTTACAAAGAAAAACAGACCTGCAACACAAAAAACAAATTTAATAGGAAGTGCAGTATTAGGACAAAATAATCCATATTCTAAAAATGAAGGATATGGTCAAGTACCTATTCAAAGAGAAGTATCTAATAGAAATGAAGATGATGAAATAAAAAAACCAATCGGTATGCCTAAGTTAGTATAAATTTGTATATTTAAATAAAAATATTATTTAAATGGAAAATATTAGAAAAATTAAAAAGGCATTACATAGTAATGAAATTTATTTTGATTCTTTTTCATCAGCAGTTTAATTTGCAAGAGAAGAAGCGGAAAATAGAGGATATGTTATTTCTGATGATGATTGGTGGAATAGAGTTACAGTTGGTTCGGGAAAACCAACAGAAGGTAATACATTTAGATGTAGTATAGGATTAACAACTCCATCGGGAAGGAATACTAAAAAACAATTGAATATTCAAGTTTATAATAGGGGAAATGATATACCAAAAAGATTTGAATTAAATTTTTATATACAATAAATGGAAAATAATTTAGTAGTTACAAAAGAAAAATCAATGATAGATACAATCACAGATAATATATCTACTATTAAAACTGCGGATTGGGGATATGAAGATAAGAAAGAAATAATTCTTGATAAGATAAATGATTTTATGAGTGCGGTTGAACAGAATCAACCTAAAATTCATTTATTTACAAGTGAACAAGAATATGACTTAAAGAAATCACCATATATTCATTTACATGGTAAGAAAGCAGGTCAATTTAAAAGTAGAAGGCATCAGGATGAATTTGAAGCTAAATATCATTGGACCCATCGGGATAAATTAGACACATGGTTATTAGCAGTTATAGAAGAATGTGATTTAAAATTAGCAGATGCTAAAGATAAATTGAAAACTTATAGTATGTTGGTTGAATCACCTGTTCAACAGCAGATTATAAGTCCGTTTTATGATGAAATGACAAATGTAAATCAAGATGAATTAAAGAAATTCGATAAGACATTTTATGAGTATCTTGAATGGAACATTCCTAAACAAAAAGAAGCTATTGTTTCTTTTTTGAATGGAACATTTGAATTTAAGGAAGAAGATATTATAAGACATAACATGAAAAAAGAATTAACTAAAATAGTTTTAGAAGCTAATGATAAGTTAGATGATTTAAAAATTTCAGCAGAATCATTAATTAATAAAAATAAAGTAAAAGGAAAATAAAATGGCAAATATGAAAAAGAAATCAAATAACGAATTCCCTGAAGGATGTTGGTTAGATTCAGCAAGAGGTTGGGCTGATATTGGTGAACAAATTCAATCAATAGCTATGGAATATGGTTGGAAGGGAATGGATGGAACAGAAGTAATTATTCCATCTGATGAAGAAGGAGATGAATTTCAATATGCAGTTGATGAAGCAGAGGATTATCTGAATTCACTTCCTAATATACCTGATGGTTTTTATTTTGGAGGTAATGATAATGGAGATTGGGGATTGTGGCAAATGGAAGAAGGTTGGGATAAAAGTGAATCAGATGAAGATGCAATGGATGATGCAATGCAATCTGATTATGAATCATCTCTTGAAAATACAAGTAAAAAAAATAAAAATATGAAAAATACATTATCAAAAGTTTTTGAAAAAACATCAGCAGTACAAGACAGTACGGATGTTTGGAAAGCAGTAAGGGATTATATACTATCAAGAACAGGAGATAGGTTTAACACAATAGAAGAAATGACAGATGATGTGAATGAAAGATATAAATCTGTTATGTCACAAATCCAACAAAGCTATGATAATTGGTTTGAAGGTGAATTAAAATCAAATTATCATGTATATGACATTGAAATATTAGGTGATGATTCGGATATTGTTGTTGAAGATGATATGTCTAATGAAGTTGTAGATGAAAACGGAATGGGACAAGAAGATGAAATGAACGATGATATTAATTTAGAAGATGATACAGAAAATATGCAAAATCATTAAATTTAAAACCATATAATAAAATGGATAAATCGGGTGGATTAGTTCTTGCAAGAAAAACAGAGCAAGGAACAATAAAAAGAAAAGATAAAGACGGAATATTAAGAGAATACAATATTGATGATTCTAATGATGATTCAGATTTTATTTTCGATGATGCATTGGATAATTTAGATGTCGGTGATATTAATGTGAGTTCACCAAATGCAAGAGTTGGAAAGGGATTTCCTAAAGTGAATTCTAATAACATAGAATCACAACTTGAAAATCTTATAAACAATCAAGTTGATTCACAACTTGATAAATATATAACTAAAGTTGTAGAGCATCCTAATATTGTTCCTATATTAGTTAAGAACAGTAATTGGGTAAATGATGATGATTATCTCAATGTGATTATAAAACATGTTTCAAAATTAAGCGGTAATAAATTTGTTCCAATTACAATTAAACAAGCATTGAAAAAACGATATGGATAAGAAGTTAATTGATTATACAGAAGAAGATTTAAAACATTTGACTAACTTTGAATTAAGAAAAATTATAAGAAATGCGTTTACGCAAAGGTTTAGAACATTAGAATTTTGTACAAGAACACAATTAAAAAATTTAATATTAGAAGAAAAGAAAAAGAGATTAAATGGTATGGAAGTTAGACAGATATTAAATAAATATTATGATAAAGGGATTGTAAAGAGAAGTGCAGGATGGTCAAGATTATTCAAGCACACTATGGATAAGAGTGTCGGAATAATTACTGCATTCAGAGGTGAAAATACTTATAAAAAAATCAAGCATTAAATAATCAATTAGGTGCGGAGATAAGAGCAAGTGGATTTGGATTTGTAAATATAAGTGGTGGATATATTGAAAATAAAGGTGAGGAAAATGAAAGGAAAGTTGCAGGTGAAGAATCATTATTTGTTATAGCTGAACCTGAAGAATCACAAAGGTTAAGAGATACATTAACAAGATTAGGAGAAAAGTACCATCAAGATTCAGTTATATATAAAGAAGTTGGAAAGAATGCAGTGTTTATTGGAACAAGTGAAGCATTAAGTCCAGGATATGGCAATGAAGAAGATATTGGAAATTTTTCATTAGATAATGTTAATGATTATTGGAGTAAAATAAAAAACAAACCATTTGTATTTGAACAAGTGAATTATCAACCATCAGTTCATACATTTTATGGATTGGATAAACAAAAGGAAATTGAAATGGAAGAAGAACCACAATATCAATCAGTAGCAATCAAGAAAACAGCAGAAAGTGAAGCAGAACCAATTGATGTAACAGGAGATGGAACAGAAGATACAGGTACAGAAGATATTGGCGGAGAGGAAGCAGGTTTAGAAGGCGATATGGGCGGTTTAGAAGGCGGTGGTGACATGGGAGGTGGTATGGGCGGTGAAATGGGTGGACAAGACGGAGAAATGGGCGGAGGACAACCACCTGCACCTGATATAGATTATGATTCTATGTTCTTAGAACATACACATGATTTAGAAAAATTCAGAGATGAAGCAGATGAAATAGATTTTTCAAGATTAACTTAATTTTAAAATGAGAAAAACAAGTAAATATGCTAAGAAGATTGAATCTTTATATTTTGCAGAACAAGAATATTTTACGTTATTAAATAATCAGTTAGTAGTTCAAAATATATTAGAAAGATTAAATAATAAATTATATAATAATGAAGTAGCAGGTGATATAAGAGAATATTTAAGTCTTGATGAATCTTTTGCTATTGAATTAGATACTAACAGTATAGTAGTTGATTATACGATTGTTGGAGTTAATGTTGAGGCATGTGTTTTTTTAAATATGAAAATATTAAGCGATGGAAAGAGCATTGGAAAGAATGAACAATTGTTTTTTTATATAGTAAATGATAAAGTAGACATTGATATAATTTAAACTCATCATTTTATTACTAAAATTATTGAATATGCAATACTAAATTTTTCAAGTTGTAAATATATATGATAGTTAAATAGTTCATTTTAGTAAATAGTAAAATAGAAATAAAATGGTCAGATTTATTGCGTTTTTGAGCTAAAAATCAACTAAATTAATAAAATGATGATAAAATTAATAAAATGATAAAAGATATAAAAAATATAAGTGTAAGTCAGCAAAAGAGAAGAATTACTATGCTTAAAAAATATGGAAAGTTATCATGGAATGAAGGATTAACTAAAGAAACAGATGATAGAGTTATGAAAAAATCTATTAATAGTGTGGGATATATACCATCTGATGAAACAAGAAAAAAAATATCAATTTCTATAAAGAAAATGTGTGAAAATGGAACTAATAATCATTGGTCAAAAAATGAAAATATTAAAGAATCAGTTGCTAAAAAAATATCAGATAATCATATACAAAAATACAGCATCGGTGAAATGAAAGTATGGAATGAAGGATTAACTAAAGAAACAGATGATAGAATTTTTAAATATTCTAAAAAGTTAATGGGAAAAATAATATCTGATGAACATAAAATTATTTTATCAAAAATAAATAAAAAAAATAAAAATGCATTAGGACATAAAGTTACAGATGATGTTAAAAAAATATTAAGCGATTCAACAATAAGACAACATCAAAACAATAAAGGTAATTATAAAGATACTAAACCTGAAATAAAATCTGAAAAAATATTAGAAGAAAATAATATAAATTATAAAAAACAATTTAGATTAGGAAATAGATTATTTGATTTTTATCTTCCTGATTATAATATATTGATTGAAGTAGATGGAATATTTTATCATGGGAAAAATATTAAAGATGAAGATTTAAAATATGATATTCAAAAAAAGAGTAGAAAAATAGATAAATTAAAAGATAAGATAGCATTAGATAATGGATATAAATTATTTAGAGTTTGGGAAGATGAATTATATAAATTAGAAGAATTAATTAATAATGAATTGAAATGTTTGGAGATAATTTAAAATGCAAAGATTTTCTAAAAGTGCAAGGCAAGATGATAGTTTATATAGTTTTAGAAATTTAATATCTCTTGGATATACACATGGAGTTTGGACATTGCATGAAACACATTCAGAATATGATATATGTGATTCTTTAGATGGTAATATATTTGATTTAAATAAATTAATATCTGATTTAAAATATTCAGCACCAATCTTTGAAACTGCTCATGTTAATTGCAAATGTCGGTTAATTTGCTATTCTAAAACAGATAAAACTTTAGAACATGAACTTATTGATTGGCGTGGAGAATCTGAAATTGGTAGAGTAACAGATAAGAAAGATAAGAAAGAAAGAAGTAAAGATTTTTATAGATTGTATGATGCATACAGACAAAAGTTTGATGCGATAAAAAATGATAAATATTTAACAGGTTCTGATTCAAATCCTGAAATTGGAATTTATACATTCAACATTGTATTGGATGAAAGTTATTATTACAATCCTGCATCTAAGCAGAAAATATCTGATGAGATTTTAGATATAATATTAGAACAAGCAGATAAGTATAGTTTAAATATTGAAGATTCAAAATTATCAGGTGCAGAATATGAAGTTCAGTTAGAACATCCGTTATCTATTTACGATTTCAGTAAAAAAGATTTAATGGATATAACTTGGACATTAGAAGAAAGACGTGAAGAATTAACTGAAGTCATGCATGAACTTGATGATATAACAAATTTTTTAAAGACTACACAAAATAAAATAAATGAGTTATTAATAAATTATGAACAGAACATGACAGTTCCGCAAGAGAAAGAAGAATTGATACCACAAGAAGAAAAAATTGAGCAAGAAATTCCTACACCTGTAAAACAGACTGAACCAACATCTGATAAAGATTTGGAGAGAGCAGTAGAGCAGAACAAACCTAATATTACTGAACCTACAACTGATAAAATTAAGTCATTTGAGGACATACCTAAACTTCCTGAAGATACTGAAATAGGTATTGACAATGAAGAAGAAATTACATAACTTTGTATAAATAAATTAAAGAGATTAAAAAAATGAAAAAAATCAAAAAATCAAAAACTGAAATAAATGATATTAATCAAGTTTATTTCAAAAGAAAAATAGATTGGTTAGGTGATGGATTAGAAATATATGAATATAAAAATTTAGAGTTAGGTGTTAGAAAATTGACAGTTAAAGGTAGATGCATTGGATGGGGATTGTTTTCATTAGATTCAGCATTTCATGAAGATGATGTAGTAGAATCGGGTGTATATAGCACTAAAAAAGATGCTATTGATATGTTTAAGTGGTTAGTTGATAAATATGAAAGTGAGGTATCAAAATGAAATTAATAAGTTTAGTAGCAAATTTAGAATATAAAACAGATGGATTTATAATTACTAAGTATGTGTATGATGTAACAGAAACCAAAAAAACTTATAAGATAGATAAGTTAGAATGGTTTAATATGACTGATAGATTCATTAAGAAAGAATCTTTAATGAAAGAATCTGTACATCATTATAATTCGGATATAACCTGCACAATAAAATGTTTAGAAGCAGATGAAGATAAAGCAATACAAACAATAAAAGATGTTATGAGAACAAGAGCATCGTATCAAAGAGTTCAAGCAAAAGATATAGCAAAAAAAAGCATTTCAAGAACCAACAATTATTTTATCAAAACTTATTTAATGAGAAAATAAAATGAACGTAATTTTTATAAACACTACATTAAAATCAAACAATGAGTTTGAATTATTTTCATGGGAGCATGACGCAGAATACGGATTTGATGTATTTATAAAATTTAAAACGAATAAAATTTTTTCAGGTGAATGTATGTTACATAATGTAACAGAGATTCATAATTTATATAGAAATCCAATAGATAATAGAATAGCATTTGAAAGTGATATACATGGTAACCATATACATGGTACAGGATGTACTCATTCTATTGATGATATTTTTCTTGTTAAGATTTCTATATCAGAATATAAACATTCGGATTTTTCAGAACCACTTGATATAGATGTATATGAAAATATTAAAAGACATATTTATATTCCATTGTCTGAACCTGATGCATTTAAAATGAATTCAAAATATAAAGAAGAAGTAAATGAAATAGATAAGTTATTTAAATATGATTTATTCGTTTCAAATGGTGTGTTAGGAAATCCTAAAGTAGAACGATGTTATCAGATAGCAAGAGGATATACAAATTTTCCATCAAAACATTATGAAGTATATAATGCATTCATTAACATAGTAGAATTAATTAAATAATTTAAATTAAAAAAAAATGAACAATTCATCAGTGAGTTTTTGGGTTACATTCTTTTTATTTGTTAAAATGGGTATTGTATTAATGCTTTCTTTTGTTTTATTTACATTAATATTTAATCCGCAGTCAGTAGGTCATTGGTTCGGAGTATTGTATCATTCAATTTTGGAAGGAATGAAATAATGGGAAAGAAACAGAAAATAGAAAGATAAATACATTTATCAAATGCATTACGTTTGATTACAGCATTGTTAGAGGAACATGAATTAAAAATACAAATATTAGAAGAAAAAATAAAAAAAATAAAAAATATATAATTATGACAAGATTAGAGAAACTTCAAGAGAAGTATAAAGAGAAGTTAAAAAACATGAAACAAACAAGGAAGGATGAATCACATTTATGGGATGATGCAATTAGAAAAATTGAATTAATATGAAAATAGAAGAATTAAAATTAGAAATAAAAAGTTTATCAAAAGCATTGAATGAATTGGATATATTATATAATGCTAAGATAGATGCATTGGAGAGTAGAATAAAACATCTTGAGGAAGAACCTAAATATAATATACCTTATGGTGATAGGAGAAATATAAAATGAAAAAAGAAATAATAAACAAAATAAAATACTCAAAAAAATATGATGGAGTCAGAGCATATGTTTTAGTTGATGATTTTTATAAAGATTTGCAGGAAGGTGATATGATAAATATAATAAAGGAATATGATAATTTTATAAACAGTTTAGTTAGATATGGAAATTATAATAAAAAAATAATTGAAATAAAAAAAGAGAGGGAGATATGAAAAGTATAGTAGTAGTATTGTTAATGTTAATTAGTATAAATGGATATTCGGCAAAATTGCAAAAGGCATTTCCAAATTTACAATTTTCATTAATTACAGAATTAGTTAGTCATGATAATAGAATGTTTGTAATAGAAAAAGGAGGAATGATTTATGTGTTCAATAATGATTATAAGACAAAAACTAAGAAATTATTTTTGAATGTATCTTCTTTAGTTTCTAATTGGGGACAGACAGGATTAATGGGGATGGCATTTCATCCAAATTATTTAGCCAATAAATATTTCTATTTACATTACATAAAGAATGATACATTATATATATCAAGATTTACTACATCATCAAATCCTGATTCGGCAATATTATCAAGTAAGGTTAATATATTAAAAATAGCAGTTTTATATCCAGGTCATTATGGAGGCAAATTAGAATTTGGTTCTGATGGATTTTTATATATTGCAACAGGAGATTCAGGTAATGGCACAGATACATCAGGAACAGCATCAAGGAGATTAAATACATTGTGGGGAAAGTTATTAAGGATAGATATAAATAATAATTCTATACATGGAAATTATTCTATACCTAATACAAATCCGTTTTATCAAAATAGTTTAGGATATAGAGAAGAAATATATGCATATGGATTTAGAAATTTATGGAAGTTTTCATTTGATAATACAGGTAAAATATGGGGAGCAGATTTAGGTGGTCATATACTTGAAGAAATAAATTGGATATATAATGGATATGATTATGGATGGAATAAGAAAGAAAGTTATTTATGTTTTCCTGATACGGCAGTTTGTGATACAACAGGATTAAATTTAGTAGACCCAATATTTACATACAGACATTTTGAAGGTGCTAATAATAATAATGGAGCAATAACAGGTGGATATGTTTCAGAAGATTCTATTAGCATGAGTATATTTGGAAAATATGTATTTGCTGATTTTGTCGGGGGAATGGTTTGGAGTTTATCATTACCTACAAGTAATTTATTGTTAGATACTAATTTAGCATTTTCTACATTTGGAGTATCAAAATCAAAAGAATTATTTATATGTTCATATCAAGGAGTTATTTATCGTATTAGAGATAATACAAATGATGTGAACAGAGATGGTGAAGTTAATTTGACAGATGTTTTAATGGTTTATAATGATATGATAAATTATAAAACAGGAATAATAAATACAGATATAAATTTGGATTATATAGTAGACTTAACAGATTTATTAGAAATTTATAATAATTAAAAAAAAATGGATAATAAAGATAAAGAAACTATAAAAGAAATATTTAATGGTAGTAGAGGCACATCAAGAAGTAATATGTTCTCTTAATAGAACAGTATATAATTTAGAAAATAGAATAAAAGAACTTGAACAAAAATTAAATAAAATATAAAATGCAAAATTCAAAATTAATACGTTTAACAATTGCAGTAATAGGTGCTATACTTTTAACAGTTGGAGCAATAGCAAATGCACAAACAAATTCACCATTAGAATCTGCAACACAAGTTTCAACATTGAATCTTAAAGCATATATACAAGGATTATACAATACAAAGACAGCATCAATGAAGCAGGATACTGTAAGAGTATATTTAAGAAATTCAGCATCACCATATACTTTAATTGATTCATCTAAATCAGTATTGAATGCATCGGGGAACGGAACATTTGCATTTAGTAATGCATTGAACAATACAAATTATTATGTAGTAATTAGACATAGAAATTCAATTGAAACATGGAGTTTATCAAATCAATTTTCAAACAATGTAATGAATCTTGATATGACATTTTCATCGGGTCAGGCATATGGAAATAATTTAATAAAAGTTGGTAATGTGTATTGCATTTATTCGGGAGATATAAATCAAGATGGAACAATAGATATAACAGATGTAACTTCAGTTAATACAGATAATATTAATTTTAAAAGAGGGTATTTAGTAACAGATTTAAATGGAGATGAAATAATAAATACAACTGATTTACTTATAACATATAACAATTCTTCAAGATTTGTTGAAGTAAAAGTTCCTGAAGTTATTACATTAGTATATCCACAGAGAAATTCAACACCTGTAATGAATAATCCATCGGGAGATGTGTTAATTCTTCCATATACACAGTTACAGCAAGAGAACGGAGCATTCAGGATGTATTATGTCGGCTTTGGAAATAGATACACAGCAGTGTCACCTAATGGCTTAAATGGATGGAGTACACCAAATGTTATAACAGGAAATGCAGAATCAATTATAACAGTTAATAACAAGAGATTAAATTCGGGACACAGATGGATAAGTGGAAATTGTTGGACATATTCAAGTTCATCAAATATCAATGCATATACATTTACAGATTTACCTACATCATTGATATGGACAGGAGAAGATAGAAGTATGATATTAGTTGGTGATTCTGTTTATTGTTATATCAGACCAAATCAAAGACCATTCGGAACAACTAATCCAAGAAAGATTGGATTAATGACTTGTTCAGTTAGTGAGTTCGGTAGATGGACACCAATAAGAGATATATTAATTCCTAATGTAATAGATGGTAATAAACAATTATATTCAATGATGGTTTCTAAAATTGATAATGAGTATTGGGGATTATTGAATGTGATGATAATGGGAACAAATGGATTAGAAGGAGATGATACATTAATAGCAAGACCACCATATTCAGGAGATGAATTCATGGTTGAGTGCCAAGTTGTTTATTCACCTGATGGAAGAAATTGGAGAAGGTGCAATAATCAAAATAGATTTTTAGAACAAGGAAATATGAAGCAGGTATATGGAATGAGTATGATACAAGTCGGTGATAATGTAATGATACATTCTATTGATACGGAGAGAAGGCATACTACATATGATAACATTCATATAAATGGAAAGTGGTTCGGAATTTGGAATCATAATATTTCAGTAACTAACATAAAAAAATTCAAATAATGGAAAACTTTACAAAAGAAGAAATAGATTCTGCAATAAAGATATGGAAAAATTGGCATGAAAGTGATAGATGGAAATATCAGGGGTTTGGAAATTATTTAAAAGGACTTAGTGTACCTGAAAGAAAGCATATGATTATTGATGTTGCGTTTGATGATATTTCAAAATATCCATCAATAAATGTTGCATTGCTTACGGAAGCTATAAAAGATTATTTTCAATCTGAATACAATTTTGAAATTATTGAAGTTGCTGAATATAATGATAAATATTTTGATGATTGAAAATAGGTATTGACTTTTAATTAAATTATATTTAACTTTGTATAAATTAATTAAGGAGATTAAAATGAAAAAGGTAATAGAAATTTCAGTTTTAAAATATAAAGGTAAAGTCATTAGTGCTGAAGCATTAAATGATGGTATTTATGATAATATTGTTCATGGGTTTTCATCAGTAGAATTATCGGATAATGATTTTACAACGATATTAAGTAATGAAAACGAATATATTAATATTAATTATGGTGGTACAAAAACATTCATAAATTTCGGTGAATGTGAAGTACAACATTATTCGGAGCATTTAAAGAATTTAGGATTTGATAAGATGTTCAAGCATGAAATAATATCGAAAACTGTAATTTTATAAAACTAAAAATTAAAGAGAAAATAAAATGACTATTAGACAAGAAACAAAAAAAGAAGATATTGAAGTTAAACAAGATGAAAAGTTTAGAACCATTATCTTTAAAAGATATTGGGACTTTCCAATTGAAGTAGATACGATGGAAAAGAAAGCAAAAATACATTCATCTCATAGATTATCTAATATGATGCATTGTGAGTATGATGAAAAATTATTTGAAAAATGTAAAGAACATAATAAATTACTTAGTGAGATAGAAGATATGCAAGATAAATTAAAAGAGATGTATCGGGAAATTTTCAGTGAATATTTTTCAAATTAAACTTATAAAAACAATGACTAACGAAACAGCAAAAGAAAGAATGAAAAGATATACAAATGAGGATTTGGATTTGGTAATATCCTTTCTTGAAGATTACAGGGATTATATTGAAGAAACAGAACCTTATGCAACAACTTTTATTCAAGGGATAAATGATATGTTGTTAGGATTACCTCCAAGAATGGAAGATTTATAAAAATAAAAAAAAATAATGACAACAAATAAAGAGATGGAAGAAATCGTAAAAGATAATCATTCCAAATTCAGTACAATATATATTCTTAGAGGAATTCCTGCATCGGGGAAATCCACTTTTGCAAAAGATAACATCAATCAGAATACCATCAGAATCAACAGGGATGATATGAGAGCAATGTTAGGTTATTCATTTGATAATTATGATGCTAAAATAGAGAAAGCTATTACAGAAGCATCTAATAAGCTATTGAGAAGTTTACTGAAGGATGGTTATAATATTATTATTGATAATTTGAATCTAAAACAATCATATGTAAATGAGATACATGAGATTGCGGAAGAAGTTGGAAATGTATTAATTCATGAAAAACATTTTCCAATTGATTTAGATACAGCTATATTGAGAAATAGAGCAAGAGGCGAAACAGTTCCTGAAAATGTTATAGAGGATTTACATAAAAGATTTAAGAACATAAAAGTTAATCCATCTGTATTTTATGCAAAGAATACATTTAAAAAGTTAGAACAAAATCCATATTTACCATATGCAATAATTTGTGATTTGGATGGAACATTAGCTTTGTTTGACAGGGATAAGAAAAATCCATATGAAAGAGATTTTGAGAATGATAAAGTTAATCATGTTGTTAATAATATATTGTGGCATTTTAATACTAATGTTACAAATTTAAATATAATATTTACATCGGGAAGAAATGATAAGTTCAGAGATGTTACAAGAGATTGGATTGATAGAAATATAATGGATATAAATTCGGATAATGTTCATTTAATAATGAGAGCAGATGGAGATTTCAGAAAAGATTCTGTTGTAAAAAGAGAGATGTTTGATAAATATATCAGGGATAAATATTGTGTTCATTTTGTATTAGATGATAGAAATCAAGTTGTAAAGATGTGGAGAGATTTAGGATTAACATGTTTGCAAGTAGCGGAAGGAGATTTTTAAAATGGATTATAAGTATAATATGTTTTATGATAGGTTGGATAATTGGAGATAGAGTATATAATATATTTAAATGGAATAAAATTAATAAATTGATTGAAGAACAAAATGAATTTAAGAAAGATGTTGAAGAATTCGTTGAACTTGTAACTGAAAACCTTGAAACAAAAACAAAATTAATTAATAGTTTATATAAAAATATAAAATCATAAAATCATGACAAAAAAAGACGTGGAGTTTTTAGAAAATGCTTTAGAAGTTTATTATCAAGAGTATAGTATATTACTTCCTGAAAAATTGGAAATAATTAATTTTATAAAATTTATAGATGAAAATTTAGATAGTTTAAATGAAGCGGATATATTATCAGATGAGATAACGGATGAAGTTTATGGTAGAGAAGGATATTCAGAAGAAAATCATGATTCTAATGAATATTCATTTGATAGTTTACTTCAGAAACACAGTTCTGAAGGGTGTCCTGATGTAGAAGAATATCCTGATAATCCTGAAGAATCTGAAATATCAAATAATTTAAACTTATCTGATGAATTAAAATCTCATATTGATGATTTTATTAATCGTGAAATTGAAGATGAATTGTGGATAAGATATACTAATAATTTAGTTAAGAGTATTAAAAAAGACATAAAATCATATACTAATATATTTAATGCAGACCAATATAATTTTCGTGAAATGTTTCCAATTGAACTATGTAAGAATAAAGAAGTTGATGATAGAACAGATTTTAGAGTTGTACCATTGAGAGAAGTGTTAGATATAATTAAAGCATATAAAATAAAAAGGGAGAATTAAAAAGGTTTGTGCATACTGCAAAGATGGTGGTTTTGCGGTAGACTGTAAATCTACTCCCACAGGGTAAACAATGGAGGTTCGATTCCTTCTATGCACACAAAATTAAAAACAGAATAATGGAATTTTCAGCACATAAATTTGATTTTGATAGCGATGAAAATAAAAGAAAACTTGATAGTATAGTAGAATATAATTCATGTAAATATATAATTAAGAAAGTTGATTATAAATTATTATCTTATTTTGTAAGTATGTCAAATGAAGATTATAACAATTTTGATAAATTAGGATATGATGAAGTTTTATTTGAAAATCATCCAATTAGACCATTTATAATATTTGTATATTATTTAAATAAAATAAATGAAGAATTATTGAATACACAGGTTGAAGAATTATTACATAAAAAGGTTGATGGAATGTCTATATGAATAAACAATTATATTTATCATCATCTGCTTTTAATGAACTAAAACCAATTCATAAAACATTTAATTGTTGTGGATTGGATTTTGATTTATATGAATCACCATACTTTCCGTATGAAGAAACAGTCCCTGCATCGGATGTAGAAACTAAAGAACTAATAAGAGTTAAAACAGGTAGAGAAATAATCGGAGTATTATTAGATAATAATGATTTTATAAATAAATATATTAATCCAAATAGAGAAATTTTATTAATTGATAATGTATAGAATAGCACAACATTTAAAGAAATTATATTTTGATTTAGGACTTGGCATTTTTTTAGGTGCAAAAAGAAGTACATTGGATATGATAGATGAAAAAATAAAAGATATAGAATTTAAATTAGATTTAGAAACAATTTTAACAATACAAAAAAATGAAACTACAAGTATTTGAAAAAGAAAAAGTAATAATCTACAATGGTTCATGTAACGTCAGGTATTTATTTGAATGTATACAAACATTAAGACCTAATGATTGGTTTGATTTTAGTTTAGTGGCTGATACAGTTATTGAACCTGTTAATAATTTATCACCTATGTTTTATAGACCAACTATACTTCCAAATTTTCCAAAAACGAATGATACAGATTTTTATACAGTTTGTTATTGACATTTAATTTTATTTTATTTAATTTTGTATAACTAAAAATTAAGGAGAAAATTAAAATGAAAAAGAAATTAAAAGAACCATTACCAATAGGAACAAAAGTTGTAATAAAAGGAAAGAGAAAAAATCATACATCGTATGTAGGTGTAGGAAAAACTGCAATCGTTAAGAGAGTTGAAGAATGTTATGTGAATGATTTTGGTTTATGTATATGTTCAGGAGATATTGATAGTATTGAATTAGTTTATAGATTTATTCCACAGGATAGATTAGAAATTGTTTATCCTAATCATACTGAAGTTTATTTATATACAGGATGGGATTCATATCTTCTTGAAGTTGAAGGTGTAAATTATGGTGTTGTAATGTCAAGAAAACAAATAAAACCATTAGATGATTATGGAATTAATCTAACTGAAATTTCACTAAGAGATGAACCATTTTATAAATCTCTTGATTCTTACAAAGCATGTGCATATGCTGAAGGATTTTGTGAAGGTGAAGGAGCATCGGAAACAGAACAATTATGTGCATGGCAATATTTAGTAGATAAAGATTTATGTTGGTCATTACAAGGATGGTATGGAAGAACAGCAGAAGCATTAATTAATGAAGGTGTAATTGAAAGGAAAATTAAATAATGAATACAGAAAGAAAAGAGATTAATGTACATATGTTATATCTTGGCAATTTAAATCCTGAATTATTTTATGGTCGGGTGTCACAGATGAAAAAAACATTTTCTAATTTTAGAAAATATTTAAGTGAACTTTATGAAGAATATAGAGATGCTGATTATTGGGATGAGGATAATTTACCACCTCATCCAAAGATTTTTCATGATTTTGATATATTCATTGAAGATAATGGTGAATATGGTATTAATTATTTTGTAAATGGAATTAGATGGGAAACAGATGATGAAGTTAATAAAAGAATTGAACAAGAAAAAATTGAAAATAAACAAAGAAAAGAAAGAGAAAAGAAGTTAAAAGAAAATAGAAAAAAAAGAGAGCAGAAGAAAATTGAAAACGAAAAACATTTGTATCAAGAATTAAAAAAGAAATATGGATAGGCATTGACAATTAAATATAAAATACATATCTTTGTATAATTAAAACTAAAGAGAATGATAACAATACAAAATATATCAGAGAAAAAACAGAAACAACTTGATGAGTTTAACAAAACTCCATTTCAAGTTGGAGAACATGTAAATGTGAGATATGATGCATTGAATAATTTTAATCCAAGAAATCAAGAATCTGAAAATTGTGAAATCGTTGAAGTTTTAAAATCAAAAATAAAAGTAAAATATTCGGAAGGTTCTTATAAATTATATAATAATAATACATTTTTAATTAAACCTTCTGATATTGTTGGAAGAAGAAATTCATTAAATGTTGGTGTAAATCCGTTTGATGAAGATGATTCAAGAACAAGAAGTATTAATTATGATTTATCATCTATTCTTTATACATTAGGAGTATGCGGAGATAACAGTAGAAATGAAAAATATAAAATAAATGACATTAAAGTGGATTTGTTAAATACAAATCCATTTGTGTATGTAGACGGAGAGAAAAAATATTATCAAAGAGATTATTGTTGGACATTGCAAGATAAACAGAATCTAATTCAATCTCTTTATTTAGGTATTGAAATCGGAAAGATATTAGTGAGGAAAAGAAGTTGGGAACAACTTGAAATATTATCAAAGAATGGGGAAACAGTATTAGCATTAAATGATATAGTTGATGGTAAGCAGAGATTGGATGCATTGAGAGGGTTTATGCTGAATGAATATCCTGATGCAGATGGCAATTATTATGGTGACTTGAGTTTCATGGCACAGAACAAATTTTCAAATAATAATTTATTAAGTTATGCAGAAATGGATGAAGATTGTACGGATGCACAGGTGTTGAAACAGTTTCTTAAAATGAATTTTAGTGGAGTTCCACAATCCACTGAACATTTAAATTATGTTAAATCATTAATTAAATAAAACTAAGGAGAAAAATTGTATTCAGACGAACAATTGTTAGAAGAAGCAAAACTTAGATTAGATAATATAAAATCTAATTTAGAAGAAGAAAGAAAATATTTAAATGAATTAATAGCATTTTTAAATAAACAAACAGAAAGAATAGAACATATTGAAAAGCAAATACTTAATCAAGAACAAATAATTAATAATTTAGAAACTAAAATTAAGGAGAAAAAAAAATGAGTAAAGAAGAATTTGATTTATTCGATTCAAAAGAGTTATACAGCAGGTTAAATAAAGAAGAAGAACTATTATATAAAGATTTATTTGATGATGAAGATTGGTGGATAACAAAAGTTCCACCATATGAAGATGAGTTATTCAGGGAGGAATTATTCTTATGAGTAGAGATGAATTTATTCAATGGTTAAATGAATCTATATTTGCATTAAAATCAGCAAATATAAATAAAGATATATATTGGATTGATGATGTATGTGGATGTCATGAAATTGAAGTTTTAAAAGATGAAAATATAGTTTCATGGGAAGATATAGATAACGGAGATTCAGGAAATTTTACTTATGAAGGATTTATATCATTTTGGAAAGATTTAGAAAATGAAATAGGGGTATCATTATGAATGATATATTAATTTTAAAATATTCTAAAGAGCATTTGTCGAAATTAAATTCAGACAGGATTAAAAGATATATTAAAGCAGAACATAAAAGATTTGGCATATGGTATAATAGATATTTTTGTGATTGTTGTAATGAATTGAGATTTGATTCAGTTGAAGAAAAAAAGAATTTTCATATTATATTACAAGAATGGAGAAATTATTTTAAATTTATTAAACAATTTAAGGAGAAAAAAAATGGCAATAAAAACACTTGATGATATAGTATCATCACAGGGATTTAACACAGTTGAACGATGTAGCAGGTGTAAAAGAAATATAGAAAGAGATTGCATATGTTGTAAATCTCATCCATCTGCACAAACATCAGATATGTACAGAAGGAAACCAATTGGAAATCCTGATTTGCAGATGGATAAAGGAAATCATATATACAAAGAAATTAATTTAAATTATATTATGGATGCAATTGAATGATTAAGAAAATTGAATTTTTATTTTGGAAAATATTTAATTGTAAAAGTTTAAATACAATATTAAATTTAAAAAAATGAATGAAATTGAAATTGAATCTAATACAGATTCAGATAGAAAATTAGCAACAATACAAACTATATCGGAATTACATCCAATTCCTGAAGCAGATGCAATTGAAGTTGCTAAGATAAAGGGATGGAATGTTGTAGTTAAGAAGGGAGAATTTGAAGTTGGAGATAAATGCATTTATTGTGAAATTGATTCTATACTTCCTGAAACGGAATGGAGTGAATTTCTAAGGAAATCTAATTTCAGAATCAAAACAGTTCGGTTAAGAGGTCAGATTTCACAAGGCATTTGTTTTCCAATTTCTATATTAGAAAATTATGGAGAAGTTGATGATTATACAGGAACATTTGAACAATTTTTAATTATGTCTTATAATGATGAAGTTGGAATGAGAGAGTATGATTTAGGGGAACAATTTTCAATAGAGGATGATGTAGACGTAACGAATTTGTTAAAGGTGACTAAATATGTACCTAAAACATTTGATGGCGATGGTGGCTTTCTAAGTGGCAAAATGAAGGGAAATTTTCCATCATTCCTAATCAAAACTGATGAAACAAGAATTCAGAACTTAAAAGGTATTGTTGATGCATATGCAGGTACAGAATGTATAGTTACGGAGAAAATAGACGGATGTTCAGCAACATTTTTTTATAAGGATGGGGAATTTGGAGTATGTTCAAGAAATAGAGAAGTTGCAGAGGATGATATAAATGTATTTTGGAAGATGGTAAGGAAATATAAGATAGAAGAAAATCTAAGAAACATCGGAAGAAATATAGCAATTCAAGGAGAGATAGTCGGACCGAAGATTCAAGGGAATAAATTGAAACTAATTGAAACAGATTTATATGTATTTGATATATTTGATATTGATAAATATGAATATTTAGAATATTATGATATATGGAGAATTGCATATGATATGATTAAGTTAAATATAGTTCCAAGCATTATGACAGATGAAAAAGTATTTACTTTAAAAAGTGATATAGATGAAATGGTTCAATTGGCAACAAGAAAATCAAATATCAATCCTGATGTTTGGTGTGAAGGAATTGTAATAAGGAGTTTAAAGAATATCAATGACCCAATGTTACAAAGAAAAATGAGAAGTAACAGAATATCTTTAAAAGTAATTAATCCTGAATTTTTATTAAAGTATGATAAGAGATAAAAATTAAAGAATAAATCAAAAACTAAATAAAATAAAAAAATGAAAATAAAAATTAGTTATGTAGTAATAAGTATGTTATTTGTATTGTTATTCGGATGTTCAGATAAACAATCAGTTCCAACATCAACACAAAATCAATCACAAACGGATGTAGTAAAAACAGCAACTGATGTTGATTTAGTAAGTACAAAAATAATGAATGGTAGAGTTGTAGGTAAGCATTATTATTTTGATGTATATTCAAAATCAAGAAATGAAAATTTTATATTAGGTTCAACATTGATGTCTTTATTTGTAACAAATGATTCGATTGGATTTAATCCGTTAATGAATCCAAAACTTTTAAATGTCAATCCTAAATTTACATTGAATGCAAATGGATATTATCCAATGATGGTATCTGAATATATGCAAAATGATATTAATGGAATTGCTATAACAATTATATATTTTGATAATCAAGGTTCAGGGAGTGTATTGAATCAAGAATATGAATTGATATGCACAGTAGAAACTGATGTTGTATTTCGTACATTTGATATTACATGGAATCAACCTAAGTCAGTAGTGAATACACTTAATCATAGATTTGTTAATTCGGAGTGGTTAGATTCTTTAAATAATTTTACAAAAAATATTTGAAACAGAAAATGATGCAGATGAATTTATTGCTAATATTGATGATGAATCAGGACAAATGTATTTTATAATGTATGTTGCAAAAAATAAACCATCGGCAGAACATGTAGTTTATCAATATGAATTCAAAAGAGGATTTGTATCAAACTATTAAAAAAAGTTCACAGTAGTGTTAAGTAGCACAACATTAGTACCTGTTAGTCAAGTTCGATTCTTGTTGTGAACTTTTTAAAACGTGGGGTGTATCTTAAAGGTAGAGAGCATGGTTGTGACCCATGTATGTGTGAGTTCGATTCTCACCACTTCACCAAGTTTTTAAAATTAAAATAAAAAATATGAAAATTGAATTTATAAAGCAAAAAGATTATACAGAGTGTAGAAACGTTATAATAGAACATATTCCATCAGGTGATATTTTTTTTGTATTTGAATTGAACAATGTATTATATTGTATGTGTGATAAATATAGTGATATTAAAATATTTAGTTCATCTTGGAATACAATTTCAGATTTTATGAAAAGTTGTTATGATAAAGAGTATAGAATTTGTGAAAATTATAAAATGGAGATTACAGTTTGAGTTTATTCGATTGAGTGATATTAAATTAAAATATAAACTATAAAAAATGACAATACAATTACGTTTAAGATATTTAGTTAAAAGAAATATAAGAGTATTAAGTGATATTGATTTAGTTGATAATTTTGGATTATCAAGAGAGTGTATACAAAAAGCACATAAAATTTATTTAGTTGATGATGATGATAGAATTATTAAAGTATTTAAAGATATAACTTTAACATTAGAATCTACATATCCTGAACAAGTAGTTGTTAAAAAGGATATTATGAGATGGCATAGCACAGGAATAGAAATCATAAGAAAAGGTGAGGTATTATCATTAACAATAGATGGATATTCTAATAGTATAAATGATAGTTTTCCAAAAACAGTTAGAATGGAATATGTGGTGGATAATTTAGGTGATTTATTTAGCATTTATGAACCTGTTGTGCCTATATGTTCGACATATTATAGTAAACCTATGTTACTTGAAAACGCTAAAGAATTTTGTGATGAAAAAGATTCAAAGTTGAATTCAGTAATTGAAACTATATTAACTAATTTTATAAATCAATTAAAAGACTAAAATGAAAAATCCTAAACTGTACATGTATGCGTTAGATATTGTTACGCAACATGAGAAAACAAGAGAACAAGTGATAAGAGAGAATGAATTAAAATCCTATGACGTTCTTCAATTAGATATGTATATTGATGAACTGATGCAAGGGGAAGTAGAAAATGAGGAAGATGAAGATTATGCAATATTAACATCTAACAATTCTACTGAATTGATTAAAACTGAAGGTGGAGAATCTTATTTGATAGATGGAGGTAGTTATTAAAATGAATATTGATTATATTAAAGATAAGTTATCAGCAATTGAATTATTGATAGATGAAATTCGGAATGAGATGATAACAAATGAATATAAAATAGGATACTATTTATGTACAGAAAATTTATATATGAATACAGGAGAATGTGCATATTTAAAAGGTAATAAATATAAGTGTATTTATGTAACTGAATTTGATTTGGATATTATAGATGAAGATGAACGACATCATAATATACCATTTGACCATGAATGGATTAATAAATTTATTTATATAGAAAATGAAAACATGTGAAGATTGTGGTTGTACTTTAAGAAATGGTATATGTACAAATTGTGAAGAAGAATTATTTATATATGATTATCAGATGGATGATTGGAGTTTAGAATTAAGTGAAGAATTTAAAAATAAAGTAAAGGAACAAAGAAAAAAACATAATGAAAAACAAATATACAGTTAAGTTTGAGTTGTTCGGTAAACGGATGCAGTTGAATGATGTAGAAGCAAATAATAAAACTGAAGCGATGGAGTATGTTAAAAGTAAAATCATATTTCATCATATAGAAGGAAATGATAATCCTTTTGTAAATTCATGGCTTGAGAATGTACCTGATACACTTAAAGATTTATTTAATTTTAAAGGAGATGGTAAATGAGTTATAATCTATTTTTAGATGATGTAAGAAATCCAATTGATTTATATAAACTATCACAACAAAAAAATGAAGTATATAATGAGGATTGGGTTGTAGTAAGAAGTTTTAATGAGTTTAAAGAATGTATAATGAATCGGGGAATTCCAAAGAAGATTTCATTTGACCATGATTTAGCGGATGAACATTATGTACAAGGTGCTAAATCAAATTTTCAACAATTTGATTATAATGAAGTAATAGAAAAGACAGGATTAGATTGTTTGAAGTGGTTGATAGAATATACTAATGATAATAAAATAGATTTATCATTGGTGAATGAATTTCTTGTTCATTCATTTAATGTTGTAGGAAGAAAAAATATATTAAATCTTTTAAAAGATATTTTCATAACTAACGATTATAAAAACAATGTTTAATTTATTTTCAAAAAAAAGTAATACAAGAAAAAATGCAGAACATGAATTTGATATTCTTGAGAAATATTTAAAAGACAAAAAATGTTCTATAACAACTACATTACAATTTAAGAAAGAAATATTAAACTTAGTTGATAAGTTTGGTAAGTTGGGAAGTTCAGCACCATTTACAGCATCTGAATTATCAGAAACTGTTAAAAAATTATGTTTACAACAACCTATATCACCTATAATGAATACTGAAGATGAATGGTATGAAGTTGGTACTGATGTATTTCAGAATAACAGATGTTCAGCAATGTTTAAAAATGGAATTAATGGAGAACCTTATTATCTTGATGCATTAATTTGGAGAATTGAAAATTATCACACTACATATGGAACTGCATATTTAGATAATTCAATTACAGGAGATGTATATAAAATTACATCTCATCAAACAATTAAAGAATTCCCATTTGAACCTAAAACATTTTATATAGATGTAAAACAGAGATGGTCAGACAATGACGATGATTATGATTTAATAATTGTAGATGAAAAAGAATTAGAAAAAGCTAATGAAATTTATAAAATAAATTATAAACAATATGATTGGGAAAAAAGTTAATTCAAGATATTATAATGATATAAAAATAATTGGAGAATATCTTGAAGATGGATATACTATTTATATAATAAGAGATAATAACGGACATATTCAACATATCAGACCACAATCAATAAATGAAGTTAAAGAAGATTTCTTTGAAGATTTAAATCCTGAAATAGAACGATTGACTAATGATGTAATAAGTTTAGGAGAGTATAATTCATATTTGCTTGATAGATTGGAAAAACTAAATAAAGAAAAAAAAAGAACTTGAAAAAGAACTTAATAACGAAAAATTTTATTCATCAGTTTTATATAGCAGATTGGTGAAATTAAAAAGATAATAAATTATTTTATTAACTTAAACTAAAAAAAACATGGAAGCATTAATTTACTTTGTAGTAATGATTCTCTTAGATTCATTTCTTTGGGGATTTTGTTTTGAAATTAAGATGTTACAATTACCAAATTTAAAGAAGGGAATATATAGTTTTTTCTTTTTTGAATGGTTATACGGAGTATTTGAAAGACAAATACAGTGGCTGATGGATGAAACATCAAGATATAGAATATTTCAAAAGATAGTTGAAGTATTAGGTTTAGTTGTGGTAGGAATAACAACTGAATGGAATTGGTTTATATTAGGTGGAATACTTATTGCTTATTATTTATCTTCATTTGAAATGGGATATTATATCCTGATGAATCAAGTTCAATTACCAAGAGAAAGTAATATTCATTTAAGGAAGTGGTGGAATGTTGGGGGGTTAATAGAATTATCAGGACAACCATTTAATGTTGTTTTGTTTTATATATTTGCGGTGTTCGGATTAGCTATAATGTTATTAACAGGTTTTGGAGTTGTATCATTATGAATTTAAATTTTGGTAAAATATATTGGAAAGAAAAACAATTATTTGTTATATGTAGTGAATTAGATGAAGATGTAGATGTTGGATTTGTTATTAAACATGAAGATGATTATGGTAAATGGATGGGATGTTATTATTTTAATGGTGAAAGAGATATGAATCATATTCCATTTGATTCATGTCGGGAGGCAAAGCAATGGGTAGAAAAAATTATTAAAAATAAAATTAAAGAGGCAATAAATAATGGATAAAAAATATTGGGTATTATATAAAATAGATGGTGATACAGTAGAAGATATTATTTCTAACCATCCATTTGAATTTATAATTAATTTAAGAATAGAATTTAGTAAAAATGAGAGAACATATAATTATGTATCACCTGATAAAATTATATTACTTAATTATAAAGAAATAGAATCAGATGAAGTTTTTCAATGTGAGAAATATTTAGACAATTTAAATTCATTATGAAAGATAAAAAAGAAAAACAATCAATAGTTGGAGAAATGGAAGTGAATTATTATATTACTTGTCCATATTGTAATGAAAAATATCATGAAGGTAGTTTATTGTTTGAAAAATATATAGGGGATAATCCTGATGCAGATGATGGTTCATATGAAGTAACATGTTTTGAATGTGGTGAAGAATTTTCAGTATATGGATTTGCACAATGAATGGTATTGACATTTAATTTTATTTTATTTAACTTTGTATAAATTAAAATTAAGGAGAAAATAAAATGGAGGTAACTAAAAAATGAGAAGTTATTTAGATAGAATTAATGAGGAAAAGAAATCATTAACAACTTTTGATATGTTATATGAAAACATGATATATAAAGATAAACGAACTGCGGATTTATCATCTGATATTTTAAGAATATTATTTGAACATTTGAAACAAAATAAAGTATCTATAATTGCATTTGCACAAAGAGTTGGAGTAAAAACCAAAAAGGTTGAGAAATGGTTGAGTGGAAATCATGATTTTAAATTATCAGAAATTGCACAGATAGAATCAGCTATGTGCAGAGGAAATAATTTAATTAAAATATATGGAAAAGATTATAAATCTAAAGAACATACATCACCATTTCCATATGATGCACATTCGGTTGAAGTATTTAAAATTAGTGAAACTAAAGATGGAAATATGGAAGCATTTATAGGATTTAAAAATAGCAATAATGATTTTAATTATGTGCAAGTACCATTTGATGATACAATTAAATTATAAAAATAAAAAATAAAAAAATGGAATTAATACAATCCACAGCAAACACAGAAGTAGGAACTGAAAATTCAAATGAAGATACAGTTTTTGAAAATTGTATGGAGATATTAGATGTATATGAAGAAGTTGAACCTGTAATGTTTAAACGTCATTTTTTCATATATAAAGACAGACAAATAATAGCTGAATTTGACTTTGAGCATGACATTAGGGTAAACAATGATGAAAAAACTATTAATGATATTATAATGCATCAGACAGCTTTAAATGAGCTAATAGAGAGAATTAAACAAGAGTTGATAACGTATGAAGGTTCGGAAGAAGAATATAATAAAAATTATCAAAAATATTCAATATTAAATTGATGAGTAAATTACAAAAAAGAGTTATTCGGGATTTAAAAAATGAGTATTGACATTTAATATTATTATTTTTATATTTGTATAAATTAAAATTAAGGAGATTAAAAAATGAAAAGATATATTATAAGGTATCAAGAAAAACCAAATTTACCTATACAGCAATATACAATTGAGAATGTAGAATCAAGAGTTGATGCAAAGTTAAAATTTTTAGAAGAAAGTGAAAATAGAATATTATTTAATATATTGGATTGTATTGAAGTTATTTATGAAGAAACTGATGGATATAGGTTTAAATATTTGAATGGTGGGTATGATGATATATCTTTAAATGAAAGAGATAATAATTTAAATGTTCAGATATGTTTATGTTCTTCAAGAAATGGAAAAAACAATTATCTAATTCCAAAAGTTGTTTCAGATTTATTTATTAATAGATATTCTAATGACATAGAGATTGAAGCAGATGCAAGAAATCAAATTAATACTTTTAAAAATAACATCAGGAAGAATCTTAATGTATTGATGAAACAATTTGATGAAGATGTTAAGCGAATAATAGATGTTGAAGTTGAAGAATTAATAAATAAAAATAAGGAATTTTAAAAATGTCAATAGGAATAGTTTGTTTTAGTTTATTTATATTTTTTTTTATAGCACAATATTGCATTGTATTTATTCTATTTGTAGCTGAAGAAATAGATACTAAAAAAGAATTGAATCTTATGTTAATTCCTTTTTATTTTTATGTTTATATAATTTTGGGATTAATAAATGAATTAAAAACTACATATATTAATTTAAAATGATACAAGATAGAATTGAAATAACTAAAATGGTATTGAGTAGACAAGATTGTGATAATGCAACTATGAATATTTTAACAAACCAATTAGTTATCATGGAAGTTTTATTGAAAATTCAAGAAGAATTAAATAAAAATAAAAAATGAAATATAACGATAATGATATAGTAGTATCGGAAAAAATTGGTATAGTTTCTCAATATTCTGCAATAAAGGTTTATGTTTCTGATGAGCAATTAAGATTGGCATTAGAGATGGAATTAATTCATTATGGAGAACGTAGAGATTCGGATGGAACAGATGGAAATACAACAGGAGGAATAGTTGTATAATATTGTAGGGTATAAATGTAGAAATGGTATATTGTCACTAAAAGTAAACATAGTTTATCAATCTTCATTATATGAAGCAGATGAATATGATGATTTGATAATATCTTTAAACAGATTATATATTGACTTTGAAAATAATGATATATATTTTACTATAAATAAAAGTATAAACTTATTCTAAATAAAATAAAATTATAATGTATAAAAGCATAGGATTTTTAAAACATGCAGGTGGAATACCACAATTAACTTTAGCTATACATAAATTTAAAAAATCGTTTAAGAAAGTTCATAAGGTATATAATACAGGAATTCATTTTGAAAATCTGATGGATAGTTATGATATATTTATAGTATTATTTACATTTAGAATAATTATTTCATTAAAGAAAAATATAGGGACATCATGTGGAAATTAATATTAATTAGTTTTATATTTTTTTCAGGGTGTCAGGAAGAATATGAACCACTTTCAACCTTTGACCCATTAACAGCAATTGTTTCAATGTTGGTGTTCGGAGCAACATTTGTATTTTTATTAATAAGGAAATCAGAGATAAGGAACTGAAAAATTTTAAAAAAAATATGCATTATTGGTATTAATGGTAGCATGGGTGAAGGTTCAAATCCTTTATAATGCTCAAACTTAAATAAATAAAATGACAATAGAAGAACTTATTAAATCAATGCCTGATGTAAGATTGGAAGGAAATAATAAATGGATTGTATTTGATTTTTATAATAAGTCATGGGAAGTTTATACGCATGAAAAATATGCAAGACATTCTAAATGTCTTATTAAAACTGATGAGTTGGATGAAGCATTAGATGTATTTTGCAAATAAATTAAACACGATTGTGGTGTAACGGTAGCATAATAGATTCCAAACCTATTGGTCAGGGTTCAAATCCTTGCATTCGTGCAACTCTTTTTATAAAATGTATATTTAAATAAAAATGAAATATCATCCGCAGGAAACTAATTTTACATGTGGAGCATCGGCAATACGAAATGCATTGAAAGTATTAGGTCATAACCCTGTATCTGAAAAAAGAATAAGGCGATTAGCAGGAACTACAAAAAATGGCACTGATGAAAAAGGTATTATGAAAGCATTTAAATCATTAGGGTTTGAATGTTCGGTTCTTAATACAAAGAGTAAGGATTATTTTAAAAGGGTATTGTTAAAGACATTGAAAGCAGGTGGAGTTTGCATTGTATTAATTGATTCGATTAATCATTGGATTCCTGTAATAGAATATTTCAGACGGAAGATAGTGTTCATTGATTCGGACTTTAAAACAATTAAGCAGAGATTTAATGTTAGATATTTCATTCCTATGTGTAGGAATTATGATAAATACACAAAACAAGAATATTATTATTTAATTAAAATAAAAGGAGATAAAAAATGTTAGCAATAATAGTGTTATTTATTTTAAGTAATTTAGATGAATTGGTTAATGTAATTAGATTGCCTTTAGAACAATTGGCAGGAGGGTAACATGACATTTTGTTCATCGTTTAAATCAGATTATGAAGAATTGTATAGATGGAAATATATTCAATCATTATTTCCAATTGTTCCATATGATTTTTATGTAGATTATTTTGAGGATATTATAGATAGAACTAAACCAATTGATTATGAAGTGCATCATACAGTATTGAAATACAGATTAGTAAAAGATGGAATAGAACAAATAATTTTAAATTTACCATGAGATTACCAAGAAAAATAAAAAAGAAATATGGGGAATTTTGGAAGATATATCTTGGATTATATATTATACGAAAATCATCAACTAAAGTAGCAAATAAATTTCTTGAAGTGTTTAATAGTGTTTTAAGAATTTTAACATATTGTTATGGAAAATAATAAAATAACATCTATTGAATTAATAACTGAATTAGGATGTGATGCATATTCATTTGAAGATTGTAAGGATATATTAAATGAATATCTTGCACAAATTGAACAAGATATATATGAAAGAAGAACAGGAGATGGATATTCTCAATTATCTGAAGTAGTTCCTGTATATCTCATTAAAGAAGTATTTGATAAATATAGAAATGAAAGATAAAGTATTATTAGATGAGAAAGAATTTCTGATTGAATTAGAGAATCTAATAAATAAAGATGCGGATAAAAAAGAATTGATTGAGTATATTTATCAGAGGCATCGGAAAATAAATAAATTAATTAATAAGGATAATGGTATTGACAATTAATATTATTATCCTTATTTTTGTTTAACTAAAAAATTAAGGAGAAAATAAAATGAATAAATTAACAGATGAATTATTAGATTTAATAAATCAAAATAAGATACATAAAGCATGTGAATTGATTCAGAATGAATTAAATGTATTAAATTGGGAAGAAATAAATTCATTTTTGTATGATATATTTTGTGATGTAGGGATAAATGACAGTAAAATAATGATTAGTCATAATGTGACAGATAATAGTTATGTAATTGAAGGATATGAAGGCAATGGAGATTTTGTAGTAGATGAAGAAGATTATGAAGATAGACATCGTCATTATACAGTTACATTTGAAGATATGTGGGTAAATACATCTTATGAGGATAGGATAAAATATGGAAATAAAATTAGTGAAAAAATTTCTAAAAACACAGAAGAATTTTCACAAAGATTAAAAATTCTTATTGATGAATATTATGGAAAGTTATCAGGAAATGAAATAAAAGATATATTTAATTTAATTCATAAATCTAAATATAACGGATAATGAAAAAAATAATTTTATCAGAAAAACAAGAACAGTTATTAAATAAGGTTAAACAAATGTTTCCTGTTGGTACAGTGATTAACTCCATGTTTGGAGCAACAGATATAATAGATAGTGAAAATTTTTATTTTCCTCAATATGAGGACTGTACATTATATGATACTATTTTGGTTAAATGTAAAGATTCAGTGAGAGTTATTTATGATAATGGAAACTATGCAGATATAATTAATAAACCTTTAAATGATAACAATGGATAAAATACAAAAAGTTCAATCATCAGTAGCACCATCATCTCATCCATTAAATGATAAACTCAAATCTGTTGGATTTGATGGATTGAATGAAGGGGATTTGTTATACAGCAGATATTATGGCGAATGTATAATAACAAAAATAGATGAAAAAGGAATACATTGTAATGATGAAAATAAACGAAATCATGTTATTTCGTTTAGTGATTTAGAATATGATGTGAATCATTATGATAGGAGTTATATAAGAATGGATAAAAATGTTAATTATGATGAGGAATTGTTAAAGTATATTAAAAATCCTGATGATTATAAAAAGATACAAAAGGAATTAGTATCAACATCAAAAGAATCAAATACCACTGCATTGATTTTGGCAGGTGGTGCAAAGGATTTGATAACTGCACAAACATTAGTGCAAAGAATGACGGATAAGATGGCTATATTACAATCTATGTTAGAAGGTTATAAATCTAATTTTGTTTCATTGAGAAATGAATTTAGAGAAAAGTTAAAGAAAATAAATCAAGTTATAACAGTTCTTGAAATATACATGGGAATTGATGAACAGATAGTTCAGATTCAACAAGGTGCATCCGCATCAATTGATGAACCTATTTCATTCAGACAACAATTGTTGTATATGGATGAAGAACTTGCAATCATGGAGCAATATATGGATGCTGATTTTAGGAACATAGAAGATTTTGAAAATTGGTTATTGGAAAATAAAAATTATGAGGTGTTAGCACCTGAACAAAAATGTGTCGTTGTCATTAAAGTTAGAAGAAATGAAAAGGATTATGGAGAAATTCATCCTATAACAAAACTGATGTTAGACCAAAAAAATGAATGGACATTTGTATTCATCAGGAACGGAGAAAACATTTATAAAATATGGACAGATAAATTTAATATCAGTCCAAGACTGTTTCCAAAGATAGATGAGTTTGAAAGTTTAAAAAAGAAAGTGGATAAAAGAATAAAGGAAGGATGGAGTGGCGGTTCTGAACAAGAAGATTTGGAAAGAATAGAAATGTCTTATAAATTTAATATTTTGATGATGCAGGGATTGATTGATAGAACTGAAATTTTCAAACCATTAAAGACAGAAGGAATAAATCTATTTGACCCAACTACATATGGAGATTCAATTAGATTAATATTTGATGATGAGAATACAATCAGTTCGGGTAAACCAAGTTTTGATGAATATATTAAAGATATAAATTCAAAGATAGAAAGAGGGTCAAGGATTGTGTTATGTTTGGAAGATGGTTGGAATAGAAAAGAATATAGTGATAGATTTAAAAGATATTATCAAAGTGAATATTCTGCACCAAATCCGCCATCAGCTAATGTGTATACAGTTGAAGATAAATTAACTTTAAATGAGTTTAAAGGATATGAAGCTATGTATGGCGGTAAAGAGGTTGGCTATGTTATATTATACAATCCTAAAGATGAAGTATATAACAGATGGGATTGTTATGATTCAGGTCATGTAAGAAAAAACAGACTTCAATTTTTTGTAGAACAATATGATAGATTTTTTAATTATGATTTACTTGATTTAAATGAACTTGAATATTATATGCAGGATAGAGTTGAAAGACAGAATTATCTATACATGTTTCCAATTTTAAGAAAGTTAAAAGAATTAAGATTAGATGAGTTGAAGTGGGAGAAAGAATTTGTGAGATTAGTAGTTGATAGAAATCAGGTATCTGAAGAAAAGGTTTGGGAAGCGGTTGAATGGTGGAAGAATAAAGTAATTTGGAAAAGACCAATAAGGAAGGATGATGCCAAAGCATTAAGAATGATAGAAGGGAGGATTAAGAAATAATGGATAAAAAATTAAAAAACTTTTTAATAAAATGTGTTGAATCAAAAATTAATAGATATGATAGTTCAATATCTTATCATCAAGATAGATATTGGGATGGAGATAATAAATGGGATATTAAAAAAAATGTAAAACAATTAAAAAGGCAAAGAACAATTGCGGAAAACTATCTGAATAAATTATTGAAAATTAAATAATCAGTTCCCATCTTCTAAGGGTTAGGAAACAGGACTTTCAATCCTGCAATATGAGTTCGATTCTCATTGGGAACGCAAATTAGAAAAACTTAATAAAAATAATTTATGATAGTAGTCGGATGTATGAATGCAGTAACAAGCAAATCTTGGTTTACAAAAATTCAAAGATTTGTTACAGGAAAAAACGTATCTCATTCTTTTTTGATATTAGATGAATATTATGGGGATTATCAAATGTTAGATGCAAGATTATCGGTTACTTTGTGTCCATTTGAATTAATTAATAATGATGGCAATGATATATGGCTATATAAAATAGACATCAGTGAAAAAAATTCTAATAAAATAAAAGAAACTTTTTTCAATGAATATATAGGACAGACATATGGATTCAGTCAATTGATTTGGTTTATTTGGAGAAGATTAATGGAACTTATTTTTAAAAAAGATATGCGTAATAAAAAGAATTGGTTTAGTGAAGGTATATTATGTAGTGAACTTGTATGGAATGTTTTGGATAAATGTAGTAAATTTGAAGATGAGGATAAAAAATTTCAAGACATAAATTTAGAATTAAGTAAATATAATGTTAATTCTTTTCATTCAGGGGATTGTAAAGAATTGCTTGATAGTCTTTCAGATAAGAATATAATAAGTAAAATTACAATTAATGAATTTCATTCATTATAACTAAATAAAATAAAAAAAATATGTTTGAATCAATATTACATTTCATCGGAGTATGTCCTGATAGTTTATCTCATCCTAATTTAATTAATTTAATTGCATCGGGAACAGTGGCATCGGGAGTTCTATTTATAATCAGAAATAAAATAAAATCATTTTTTAATTGGTTTAAAAAAACAGATAAAGGTGATTCATATGAAAAATATTTATTGTCTGAATTAGAAAGAACACAACAACCTGAATATTTAAAAGAACAGCAGAGGATAGAAAATGAACGGATATATATGGATTATGAAATGGGTAGAATACAAGCAGAAATTAAAAAAAGATTAGATAAGAATAAATTTATTTATGAATGTATAAGTAAAACTGATAGATATATGATTACAAATGAAACATTAGAGAATATGAGTGGGGAGTATCAGAATTATTTAAATAACAGAGCAAAACTTGAGAAAATATATGATATAAAATTATCTCATTATGCTTATTGTTTCTATATTTTATATAAAGATAAATTGATGTTAGATATGTTATGTAGTTTATTTATATATCCATCTAATTATTGTTCAAAGGCATGGATGGTATATGATAAAGAAACTTTAATAACTGATAAGGAATTATCGGATAAATTTGAAAAAGAATATTTAAAATAGATTATGGAAGATATAATTTTTTATGAAAACTATTTAATTAAAGTTATTGAGATGATTGTGAGATATGAATTAACACAACCAATTGTCTTTCAAAAAACTAAAGATGGATTTGTTAGAATTACAACAGATATACCTTTGGATTTGTTAGAATTACAAAATAATGTTTTAAATAAATTAAGAGATAGTAAAATAAAATATTATTCATCATGGTAGAAGAAGAAAAACTTATAGAAAGGTTAATGTTTCATTTAAAACATATGTCAAAAGAAGAAATGGATTCGATTAGTTGGCGTTATGAAGAAGGAATTATTATAAGCGGAAATGATGCTAAGATAATTGTTAATGCATTAAAAAAAATTATAAACTTAAATAATAAGGAGAAAGAAAAATGAGCATGTCTACATATGTATATGGGTTTACAGACCCATCGGAAAAAACATATGCTAAGTATAAAAAGATATATGATTTATGTATGAAAGAAAATGTACAACTTCCTGAAGAAGTTGAAGAATATTTTGATTATGAAAACCCTGAAAATAAATTACAAGTTGAGTTACCTGTTACAGAATGGGATGATGGAGATATGAGTTCAGGGTTTGAATTAAATGTAGCGGATATACCTGAAGGAGTTCATAAAATAAGATTTGAAATTAGTTTTTAAATTTTAAAAAATAAATTAAAAAATATGATACATTACATTTTATTTAATTGTATAGGGTGGTTTTTAGTTTTTGCTATTGGATGTATATTTAATGTTATGAATGAACATCCTGATAAAGAACTTAAAATATTCAGTATATTTTGGATTTTGGTTAGTGCATTTATGTTTGAATTAAGTGTATATCTTTTTATTACACTTTGAAATGTATTGGCATTTAATTAAATTATACTTAACTTTGTATAACTAAAAATTAAGGAGAAAGTAAAATGAGATTAAAAATGAATACAGCAGACTTTTCAAAAATTGCAGAAGGATTGCAATTTGCAGGTGTTAATAGTGTTATTAAATTGTTCAATGACGGAAGTTTAGCTATTGAGTTAGGTAGCGGATATTCTATGGATGATGTGCATATAGTTGATTATTTATTGACTGAAAGAGGTTATGATATTCATGATGTTGATATAGTTGCATCGGTTAAAGGAAATGAACAAGATATAGTGTCAATAGCAAGAACGAATGAAAATCCACATCACTTAAATCCATACAGAAATGTACCATATTTTAAATTGGAGGGATTTTAATATGAATTTAGAAATTAAAGAATCAAATCTTCCATGTGATAATTACACAGAGGAACAGTTTTATCAACATCTTAGAGATTTCAGACAATTGATGGGAAGTAGAAAGTTTTGGGAACAATCGGATGATGTTAAAGATAATGCAGTTAAAGGATTATCATATGTTTATATGCATACAATTTCAGATAATGACAGTGTAGTAACATCATTTAAATCATCAGTTGCAGAATTTGATTTAAGAAGTAGATTTACAAGATTTATAAAAAATGGAAGAAAAGAATGAAAAATTATTATTTATAAATTAAACTAAGGAGAAAATAAAAATGATTGAATTTAAATCTGCAACACAATTTAAAGAAAAAATGTCATTTGATGAATTTAACATATCTATGTTTATTAATTCATTTAATGAAAAATTTGATTCAATTATTAAATCAGAACGTACATCAGATGCTGATTATAACAGAATACAAATAAATACAGGAGTGGATTGTTTTAACAAATTAACACCTACTGAATTGGAATACTGTAAAGATAAAGCAAGTGAAAAAGGATGGGAATTAACAGTTCATGATGATGAACATAATTCTTTAACCTATACTTTTATTGTAAGTGAGGATGATGAAAAATGAAAAAATATAGAATACCAAGAAAGATAAAAAAGAGATTAAAAAGACTTGAACAATTAACATTTTGTTCGGATGAAAATATAAATAAATTGATGGATGGTTTGAATTTGAAGTATAGAGAACTTCCATTAATGTTACCTGTTTTAACATTAGAATTTATAGATGCATTTAAAAAAATATATGATATTAAATAATGAAAATTAATTTAAAATATATAAACAGAGAAAAATTTTCTGTAAAAGAGAAGGATGGATTATTCTTAGTTAATCCTAATTTGAATTATGTGGATTATAAAAAAGATGAATTGATTTTCAGGAGTTCAATTTGGGATGCTGAAGGAAATTTAGTGTCGGCAGGGTTTAAGAAATTCTTCAATTGGGATGAAAATAAATTGAGTAAACAACCTAAAGATATTGAAGGATGTGATTTTATTGAAAAGATAGATGGTTCATTATTGATTTGTTCTAAATATAAAGATAAACTTATATTCAGAACAAGAGGAACATTCGAGGCGTATCAATTTCCTAATTCAAATGAAATTGATATGTTAAGACAGAAATATAATATAGATTCACAATTAGATGAAAGATATAGTTTATTATTTGAATGGGTGACACCATCGAATAAAATAGTTTTAAACTATACAAAACCTGATTTATATTTAGTAGGTGTTATAAGACATGAAGATTATAATTATGCAGTTCAAGATGCATTAGATGAATTTGCAGATATATGTGGATGGAAAAGACCAAAGAGATTTACATTTAATTCAATTGAAGGATTAATGACTGTAAAGGATTGGATTAATCAGGAAGGTATTTGTATGTATTATAATTCAGGACAATCCATAGTTAAGATTAAATCATTTGATTATCTGAAGAAACATTCATTCAAAACTAATTTAAATTGGGAACGATTAGTTGATATGTATTGGGATTGGAAAGAAAGTGATGAATATGATTCGGATATGTTCTTTTCATATATAGAAGAAATATATGATTATGAGATAAGGAAATATGTAGAAGAAATATATGGTACTAAGTTATTAAATGCTAATCAGGATTTCTTATGTGGATTAGAATGTGCGGATTATTTTTATATGCAAAATGAACGATTATCAAGAAAAGAATATGCATTGTTATTACAAGACAGGTTCAGTCAATCACCATTTGTAAGAACAGTTGCATTTAAATATTTAGATGGTAAAGAAATAGATTCAAAATTAAAAAGAAATTTTTATTATTATTATTAAAAAAATGGAAACTAAAAGACATATAAATATATTTACACCATTATGTTTAGCATCAAATATGTTAGTTAAAAATGGATATGAAATGGGCATTCGGGATGAAAGTGAATTTAAGGAGTTAATAAATAATTCTAAAGCGTTAGCAGATTTTATTATTGAATTTTTAGAATTAGACGGAACACAAGAAGAAAAAATTTTAAAATGTAAAGAAGCATTATTAGAGTTAGATAAATATCATTTAAATAAAAAATAAGAATAAAGGTATTGACATTAATATAAATTTTATATATTTTTGTATAGGTTAATCAATTAAGGTTAATCAATAATCAAGGAGAAAAAATCATGAACTATCCAAATCAAACAGAACCAAGAGTATCAGGATGCATCAGTGTTGAAGTAAAGAAATCAAGTAATGCAACTAATAAAGGAGATTTCAACAATCCTCACTATCCTCCAAACCACAGACAATACTAAAATTTAAAAGAAACTCCTTAATGAGAATCGTTACCAAGTTTTAATGGTAACGATTTTTTTTGTCCTTCCTGAATTAAATCATTAACTATTTGTATATTTAAATAAAAATACATATAGTGGAAGATTTATCTTTTTTAATTTTAAACATAACAGATTCGGCTTTAATAGAACAAATCAATCAATTCTCAAGAGATAACATTTCAGATGATGATTTATCGGATAATGGTAGAGAAACAGAATATCATATGACATTATTATCTAATATAAAGAGTGATTCTGAAGAAGCATTTAAAATATTAGGTGATAAAGCAATCAATGTAGAATTAGGGAAAATATCTAAATTTGAGAATGATGAAGATGTAATTAAAATAGAAGTAAAGAAATCTAAAGAATTAATTAAACTATATAATGAATTAGTAAAAAATGTTGATAATGAAGTTGAGTATGAATTTAATCCGCATGTAACAATTGCTTATGTTAAGAAGGGAGCATGTGAAGAATTAGTAAGTGATGATACATTTGATGGAATTAAAGTTAAATTTAATTTAGTGAAATTCAGTCCTGAAAATGAAAATGAAGTTATATATAGGAAATTAAGTATGATTGAACCTGATAAAAAACAAACAATAGATGAATTAAATTCTAAATATGATAATTTTTTAAGCGGAATAGAAAACAATCCTAATACAGTTGTATTAGATGTTAATGAAGTTAGAAAGTTTCCATATGGAGAAAAGAATAAATGTGAAACGAATGTATATAAATTTATAAAGAATAAATTATCAGAAGGTATAGATGATTATTATCCTGTATCGGGATATTTTATAAATAAGAATAATTTTCCAATAGAACATTGGTGGGTTTATAATTCATCATTTGATGAATATTTAGATGTAACTCCATCGGAAACAGATGAACAATATATTAAATCATATGTAGGTATAATAAATTATAATATTAATGATGATATTAAGAAGGCACAAAGCATTTGGGATATAGATTTTTTTAAGGGTGGAAATTTTAATAAGACAGCAAAAGTATTTCATAGAGATATAGGATTTCCTGTTGAATATCAGGATAAGTTAAAATGGTTTGTTGCAGATTTAAATGGAATGCCTACAACATTTACAAAGCATTACATGGATAATGAAGAACGCACACCACAAGTAGACAATTTCTTAAAATACCTTCAAATTAAATCAGCTAATGTATTTGAATTTACAACAGATGAATTCGGTAAGATATTAAAAGTAGCGTGTAGAGTTCCGTATTACAATGGAAAAGATATTATATTTTCAGTAAGTGCAGAAAAGAGAATCATTTCATTTTGGTTTAATGATTCGGGAGATACACATAAAACATTGGATAAATCAAAGTATGATTATGCTATGAAGAAATCAAGAACAGTAAGATATGGCGGATGGATAAGTCCTGATGGAGAATATAATGAAGTTTCATATCAAGGACATGAATTATGGGCAAGTAGATATTTTAGAAAATTAAAATTAGATGATGAAGCTAATTACGATTCATCAACAGCATTAATGAATAGAGGATGGATTAGAGTGCTATTCAATAATGATAATGTTTTATCATTTGATATTTATGATTTAAGTAGATGTAGAATAATTGATAATTTTATATTAGATAATTATATTGATATAGGCATGATGTATATTGATTGTCATAATAATGAAAAATCATATTCAATAACAAGAAAAGAATATGAAGAATCAGATTTCAATTTAAAAGAAGCAATACAGCATTCAAGAGATATAAGAGGAATGAAAAAGAAAGCATATAATGATGATAGTTATTGGAAACAAAATGGAAAATGGCAAATGCTAACAACAGATAAATATAAATTTATAATTATGCCTTCATATAGTGCAGGTAGTAGAAAAGTTCAATCTTGGTCGGTTCAGATTAAAGATTTAACTGATTTAGTTAAAGGAACTCAAGATGGATTTAAAACAATCAATGAAGCTAAGAGATGGGTTGATGAATATAATACAATGAATAAACAATCAAATAAAACAACTAAGTTACAATTATCATCTTATACAGATTTAGTATCGGCATTGAAGTTATTAAAATCTTTAAAATGGCATAAATATAAGTATGAAGTAGAGGGTAATAGTCTTGTTTTCAGCAACACAGAGCATCTACAAGACGTTAAACAACTGTTAGACAGCTATAACATAGGCAATTTAGTTAAAACGTCTAAAACAAAGTATATAGATGAATTAAATGAATTATTTGGAGATGAATTAGATAGTCAATTTTTAATATAAAAAATATGTTAAAAGGAGTTAAACATTCAGAAGAATCAAAAAATAAAATTAGTAATACATTAAAAAGAAAATATAAATTTGGTGATTTGGATGGGAAAAAAACAGAAGAACATAAGAAAAAAATATCAATTTCTCTTACAGGTCATAAACATTCAGAAAAAACAAAATTAAAAATTGGATTAGGTTCTAAAGGTAGAGTTGTTTCGGATGAAAGAAGAAGAAAAATTGGAGATGCAAATAGAGGTAAAAAATATCCAAATAGAAAATTATCAGAAAATCATTGTAAAAATATAAGTAATTCTCATTTAGGATTAATTCATACTGATAAAACAAAAAATTTATTATCTAATTTAAATAAAGGAAAAATATTATCAGAAGAAACAAAGAAAAAAATATCAAATTCAATGATAAATTATTTACAAAATAATAAAACTAAATTAAAAGATACTAAACCTGAATTAGCAGTTAAAGATATTTTAAATAAGTATGGAATTAAGTTTAAACATCAAAAGAAAGTAAGTAATAGGTTATTCGATTTTTATTTACCTGATTATAATTTATTAATTGAAGTGGATGGAATATTTTGGCATAGTAAAAATATAAAAGATGAAGATATAAAAGGCGAAAATTTAAAAAAGATTAGAATTAATGATAAATATAAAACAGCATTAGCAATAGAAAAGGGTTTTAAATTAGTTAGAGTATGGCAAGATGAAATAGATGAGTTTGAAGAAATAATTATTAAAATTAAAAATAAAAAATAAATGGATTTTTTTGTAGACCATTGGGATTTCGATGATAGAGAATCATATAGTTTCTCATTAAAAGAAGATGGTAAGGAATTAGCATCACTTCAAACTGAAACATATGATGAAGGTAGACATGGAATTTTTGACATTGAAGTTGATAAGAAACATAGAAGAAAAGGATTAGCAACTAAGTTATACAATTATGCTAAAAATTATTTAAAGAATTTAGGAATAGAATTAGTTCATTCAAATAATCTTTCTGATGAGGGGAGAAATTGGAAGAATAGTTTAGCAGGTAAATATAGATGGAAACCTAATAAACAACAGAGAGAAGAATTTAAAAAAAGAATGCAAGACCCAAATGAACAAGCAGAATATTTGCAAAGAAAAAAAGATAGAGAACAAAAAAGAAGGGATTCTTCTAAATTCGATTATCAATCAGCAGGTGGAAATTATGTACCTACTGAAACACAGTATGAATTTTGTATGAGAAATTCAGGTAAAGGTACAGATGAACAACAAGATGCTATGAATATTTTAATAAGTGGATTTCTATCAGATGAAAAAGTTCCACATGATTATATTCATATTGTGAATGAAATGATTCGTGGTGGATTTGATAAAACAAACAATATTAAATTTGTATATTTAAATAAAAATAATATAGATGGAATGAAAAATATAAAAGCAATTAAAAATAGTTTGAAAAAGAATTCAGGTGGTGCATATGAAGATTGGAATAATCCAAGTAGTGGACATAAACCTATACCTAATTCATATACAAATGAAAATGGTAATTATGGATGTGAAGATTGTGGATGGATGGAATTAGATTATCCTGTTGGATTTTGTCCTGAATGTGGTGGAGATGTTGTAAATTTAGATGTTATTAATAAATTAGAAAAGAAATCAATAGATAAAGAGCATCTTAAAGAAGATTCAGATAGATTTAAGAATATAGATAAAGAAGCGGATGATATAAAAGATGAAGTAGATGAATTACAAAAAGATGATAAGAGTTTAGAAAAGAAATCAAATAATTATCCATTACAAGGAAATCTTATATTTGACATAAATAATGTTACAGAAGTATGTGAAAAAATTAGAACAGAAATAAATCTTCCTTTAGTTTATGCACAATTTTCTACATTAGGTGGAGATGAACATGTATCCATTATGCCTACATTATGTTGGGAAGAACGTGATAATTGGAAAGGTGGTTATATTGAAAATTCAAAATTTGCAAGATTTAGTATAGAGAGAGATGGTGTAATAGAATGTTTTCAAAAAAGTAAAATAGGACTTAAATTCAGAAAAACAAAAGCAAAAACAATAGACCAAGTAATAGAAAAATTGAATAATTATGTTAATCAAGTAAATTCACAAGATATAGTAACATCAGCAATTAAGAAAACAGCAGATTCTAAAGTTAGTGCAGATGCATGGGTTCAGGCGTGGATAGATAGATACACAGTAGAATCAGATGAACAAGTTGATGCTATATTGAAATCAGATTTCAGTAGAGATGAAAAAGAAAGACAGATAGCTGAAAGAATAAAACAAATGTTAAATGAAGTTGAAGATTCTGAATATGATATAAAGCAAGTAAGTAATGAAACATATGAAGTTGATTGGAATGATGTAAGTCAAATATTAGATGATTATGAAGATGATATAGAAATGTCAAGAGATGAAAAAGAAGATGATGAATTATTTGATACGGATAAAGAAAAATGGTTAAATAAATATACTAAAAAAATAAGTAAGAAACAATTATCAGTTCCTGAACAACATCAAAAGAACATTGCATTAAAAACATTGAAAATGAATGATGCTATGGTTGGAGTTATGGGTGGGATGAATAAACAAGAAGCAAGAGAATTTTTAAAATCAATCGGGTATACTGATGATGAATTAAATAAACTAAGTAAAATGAAAAAGAAATCAATTTCAATGAAAGATTTAACAGAGTTTGTACAATACGATTCGGAGAAGTGGCATCAAAAATTTATCAATGAAAATGAAAGTAATTTACAAGGTGATTGGGAATTAACACAGTTTATTAATGATAACAAATCTGCAATAATTAAAGATTTTGAACAACAAAATATGAAAAAGAAATCAAATATAAATAATATAGATAATAAACAAGCAATGAAAAAGAAATCAGCAATTCCATCAAATAATGATATGTTTGAAGATATAACACAATCAAGATTAAGAAAAACAATTGAAGATGCAATAAAACATGAGGAACGAAATTATCCTGATGAAACAGTATCTATGTTAGCAGTATGTAATGATGTATATGAAGAATTAGAAGATTTAGGTTATTATGTAGAATATGATAAAATAAGTAATTATGTAAAAAAGAATTATCCTGAATTATTATTTGATTTAGAATGGACTGATAAAATGTTTGGTGGAACAAATCCATCTATTAACAAACCATATAGAGATAACCCAATGAAAAGAAATATGAAAAAGAAATCAAAAAAAGAATTTCCTAATTCAACTAATTCAATTATAAGACATGTAACTGTATGGGAAAATGGAAATCAATCTGAAATTATTAATAATTATAATTATGAAGAAGATTTAACAAATGAAGGAATTCCATTTGAATGGGATTATAAAACATTACCACAAGCAATAATGGACTATGCATTTGATTCAGGTTCAATGGATGACTTAGGAGATGATTATGATTTCGGTGGTATGGATATTGGATTTATAGGAAATGGAACAACAACAGTAAACATGTTTAGTTATGATGAAAAATTAAATATAACAAATGAAAGAAAGATTGAAACAATTGGAAGTTATGAAGAAGGTGAACCATTAATAGCAATTAAAAATAAACAAGCAATGAAAAAAATAAGTGTAACAAATCATTTAGGTCATGAAGATGTATATGATTTAAGTCCTGAATTATTAGTTAGTCTAAGTGATATTACTGCGGATATAGAAGAAGAAATGTATCCACCAACTCAAGATAGTTTCAATCAGATAAATACCAATCAATCTAAGGAAGTAATTGAATCACAATTGACAGAACAGATTAATATGGATTATCCTAAAGACCTTACATATGAATCTATATTTCAGTGTGCAATCAATACAGGATTAGTTGATAACATGGATAGATATAATATCATCGGCATATTAAATAATGTTGCAATCAATTTTGGATTACCAAGAACAAGTTGGGATGATTTTTTTCCTAATACGGATATTATAGAAGAAATAGATTTAAATGGAACTGATAGTTCAATATCATTTGATGAAGATGGGGAATTCAGTGCTAATGATATTATAAACAATTATGATAATGAAGCAGATGATTTATTTGTAATAGATAGGATATTAGATGAAAGATTAAAACACTTCATTGATACAGACCAACTTATTGATGAATCGGTTGATGTTGTTAAATCATCTATGAATAATATTAAAAGAAAACAAGCATATGTAAAGAAATACAGATTAAATAAAATAAGAATCGGGGATACAGATGGTGCAGGTAGAATTATAAATGGTGATATAAGTTATAACATTCGATTGAGAAGCATGAAACAAAGAGATATTGAAAAGGTAATTGAAGTTGTATTGCCTATTAAAGCAAGACGAATTGAAATGCCTAAAACATTTAAATATAAACAAGAAGAATTTCCATTAGAGAATTATTATATAAGTGATATTTTAGAAAATTAAATATAACTGAAGTGTCAATTATTGACACCTGAATACTATTATATATGATAGAAGAAATTAAATTAACAAGCAGAAATCTTGAAGAAGATACAACAAATCAAACTCCATTCAATGGCTCATCTGATATTGAATTTGATGATTCGGGAAATATAGTAAGATGTAAAGATGATGAAGGATTAGAACAGAATTTATTAAAAGCAGTATTAACATCAGTTCAAAACAATGGATATGGAACTGATATGTTCAGTCTATTAGGTAAAAAGAATATAGAATTCATTCGTGGTAAACTAATGTATGATGTAATAACTTCAATTAGTTTATTAAAGAAATTTCAGTTTAGTTACTTGAATGAATTTAAAACATATAATAAGAGAAATATAATATCTACTATATTTAATATTAAATCAGATAAGAAGAATAAAACATCATTGCAAGTAAGTTTGAAAGTACAAAGTTTAGATTCGCAACTGAAGAATACAAAAAAATTAGAAGAAATTAATTTTATATTAGATAAATAATGTCGCAAATTTAGTAAACATTTGCGACAAAATAATTTGATAAGAATTATAAATGTAATATAGTTATCGTGATAAAATTGCAAAGTGGTATATGCAAATTAAAAAACTTTAAAATAGAGAATTGAAAAACAAAATAATAACATCTTCAAAACAATTAGGTAAACCTGTATTAGCAGGAGTTGGTAGAAATAATATTTCATCTGAACTTGTTTCAATGGCAAGTCAATATGGAGGAAACGGAAGTAGTTTTAATACAGATACATTTGAATCAGATACTATCTCAAGATTTCCTGCGGAAATAAGAAATCCTACTTTAAATCCTGAAATGTTTTTTCTTCCAAAATTCTTATCGAATGATGGAAGTCCTAATATAGAATTAAATACATGGTTTGACCACTATTACAGATTTCATCCATTAGTTGGAAATCTAATTGATTTGCATAAGACATTACCTTTATCAAGGTTCGGATTAGTCGGAATACAAGATAATAAGATGTTACAGGAATATGAAGAATTATCTGAAGATTTGCAGATGTTTGAAATAGCATCTGAAATGTTCAAGGCATATTTTTTAAGAGGTGAATATGCATTATATGCAAGATGGAATGATACAATAAAATCATTTAGTCATTTAAAATTATTAGATACAAATTATATAAATGTTACAGGACATTATTTATTATTCAGTGATAAGGGAAATGATACTGAAGCATATGAATTGACACCTGATGAATATTTACAATCATTAGTTAATACAGATAATGAAATATATCAGAAATTAGTTTCTGAATATTTAGATGATGAAATAAGAGATGCAATAGAAAATGGATTTACAATCATGATGGACCCGTTTTCAATGTCATTTGAAAAAAGAACAGTAAATCCCTGGGACTTGAGAGGAACAAGTATCTTATGTAATATTTTAAAGACATTAATATTAGAAGATAAGTTAAGAGAATTTCAATACGCAAATGCACAAGCAAATACAACTCCAATTTACCTATGGAATGTTGGGGATAATGAATATCCTGCGGATGATGCAATGATACAACAGTATCAAGCATTGATACAACAATTAGGATATGACCCAAACAAAAACATAATAGCAAATCATTTATTAAAACTTACAATACAAGGTGCATCGGGACAAGCTAAAGATATGTATCAGGATTTTGAATACATTCAGAATCTTATACTTACTTCATTGTGGGGTAATAAAGCATTTACCACTTCAGAGGGCATAACTTACAACTCATCATCGGTAGCAATGAGAGTTTTAATGGGAAGATATATACCAATCAGAAACGGATTAGAAAATATATTTTACAGGAAAATATTTTTACCAATCGCAATAGCAAGAGGATATTATAAGAGAACAGATAAAGAACAACCTAATGGTGTATCTGCAATGATTAGAACTTCAAAGAAATTTGAAGATTTAGTTATTCCTAAATTTGATTGGAGGCATAAACAATCTTTAATGGATGATTCTAATGTAAGAAGTATGTTAATACAATTACATCAGATGGGTAAGATTCCATTTAAAACAATTTGTGATTCATTAGATTTAGATTATGATTATACAATGACATGGTTAGAGAAAGAATCGAATACTATATTTGACCCATTTATTAATGATGCTAAAAAGACATTAATGAATTCTGCATTAGCAGGTGGATTGGCAGATAAGGGTGAAGGTATGATGAAACGTGTAATGGATGCATCTTCTGCATTTATGAAGGCATTAACAGGTAAATCACCTAATGTTGATGTAATAGATAAAGGAAAAGATGATAAGAAAGAAGATGAACCTGATGAAAAAGAAACTGAAAAGATTAAGAAAGAATTTGGATTTGATAAGACAGCAGATATTGATAATATAATTAGAAAGAATGCGGATAAAATTGAACAGCAATTATCTGAACCAAGAAAATTTAAAACAGTTTTCAGTTCAAATGATTTATTGATTCAAAAATTATCAGAGAATTATTATGATAAAGAGTTCATTGGATTAGTAAAAGAAGAACTGTATGATTTAAAGATATTATTAGCAAAACAAGGTACGGAATATGTACATACAAAAACAGGTGTTGTTGATGAACGAAAAAAAGTAACAGTACAAGAATGTGTTAATTATGTTATTGAATTTAATAAGGAAGAATATAATAACAGATTAAGGAAAATATCGGAACTTGCAGTTGATAAGATTGACAATGGATTAAATAAAGAAGCTATATTATACTATACTGATTTTGATAAGTATGCATTGAGTTATAAAATAAATGAATTAGAAGTAGTTGATAAATCTACATTACAAACTTATTGGAATACTATTAATCCTGAATTGCAAGTTAGAGCAGTGTTGAATATGGTGGATACTTATAGAAGAAAACAAATTCAAAGTTATAGAAAACTTGGAGTAAAAGAATTCTATGTAAATGGAATAAAAACAGATGTAGATAATCATGTATTTAATATTGAAGATAGATTAGTTCCTGATTTTGAATATAAGAAAAAACTTAATGTTAAGATAAGTAAGAATTTTTCTGCGGTAAATATTCCATTTGAATTAGTTTATTCTGTTAAAGATTTAGATAAGAGATTTAAGTTAAAGGGAAGTTTGGATTATTCGGATGATACATTTGATACAGTTCTGAATAAAACTGCAAAGTATTATCTTGGATATATATATGACCACATGAATAATTATAATGATGTTATTGATTTAGAATCTAAATTTTCTGAAGGAGAAACAGATGAAAGAGAATTTTTTATAAATCAAGGTAGAAAGTATTTAAATAATGCGAACATGACTGCTGAATTAAAAGAATATTTTAAAAATTTGTATATTTAAAAGAATATAAGTTATGACAGAAACAATTGGAATTGTTGCATCCATAATAGCTATTGCTTTTTTTGTAATTAAAGCATTCATTAAGCAGTCAGAAAAAAATTCTGTTTCAAGAGAATTATCATCAAGTAAATCTAATGAATATTTACAAGAAATAGGTAGAATATATAAAGAAAATTCAGAAAGAAATCATCAAACAACACAAGAGATGATTCATGTAATAGAACGAAATAATAATTTGATTGAAAATAATAATAAAGTAATGGAAAGATGGGAAGATGCAGTAAAGGAATTAAAAGACATCACCATGAAAGCATTACTAAAAACAAGAGGGGAACAAAACATTGATTAACTTTGGGGAGTTAATGTACATAGTATTAAGTTGTATCACTTTGATACTATTCTGCATGGCATTAAAGATACAAATAGATATTAAACATAAATATGATAATGGATATACAAACCATAGAAAAGCATTTATATTATCAACAACAACTTTAATATTTATTACATTATCAAGAGGAGTTATTGTTTTATCAAATATAAATGATTTATCTGATTTTGAGAATTGGCAATGGATTAATTTTTGGATATTAACAATTGGATTATTTTTGGTTGGATTGTTTAACTATATGTGGTTTTCGGGAAACAATTTTTCGTTTTTAGGAAAAATTCAAATTAAAAAATATATAATAATTTTAATAACTTTAATAAAAAAAAAATAAAATTAATATTATTGATTG